CCGTAGCTCATCGCGCCGATCTCCCTTCCCTGCTCCCTCTCCAGGTACGCTTTGAGTCCCTTCCCCTCTGCCTCAAGGGAGGCTGTCCAGACCACGAAGTCGACGCACTGCTTGGCTAGCGGCGTAACAAGGGCCGTGCGCTCCTCTATCGGCCTGGAGCGAAGTACCAGATGGATCTCCCACCACATACGCTCCTGCCAACCGGAATGCTCCCTGTACCGTCGAACGAGAGTGTCCAGGGCTGCCGTGAGCGGCTCGGACCTCATCTCCGTGACGATCAGCACCCCACGTGCGGGTAGGTCAACCATGAGGATAGGACGTGGAATCCCCGACGATCAGAGCTGAAGGCGCGGCAAAGCGTCCTGTGCGCCTCACGCGCAACGATCGCCGACTGCGCCGGCTGCGGCGCGTCCCCTTGGTCCGCCTGCTCGCTCGCCTCGGCTACGAGGTCGACCCGGACGGTGAGGACATCGAGCAACCCTTTCGATGCAACCTCCACGGGACGGGGCAGGACCACAAACCATCGGCCCGCACCTACCCAAAGTCCCCCCGGTGGCACTGCTTCGCGTGCTCGCGATCACGGGACATCGTCGACACGTTTCGAGAGCGCACGGGAGCGACGCTTGAGGGTGCGCTCGACCGGCTCGAAGAGCTGGCGGGCCTGCCCCCGATGTCGTTCGAGGAGCCGGACGAGGAGGCAGCCTCCCCAAGCTGGGGAGAGGACGACCCAGCCCCCACGGAGGACCCCATCACCATGCTCGACCGTCTCGCAAGGATGATGGCGCGGGCGAGGGCACTCCCCCTATCCACGCTCCTGCATGCGTGGGAGCTCATCGACCACGCGCGCCAGGACCCTGAGTTCGCCGACAAGCTGCGCCCGCGCGTAGATGAGCTCAGGGAGAAGTTCGCGCGGTCTGCCCAGGGAGGGTAGTCAGCACATGGACATCCTGCACGCCAAGGTCCTCACGGCCCTGTCCCTGTACGACCCCATCCCCGGCACCCAGGTGCGCGCGGGCTTCCTGCCGGTCGGGGTTCAACAGACCGCGGACGGGTACGACCTCGACGAGGCGTTCCTGTTCGACCCGCTCGTCGAGACTGGATACCTACAACGTCGGTACTTCATCGGGAACATGGACGACGAGGGCATGCGATCGTTCGGCCCGGAGATCCCCCCCTCGGAGGTCCACAGGACCGAGGCGGTCGAGGTGGGTTACTTCGCCACGGACAAGATCCCGCGGTTCGCCGTCGTGTCGGGGTCGAAGATCATCCCCGCCGGCCTATGGTTGTCCCTGTGATCCGTCCGCTCCTTCGGCTCGCGGCACGGAACCGTCACGGGGACGAAGTCCTGCTGGCGCGTCCGCTGCCGGGATCTATCGACCCCTGGGGTGATCTGGCGGTCCTGCGCGACACTCCGTGGGGTCCGCTCATCCCGGAGGTGAGCGGGGAGGTGATGAGCCTCGCCGTTCATGGCTACCTCGAGCCGCTGCGCGCCGCCGGCCTGCGAGACCCGCGAGCCTGCCTGCGTGCGCTCGACCCTCCCGTCATGCGCTGTGCGCAGCAGTACTCATGCGTCGCACACAACCCCCGACACTGTCTCCCCTGCCTGAAGGTTCCCGACTGCTACGATCCTCCCGGGCTCTCCGAGGGGGCCAATCTGGCCGCGCGGGATGTCACCCTGTGCTGGCGGGAAGGGCGCTACGTGGTGGTCGTCGTCGGGGAGGAGTTCGTTCCGGGGCAGTAGGCCCCGTACTGCTCGATGATCTTGTGGAGACGCGCGTCGAGTTCGGATCGAATCGAATCGTGAGCCTTCCAGCCTCCCGCTCCATGCGAAGCAGGAGGTCGATCTCCTGAGCACGAGCTTCGGGAGTCACCTGGACGTACAGGCGCGCGGCCTTCGTCTCGTCAGCGCTGGGTAGCGCCCAGGACATCAGGCCCGCCAGGTAGGCGCGGTCGGTCCCAGACATCTCTCCGGGCGCGATCACGCAGCGGGCAGCTCTCTGGATCCAGTCGAGCACCACGCTGGTCACCTCGGTCAACCGCCCGATCCAGAAAGTTCCCTGCGGGACGTGGTGGCTCCCCGCAGGAACCGCAGGCAGGGGAGGTCCGTGAGGGACCCCACGAATGTAGTCCGCGAAGCGGTCTCCCAACCAGCCGGCGACGAAATCTTCCGGTACGTCGTGGATGGGAACTTCTGGGCACAGGAGAACCGCGTGCCCATCCTCCACGAGGGCCTGCACATCCTCCTCGTGGAGGACATGGTTGCGGGGCAGCCCGTGGGTGTGCAGGACCCCCCGCGAGTTGCGCGTGATGAACGCGACCCGCCCGAAAGACTTGGGGTTTGGACGGTCCAGCAGTGCGACGACCTGGCTCATACCTCATGCTACTTCTGGACCGCAGCTCCGGAGCTGACTGGTCGGGGTAGAACCTCGTATGGACGGTCTCTCCCCTCTTGCAGAACGTGCGCTCGCCCACATAAAGTCCACCCACACCAGCGTCGGGCACCTGATGGTGTACCGCAACTTCCAGCCCTACCCGGAAGTGCAGACGCAGTTCCTGCCTGTGATGGACGAGCTCACCGCGGCGGGCTACCTCACCCGTACGGTCTACCTGGTGGACCGCACGCGACCCGGTACGTTCGGCGAAGACTACGCGAACGTCACGCTGTCGGACGACGAGGCGGCGGAGGCGATCGCGTGTCAGCGGGACCGCAAGCCGTTCGTCAACCCCGACACGGGAGACGAGCGAGTACCAGGTCCCGAGGACATCTTCATGTTCTACTGCACGACCGCCAAGGTTCCCGTCCTCCCGCCGCCGCCGGACCCTAGGGGGGTCGAGATCCATGCTCGACTGTTGCGGGAGCGGAAGCAGGTACTGGCGGCGATCCGCGCGGAGGGAGACCCACTCGTCTACCACGAGGCGCGACTTGCGGGTCGGGCCGAGGCGTTCAAGGAGGCCGCGGAGATCGTCGCGGCGGCCTACGGGTTCAAGCCGCCTGTCGAGCCGGCTTGAACTGGGCTAGCTCGCCCGCACCGGGGCGCTTCCACCCGACGATCTGCCCGCTGTCCACGTCGATGTCCATCTCGACGTAGTCGTCGTCCCCCGCGTGGCAGCAGGACAACGCGTAGCCGTCGTACTCTCCGATCACGCGGTCTTCCGCGTCGTACAGCGTGGCCAGGAACAGGTCGGAGCACTTTCCCTGGATGTTGATCCAGCGCGTGTTCTCGTTGCGGGGCACTCGTAGGTGGCCCTCTCGCTGACGGAACTTGTAGAGGTCCACAGGGTCGGGGCGCTTCCACCCGACGATCCGACCCGTCTGGACGTCGATGTCAAACTCCAGGTAGTCGTTGTCGCCCTGGCAGAAGATCGAGGGCACTGAGCCCTCACGAGACCCTATCGCGCGCCCCTGCTCGTCGAGCAGTTGGCCGAAGAACAGGCCCGTCACCTTCGCCGACATGTGCAGCGTCTTGGGGGTGGGCTTCCGAGCCCGCCGCGCGCGCTTGGGGGTGTCGGACAGAGTGCCGGTCGTGGCCGTGGTGATTGTTCTTGGCATATGTTCTCGTCGAGACTCCGACGAGAAATAGAGCTGACAATCGACGCAAAGGATGGCTTTTCGGGTAGTAGACCGCATGAGCCTAGCCGACCTGTTTGATACGAATCCGAACCAACCGATCGCCGTGGTCCCCGCGTGGGCCAAGGAGTGCGAGTTCATCCTCCTGACCGCTGAGACGCTGCCCGCCTTCGTCGACGAGTGCATCGCGAGCGGGGAGTACGGGCTCGACTCCGAGACGACGGGCCTCGACAAGCGGGTGCGCAACGGCCGCACGATGGACAAGATCGTCGGGCTGTCGTTGTCTCCGGACGGCAAGCGCGCGGGTTACGTGCCGATCCGACACCAGGAGGGGTCCGAGCACAACGTGCCCTGGAGCGTGGTGTCCAGGGAGCTCCACCGTCTCCAGGTGGCGATGGAGCAGAAGCAAACCACGTGCGACTTCTTCAACGGGGCATTCGACGGAGAGATGTTGGAGTTCTGCGGCGACGAGCAGCCCTGGAACCCGATGGAAGACGTGGCCACCTGGCGAGACGGGCTCATGCTCGCCTACCTCTCCAACCCGGCGCGGAAGAAGATCGGCCTCAAGACCCTCGCCAAGGAGGACCTCAAGCTGGAGGTGATCGACCTGGTGAGCCTCTTCCCGCCGGGCACCACGCAGATCGACTTCTCGCTCCTGAACCCCGCACGTCTGGACGTGCTCGCCTACGGGTGCATCGACGCGATCCTGCATCGCCGGATCGCTCGTCACTTCGAGCCCAAGGCTCGACAGCCCGCCGAGGGGCATCCGCAGTACCGGCAGGACGCGGTCATTCGCATCGAGCAGCTATGCCTGCTGGCGACCCGCTGGATGGTGCGCAACCGCGTGGGGATCGACCGCCAGCGTGCCCGGGAGCTCATCGAGCTTGGACAGCGGGAGTGGGTGGAGGCCGTGCGGTCCTTCTACGAGGAGGCGAGCACGATCCTCGGGCGCAACGTCGCGCCAGGGGCTTTCCGGCTGCTCTTCGAGAACTTCAAGCCCGACGTCAGCAAGACCTTCGACGAGATGCTGGCGGAGCGCAGGAACCTCGCGGCCAACCTGTATGGACCCGACCCGACCGAGCTCATCGTCAAGGGGACGCAGGAGTTCCCGGCGGTGTGCGAGATGACCTCCCCCGCGCAGCTTGGCGACCTGCTCACCGAGCTGGGCGTGCCTGGCCTGCGGATGACCGAGAAGGAGACCCAGGTCGACACCAGCAAGGAGGAGATCGAGCGGATCGCCGAGGAGTACGGCGACAAGTTCCCGTTCGTCAAGAAGGTCCGCAAGGCACGGCAGGCCGCCGCCGCGCTCACCAACTGGCTCCTGCCTCTCTACGACGAGTGCGACGAGGATGAGACGGCCGCCTTCCCGTTCAAGCAGTACGGGACGGAGACGGGACGTTTTGCCTCGCCTCAGGACAAGAACCTGCCCAAGGGCTGGCCGAAGATGAACTTCCAGAACATCTCGACGCCCCGCAAGGACCGGCCCGAGTGCATGAACCGCACGCGCGAGTGCATCCGGGCGCGCAACCCCGAGGGGGTCACGCCCGCGAAGCGTCGCTACATCGTGAGCGTCGACATGTCGGGCGTCGAGCTCCGCATCGTGACCAACCTGTCGCGCGAGCCCAAGTGGGTCGAGGCGTTCTTCACCTGCGCAGAGTGCGGGATGCAGTTCTCTCGCGGAGATGGAGTCGAAACCCCCGACCCCCCTCCACCGCGCTGCCCCAAGTGCGGGTCCGACCGCATTGGGGACCTCCACGCCTCCACGGCGATTGAGGTGCTCGGAGCCCGCCAGAGCGACGCCGACTGGAAGGACAAGCGAGGCAAGGGCAAGATCCTGAACTTCGCCCTCTGCTACGGGGGCGGGGGGGACGCGGCGGCCCGCGCGATGGGGACCGCAGACAAGAACGAGGGCTGGCGGATCAAGAAGAAGTTCGACGAGAAGTACTCGGGCCTGCGCGCCTGGTGGGACTACGTCCGCGACCTAGCTCGCCAGGTGGGTGGAGTTTTCTCCGCGCTGGGTCGCTGGATCCCCACGCCGGGCATCCACGACAAGAACGGCTACATCCGGTCGACCGCTGAACGCAACGCCCTCAACGGGCCGGTCCAGGCGACCTCGGCCGACCTCACCAAGCTCGCGATGGGCCTGGTGTACAAGGACTTCAGGCGTCGCGGGTGGCTAGAACGCGCGCCGCTCATCGCCTGCATGCACGACGAGCTCGTGTTCGAGATGGAGGCCGAGATCATGGAGGAGGCGATCGACGTGATCGTCGACCTCATGGCTCGCAACGGCATCGTGGTGAAGCTCAAGTGGCTCGTCCCCCTCACCTGCGACATGGAGATCGGCACGAACTGGTCGGTCCCCTGGAACCTCACCGAGATGCGCGCGGGAGAGGTCCGGTTCGTTGGCGACAAGAAGTACAAGAAGCGCGAGGACGCCGAGAAGGACGGGCACCGGTGGGAGGACCTCCCGAGCTTCCCCGAGTGCCTGCGGCCGTTCTTCAAGCGCCAGACGCTGGGGTACGAGGTCAAGGGGCACGAAGAGAAGTCTGCGCCTCCCAAGTCGGTCCAGGTGGCCTGCCTCGTGCTGGAGGTTCCAGCGCTCTCGGAGATTTGGGCCGAGCGGGTGGCCTCCATGATCGTCGCGTGTACAGGCAGCGGGGACGTCCTCCTGCGCGTCGAGTCGGGGGGCGTCACGCTGGGGATCCTGGACGCCCAGGACGCCCCGATCAAGACGAGCCGCGAAGTCGCTGAACGCACCGCACGCGCCTACGGGATGACCCTACGGAACCAGGAGTAACCGGGAACATCGAGGGCTGCACGCGTTTTTGCTCGCGTGCTACGAACCAGACATGACAGGACGTCAAAGGCCGATTCCTCTGTGTGGGGGGATCGTCAACATATCGACCATCCCTCAACGAAGTCCCTTCCGATATCCAGGGGGGAAAACTTGGCTGATTCCGCGCATCCGGCAATGGCTACGCTATCGTCGGCCGTCCGTGTTGGTCGAGCCCTTCACAGGAGGCGGGATCGTGGGTCTTACGGCCGTCTTCGAGGGTCTCGTAGACCACACAATCTTTGCCGAGATTGATGATGAGGTAGCGGCAGTGTGGTCAACGATACTAGAGGGAGGATCTGAGTGGCTGGCGGGCCGCATCTTGTCTTTTGACCTGAACATAGACAACGTGCGTGACCTCCTCCTGCGCACTCCTTGTGACACAGCTGAGAAAGCATTTCAGACCATCGTTCGTAATCGGACCCACCATGGAGGCATCCTGGCTCCAGGGTCCTCGCTCACCAAACGGGGAGAGAATGGGAAGGGTTTAGGGCAGCGTTGGTATGCGAAAACGCTAGCCCAACGCGTCAGGGCAATCGGAAGTCAGCGCCACCGGTTTACCTTCCTACACGGAGATGGCATTGAGGTGATGAAGTCGCACGCGACGGACCCCCAAACCGCCTTCTTCATCGACCCGCCCTACACCGCAGGAACGACGGAGGATGGAAGCAAGAGGGCTGGATCTCGACTGTACCGACATCACGAGGTGGACCATAAGCACCTTTTTGCGGTGGCTTGTAACTCCGTGGGAGACGTTCTTCTGACGTACGACGACACCCCAGAGATTCGAGAGATCGCGAACCTACATACGTTCGTAGTGAAACGCGTAGCCATGCAAAACACCCACAACACGAAACTGTCGGAGCTCCTAATAGGCCGAGACCTGTCTTGGTTCCGTCCCAGCTTGACGCAACAGGAGTTTTTTTCGTGAGCGAAATCAGGAAGACGATCGAGCGGGTCGCCTGCGACCTACACACCGACGACAACGCCGCGACGGCCGATCCCTTGTTCTGCGTGTTCCAGAAGCAGCGCGTATACGGGGTGTCGAGCGACTACACCGACGACTTCGTCTGGGTCATCCCCGACGGGGAGGGCACGGAGGCCGACCTCGAAGAAGCGGCTCACCTGGAGAAGATCGGGAGGGAGGCGGCGGAGGCCCTCGGGTGGCGGCGCGTCGGCTACAAGGAGTTCGACGCGTTCGTGACGGCGTGCCTCACGCGCGCGGGCGCCGAGGCGTGCATCGCCCGCGACGGACACAACCTGCGGCAGCCCTTCGTCTACGTGACCAGCCTGTACCGCAACGAGGAGATGATCTCGGTGCGGAAGCACCTCATGACGCTGAAGCCCGTCCCCCCACCGCCTCCGAAGTACGCCCCGAACACGTGCAACCGCCACGACGACTGCGCAGCCGCGGACGAGAAGGCCCAGGCGAAGGGTTGCCTCTTCGCAGTCCACTGCCGCGACGAGGATTGTGAGGACTGCTTCGGGCAGTAGCTAGCGGCCCTTCTTGGCGGGAGCCTGGGGCGTGGTCCTGGGCTTCCCCGCGGGGGGCTTCTTGGCCGCGGGCTTCCCCGCGGGGGGCTTCTTGGGGGCGGACTTCCGCGTGGCGGGCTTGGCCTGAGCGAGGCCCGCGTGGCTCACCGCTACGCTCATCTCGCCGAGCTCGATCGCGGCGTCCACCTTCTTCCACTGGGCGATGAGGAGACCCCACTCGGACGAGGCGGTCGCCAGGACGCCACGGAACCGCTTGCCCTCGGGGGAGTTGAGGATGCGGCGCAGCTCGACGAGGTCAGCCTCCGTGGCGGGAACGGGGACCTTCCCGCGGCAGGACACGCGACCGTGCGCGATGGCGGACCGGGCGACGTGCTCGTCCACCTCCTGCCCGTAGGCGCTCGTGTCGGCCGCGTGCCTGATGACGGCCTGGGCGAACTTCCCGACGGGGAGGTTCGAGTCCGGGTCGGGGTCGCGGGGCTTGGGCTCCGGGGGGCGGTGCAGGTTCGGGTTCGTGCGCGCCACCTGCACGTCCTCACGGGCGACCTGCATCGCTCGCGCCACGATGCTCGCTCGCTTGTCCCCGCTGAGTCCTGGGTACAGCGCGTGCACCCAGGCGTCGAGGGACGTGCGCGCGTTGTTCTCGTGAGACTTGTTGGTCAGTTCGCTCATGCCGGCATGATACCCCGATATAATCACCACACCCCAAGCAGATGCCTGACCTACTACAGACCTGCCTCGACGACATGCGACCCCAGGCCCCGGACATCACCCCGGACCTGCTGGCGCGCTTCTACTGCGTGCGGTGCAAGAACCTCGAGTGCGACCGGTCTGGCTGGCGCAGCGACCCGCTGAGCGAGCGGGTGCGCACCCAGGCCGAGCGCCTGCTGAACCCCAGGCAGGCGGACCCGAAGTCCTCGCGGTACGCGCCCATCGTCCAGCACGACTTCGTCGACAAGCGCGAGGAGGCGGAGGCGTGGTCGCGCTCGCGACCGTCCCCTCCCAACTTCCTGGAGGCGTCCGAGACTCCGGCCGGAGTGCCCCTGGCGACCCCGGCGCGACGTCCCGTGCTGCGAGCGGTGCCCATGCAGTCGGTGTGGGAGGTGGGCTCCCCCACCCCGACGTCGGCAGGGCCGGTCCGCGACCCCTGGGACCCACGGAGCGGGCGCACGGTCGCGCCGCGCGCCACGCTCAAGTTCCGCGAGGACGGGACGATCGACCTCGGTACGGGCGGGGACAAGGGAGGCGAGACACCATGAGCGCCATCGTCGTCCGCAGCCACGCCCTGGAGATCGCGCGGGCGCGCGTCGACTGCGTGCGCGCGGACGGGACCCCCATGCGAAACCCGCTCCTCTCCGCGATGGAGGCGGAGCGGGCAAGCGTGGACCGGCTCGCCACCGCGGACCCCTCCACGCGTGCGCTCGCGGCGGAGCGCGCCGCGCAGGGGGACCTGCGGGGGGCGGGGGACCTCGGCGTCGACGCTAGGCTCATCTCGGGGGCCCGGGAGCAGCGCCTGCTCCCGGGCGTGGTCGAGGAGATGCCCGCGTACTTCGAGCACCGGACCACCCGGGCGCTCGCGCCCCCGGACGCTTCCCGGCAGGAGCGGGCGGTCGTCGCGGTGGGCGTGGGGATGATGTCGAGCGTGGCGCGCGCCGGCGCCGTCCGCCCCCTGTTCGACCTGGTGGCCGAGGCGGTGCGCGCGCGCACCGGCGTGCGCGTCGAGCCGAGGGAGGCGCGGTCCGGTCAGGCCGCTCCCTGGCGAAGCTGGACGATCCACCTGTGGGGGGCCGACGCGGCGAGCGGCCAGTTCGGCTACCTGAGGACGGCCGCCGCCGTCCTGGCGGCGAAGGTCGCTCCCGACCTCACGGGCTACCCGCTCGACGAGCCCGCGTGGCTGGAGGTGCGCGACGTGGAGGACCTGGGGGGCCGAGAGTTCGGCTGGGCGGCGCGGGTGGGCGCGTGGCGAGAGGCGCAGGCGCTCGCCGCGGGGGACGGGCTGGATCCCGCGCCCCTCTCGATCGTCCCTGATCCGCCCCCGGAGCGCGCCCCGGATGACCTGCCGGCCTACCACACCCTCCTCATCGAGGGGGGGCAGGAGGTGCACGTCCTCTGCCCCGGTGGCCCTCCGATCCACCACCGAGGGGGTGAGGCTCAGACGGTTCGGTCCATCATCGCGCACACCGACGAGCTTGACCGCCTGTGCGGCTACCTGCGGGAGCTCGGGTGCCTGGTGCAGGTCGACCCGGCGGAGTGCGATCTTGCATGATCGCTCTTTGGGACAAGAACACGTCAGGAGGCACGATGTTCCCCCAGAGATCCCTCAGCGCCGCGGACGAGACCTACGACTTCGCCGAGTGGGCGCTCAACGTCCGCCCCACCCCCGTGTCCAGCCACGACGTGCGCCGCTGGGCTGAGTCCAAGCTGCGCCTGAAGACGCGACCCCCCGTGGTCAAGCGCCCGGGCTCCCGGTTCCAGGTGGGGGATGAGGTGCGGGTTGACGCCAACAAGCACAAGGACCTCACGACGGTCATGCCCTACGTCAGCGTGGACTCCGAGGTCGGAGAGGTCACCAAGGTCAACGGCCCCGACGTGACGGTGAAGTTCCAGGGCGGCAAGGAGGTCCTGCTCCAGAACGCCAACGTCGCGACGGGGTCGGGGCTGTTCCGGTACTCGGAGCCGGAGGTCGTCGAGGGGTCGCCGCGCTTCGAGATGGTCTACACCGCGGACCCGACGGCGACCACGTCCAGCGACCAGAGGCTCGTCGTGGAGCTCTACGTCCAGCGGGGCGCGGAGCGCGGCGACATGAAGCGCCACGTCTCCTACTACAGCGGCTACGCCTACTTCGGGCGCGAGACCCAGGGGGGTGGGTGGCTGCTCGTCGCGGGTCCGCACCAGCGTGCCGACCCGAGCGGCCGGCAGCAGATCCGCAGCTTCAACCCCGCCAAGGGCAAGGTCCACTACCTGGGCCTCATGGGACATCGCCCTACGGGATGGAAGCAGGACCTCGCGGACTTCCGGGAAGGTCAGCAGGCCGCGGCCGTGTGATCCGCGACGGGAAACTCCCGCACCGAGGAATCGTAGATTTTTTCCTTGACGTTGCCCCTCGTTGGTCAGCTCCAAGTCCGATGTCTACCTCCACTGGAGGGAGGAGGTACCACTACATGCGACCACGAAAGACTTCTCCCTTGTTGACCCACTTCGCCCTCGGAGCCCTGCTCCTTGGGATCGCGGGGTGCGGTCTTGGCAGCGAGGGGGGTGGCGAGTATCCGTTCGTCACCCTCAAGGTGGCGGCGCTCAGCCTGGAGACGCGCTACGTCAACGTGACGGGAGACGCGGACTGTCGGCCCGGCCCCTACCCTGTCACCTACCGCTGGGGAGCTGCGGCGCTGGAGGGGTGCTTCAAGATCCCGGCCCAGTGCTTCGTGGGCGCACCGAGCTACTCGGTCTCCCTCCTGGGGATCAACGACAGCGGGGTCGTCATCCAGACGGGGACCGGCACGGTCAAGGGGACCACCGACATCCTGCGCCCCCCGGCCGGACCGGCCCAGACGGTCGTGCTCCTCATGACCCCCCGAACCCCTCCCGCCAAGCTGAACGGCTTCCGCCCGAACGAGGCGTGGCCGGAGATGACCCCATGTCAGTAGCCCGGATGATCGAGGTGGTCAGCGGCGCGCTGCTCCTGGCGATCCCCCTCACCCTCGCCGTGTGGTGGAACGGTGCGGTCGTGAAGCCCCGCGACCGCCTCCTTGAGTGCGGTCCTGACAAGGCGTGTCGCGCCGAAGCGCTGCGCGACTTCACCGCCCATCATGTGGTGGCCGCGAGGCTCAACCAGCTATCGCGCTAGCAGCTCCGATCCGTCCGTCGACATCGACCCTCCGGCATGTCCGCCCCCAACTTCCGTCTGCGCCTGTCGGACCGAGCGCAGTCCGTCCTGGAGATATTCGTGCTGGACTCGGCGATCCCCGACGAGGAGTTCCCGCGGCTGCGAGCCTGCGCGGACCTCGCTCACGGGGTCCTCGTCGTTCCTCGCGCCCAGGTGGACGAGGTGCTCCGCGAGCTAACGGAGCTCGCCAACGCGGAGGACGATCGAGCCAACCCTCGGGACGAGCCGGACCCGGAGCGGCGGGCGCACGCGCGCTACGGGCGGGACGCCATCACCGCGGTCGGGTCCCGGCTGCTGCGGGAGGCGTACCCTCGTCCTCCGGCGTTCGGGGGGGACGGGTCGCCTGGTAGAGCTTGAAGTTGTCCAGGGTGATCTTGCGTATGTCCGCCCGGGTACGGAACGTGGACGCGAGGCTCCCGTGTTCGACGACGGTGTCGTGCCACACCCCGAGCCGTAGCCCCGTCGCGCGCACCCGGTCCGAGTAGTCGTTGTCGTCGTAGCCGTACCCGACGAACCGCTCGTCCAGGGGTCCCACGCGGGCGTACACCTCGCGCGGGATGAGGACGCACACGAACATGAGGGCGGTCGGCTCCTCCCGCAGGCCCGCGGCCCCTGGGTACCAGCGCTGGCGGTCGTTCCCCACGACCCCCTTGACGGCGGGGGAGCACAGGCCGAGCTCGGGGCGCTGGCGGACGGCCTCGACCATCGTGGTGAGGCCGCGCGGGGTCTGGAGGAGGGCGTCGTCGTTGAGGAGCACCACGTCGCTGTCGGCCGCCGCGATCCCGAGGTTCGCGTTGCGCGCGAACACGAAGGGCTTCGCCCCCTGCACCCAGCAGAGACCGGGGAGGGCAGGCTCGGCCTCGGAGCGAGCCCCGTCGTCCACGACCACCACGTGGTCAGGGGGCAGGTCGGGCTCCATCGCCTGGAGGGCGCGGACGCAGGGCACGAGGTTGCTCGCGCGCGCGGAGAGGATCACTACCTTGTAGGACGTCATGGGGGCAGCCTCCCAGGTTTGCGCTACGTCATCAAGCCCGCGCCTGGAGGGCGCTGGTGATCGTCTGGTCGCGGTGCAGGTAGAGGTTGTTCGCCCCCGCGTCCTCCGCGCACGACACGGCCGAGCGCCTGTGGGTTCCCACGACGGCCTGGCCCAGGTGTCCCGTCGCGACGGCGCAGGAGATCGCCTTGACGACGAGGAGGAAGGCGCGCTCGCCCAGCAGGGCGTCCACGCAGTCGACGAGGAGCAGGTCCCCCCCACGGTGCAGCGCGACGAGCAGGTGCGCGACGAGGTGCGCCTGGTCCCCGCGGGGGAGGCGGCCGTCGCAGGGAGCCCCGACGACTCGGAGCAGGTCGCGAGCGGACTCCTGCTGCACGACCTCCCGCATCGCGACCTCGTCGACAGGGGTGCGGGCGCTCCCGACGTCCACGAGGGTCGTGCCCGAAGGCTGCGCGTAGGTCGTACCAGGCCAGACCCAGCCCTCCTGGGCGTGCACCATCTGGACGGGCTGGAGCGTCCGGGTGACCTCGTAGGTCACCTGCACGGCTCCCGCGCAGGGTCCCCGAACATGGGGGGTGACCGAGGACACGACGGCGATCGTGTCGGTTCGGGCCTCGACGCGCGCGGCCGACACGCGACCTCCGGACCGCTCCGCGCGCCAGAGCGCGCCCCCGAGCGGGTCCCGCAGGAAGTCCAGGAGGGACAGGGCCGTCGTCACGCCCCCTCCCGGGTCGGCCCACACGACCGAGAACCGGGTCAGGTCGCGCAGCTCGCACGCCCGCCGCCCCATCCAGGGCTCGGCCCGCGCGTAGAGGATGGGCTCGGGGACGAGAGGGACCGAGGGGACCACGGGGCGCGCGAGCGCCGCGTGCAGGCGCAGCAGCGTGTCGTAGCGCGGGGTCCCTCGCCCGTGCAGGAGGTTGTAGAGGGCGGAGTACGAGACCCCGACCCTGGCGCAGTAGCGGTGCAGGGACTCGCCAGCCCCGAGGGCCGCGCGCACGGGACGGAGGATCTGCTCGACGACCTCGGGGAGGGACGAGTTCATGGCGCAAGGACGCGGGGTGGAGGCGGGGCGGAGCTGTCAGCTCTGCTTCGAGGACCTGCTCCGACCAGCAGTCATGCCCACGAACACCCTCTTCGCTCCCGAAGACTACCCGTTTGGTACGACCCCGCTGCGGGCCACCGCGAGGTCCGTGCTCGATACCCTGGCGCGCGCGGTGCGCGCCTTCCCAGCCTTCGAGGCGGGAGACTGCGACCCGGTCGCGCTGACCGCCTCCTCGGTGCGTGACCTCAAGCCCGACCAGCTAGAGAGCCTTCGCCAGTTCATGAAGGACAGCGGCCTCTGCACGCTGTCCATCTCCGTACGACCCGGCAAGCCGCAGGACTCCATCCGACTTCTCCCCGACGGGGCGAACTTCCCCGCGCTGCGCGCCTGCTGGCTGGCGGGCAACGTGGACGGCCTGGTCCGGTGGCTCGCCCCCCTGCTGAAGACGGAGCAGAACGTCCCGCTCACCGACCAGGGACGCGTGCTGGCCGCGATGCTCGGCAGACGGGTCGACCACACGCTCGGCGGAGGCTCCACGCCAGGCAACGGGAACCCCACCCTGGAGAACGTGGCGCGCGTGCTGCGCGCTCGCGCCCAAGGGGAGCACCTGCCCGCCAAGAAGCGCACCGGTGAGATCCCGGCCCGCGAGGCGTACCTCGTGCTGGCCCAGGAGCTCGGAGTCTCCCCCATGCGTGCCGGCGCGGTCCTGGCCCATATGCTGCGCGCGGGACGCCTTCCCGGGCTCGTGGGCGTGGAGGGGTCCCCCGCGGCGAACACGGCGTACGCGGTGCAGAAGGTGATCGCGACCCTTGAGGACGGTTCGTGGAGCGCGGGGCGGTACGTGCTCGACTACCTGGGCAAGTACACCTCGGTGCGCCTCGAAGCCACCCCGAGCACGTAGGGAGATCGCATGTCCAACTCACATGGAGGCGGCCTGCGCGTCGTGCTGGTCGCCCTCACCGTCAACCTCCTCATCGCGGCCTTCAAGTTCGTCGCCGCGTTCCTCAGCGGGTCGGCCGCGATGCTCGCCGAGGCGGTCCACTCGCTCGCCGACACCACCAACCAGGTGCTCCTGATCGTGGGGATGCGGCGGTCGAGTCGACCGCCGGACGCCCTGCACCCGTTCGGTCACGGGACCGAGACCTACTTCTGGGCGTTCATCGTCGCGGGCTGCATATTCCTCGTAGGTGGCACCGTGAGCATGTGGGAAGGCGTGGAGAAGCTGTGGCAGGTCCACAAGGGGACCTTCCATCCACACGGCGATGTCAGGTGGGCGCTTGGGACCCTTGGGGTGTCGTTCGCCCTGGAGTCTCTGTCCCTGCGCGCCGCGTGGCGCGAGTTCACCCAGATGCGAGGGTCTCGGACGATACGGCAGGCACTGCGCGACGTGCGGGACACCACCGTCCTCACGGTCCTGCTGGAGGACCTGGCGGCCCTGCTGGGCCTCGCGGTGGCGTTCCTTGGTGTGGTACTGACGCTCCTGACGGGCAATCCGCTTTGGGACGCGCTGGCCTCCGTCCTGGTCGGCGTCACGCTCTGCGGGGTAGCCTTCCTGCTGGGGCGAGACTCGATGAGTCTGCTCCTAGGGGAGGCTGTCCCCGAGGAGGAGCACGCTCGCATCTTGGAGATCGTCAAGGAACACCCTCGGGTCCTCGCGGTGGTCCACGCACGAACCATGCACATCGGGCCGCGCGACGTGCTGCTTGCCATCAAGCTACAGTTCGACCGCACCTTGACGATGGACCTGCTGGAACAGTGCATCAACGATCTGGAGCGTAATCTCCGTGCCGCCCTGCCCCACCTGCGCCGCATCTACGTGGAGCCGGGGTTCGATGAGCATCAGTCGTCGAACTCCGACTTGACCACGAGCGCACCCTCGGGCACATCGGGCACGGGAGCCTCTGGCCGCGCGTAGTACCCTCGACGTGCTCGGCGACTCGCCTTGTGGCGTAGGGCGATCGCATCCATGCCTGTTGCGGGGGGGCGCGACCGCACGTCCGCCAGGGCCTTCGCCTGGCAGGGAGAGAGCCCACGCTCGGCCTCGTCGTCGTCGTCGGCTTCCCTCCACACCGACCCCTCAACGGGGACGACCTGGCCGCTGGCGAGCATGGCGGTCTCCCCTCCGTCAACAGACACTGCGAAACGCCCCCGTCCGTTAGACAGGAACACCACCTGGGACTCGTACTGGACCTCGATCGCCATTGTTACCTCTCGCTGTCTACCCTGCGGGTAAGCTCGGCATGAGCAAAGCCAAGGATCTGGGCCGCTACCTCTCCTACGTTCTTCGTCATAACCCCGGCGAACTCGGACTGACTCTCGATGCGGGAGGTTGGACGAGCTCGACCGTCCTGCTCGCAGCGCTCCAAGCAGGACGCCCCAACACGACGATGAACGACCTTCGTGAGGTCGTCCTCAAGGACAGCAAAGGCCGCTTCTCCTTCTCACCAGATGAGACCCTGTTCCGCGCGAATCAGGGGCACTCGGTCGACGTAGACCTCAAGCTCACCAAGCATATTCCCCCGGCTACCCTCTACCACGGGACTTCCTCGGACCTCATCCCTACCCTCCTCGTCGAGGGCCTGCGGAAGATGCAGCGGCACCACGTTCACCTCTCAGCGGACCTCGCGACGGCGCTCCAGGTCGCGCGCCGTCGCCCGCGGCCGGTGGTCTTGGTGGTGCGGGCAGACCGGATGAGCGAAGACGGGATCGCGTTCTACCTGTCCGCGAACGACGTGTGGTTGGTCGACGCGGTGGCCCCCACCTACCTGTCCGTAACCCCCCAGCATTAGCTTTGTCATCCACCAGCACACGTGATCCGCTATAGATCCCAATCTCGACCGAGATAACCTCAAACTCGCTGGGCCCTCTACTGTTCATTCATGCACACAACTTGTGGTGGATCTCGTGGATCAATAGGGCCGATTGGACTAACAGGGCCGGCTGGAAGTACAGGTCCTACGGGACCGCGAGGAGCTACTGGTGATATGGGGCCAAGGGGATCCACTGGACCAGTGGGTCCAACAGGTCCTGTTGGACCCACTGGCGCTGACAGCAGTGTTCCCGGCCCCACCGGCCCCACCGGTGCTACAGGGGATGTGGGACCCACCGGCCCTACAGGGCCTTCTGATCCTGGCGGAGCTTTCGAGTCCTCCTTCGGTCATATCATCGCCCTGCAAGGCGACGGACCATTTATTGGGATGGGGATCAATGGACAATCTGGGGGGTCTAGCCTTGGAGGACTCGACGGAAGACGCCTAAACAACGCGCGCACGTTTAGCCGCATCGAAGCCAGTATTGACGGAGAGTTTCCGTTGGCTCCAGGGCAGGCGATGGCTATCACGCTCGCTATGAGTACCAACAACGGATTCTTCTACACGGTTATCACGCAGGTTACGATCCTAGCAGGCACATCTCATATCGCGGGGACCTTCGGCCCAACCGTTTTTCCTGCGGGATCCGAGCACGTGATAGCCGCCATCCTCACCGGACCCGGCGTGTATAATGGTCCGTTGAAAGTCACTATCTCCTGACCTAAGCCGGAGGAACCCATGAAGTGTCCCGCCCTGCTCACCCTGCTCACCCTGATCGCCTGTGATCCGGTGGGGAATCCCACTCCCCCCGACGCGGGGGGTTTGCCGGCCAACTGCCAGCGAATCGATCCCAGCACCGACCTGTACCTCGGATGCACAGGCACCTTCTTGAAGGGGCAAGTGGCCAAGCTGTGCCCCCAAGGTTATGTGGTGATGTTCCGGGACATGCCATCCAGCCTGAGGACGATCTGCGACCTGACGCTGTCCACGACGAAGCCCGACGTGTTCTACGCGGTGGACGTGGGGAGCTGGAGCGACCCTGCCTCACCGTTCAGCAAGACGGCCTGCGCAGCCTCTGCGACCTACAGCATGCCTGGTCTGATGGGGTGTGGGACTGCACAGAACGCTACGGCTTTCACGGGGCAAGGTGCCACGGCCTGCCAGAACTGGCCCCACGCGGTCGTGTGCCCAAAAAGTTCCGGATGGAACTGCCCGGACGGCATCCTGCAAACGGCAACGAACTCGAACCCCGCGCATGGGGTTGTCTGTACGCGTCTATAGGCGCGACGACCTGCGCCTAAACCCACCCTATCCGACCTACCTACTGGCGGGTAGAGTGGGGCATGACTCAAGAATCGCCCTCCCCCATCATCTCGGTTGGTTATGACCCTCACGCGCTGGCGTGCATAAGCCCGTACTTCCCGGAGGTGTTTCACTTCCCGCTGCCCGGCTGGCCCGCGTTGACGGCCGATGACGGATATGCGAGCTACGCACTCAAGATCGCGGAGGCGCAGGAGGCGCTCCTGCCCGCAAACTGCGGGGTGCGCGTAGGCCCCAACTTGGAGGGAGCGGACCTTCGCCTGGCGGCCGTGCTCCTCGTGATCCGCGCGAACGGGGGTCCGAACGCCCTGACCCCTGCGCTGCGTGATCGAGCCGCTGAGATCGCACCACGGCTTGCCACGGTCACACGGGTTGCGGAGCGTCCGTGGACGTTGGGGTCTCGGACGTCGGGGGTCGCCGACACCGACCTCGACCTTCCCGAGGTCACAGCGTTCAGGTATCACCCGAGCACGCAGGCGGCCCTGGCGCTGCTCACCAACCAGTGGGCGCAGTTCCTGCTTGCCGTTCTCGACGATCAAGAACACGACAAGATCCCCCTGGGGATCGAGGGGGAGGCAGCGCGCGCACTGCTGATCGACAAGCTCCCCGAGTGTCGTGCGGCGTCCCTCACGGTCCCTCCTGACGACTTCCGCCGGCTTGGCCATCACGTGGCGACCTACATGTACGTGGACACCCGGTGGAGTCCCGTCATCGTGCTGGACCGGGCCCATGAAATCCACTTCCACCCGGGCTTCCTGCACACGGACCTCTCGGTGCCGCTCGACGGGTCGCTCGCCGCCCTCACGCCCCTCGCTCGCCGCCTGTCGGACCGTGAGCGTCAGATTGGGTCGACTGCGGCCTGGCGCGCGGTAGCGAACCCACGCTGCGTGTTCCGCAACCAGCCCGAGGCAACCCCGTCGATGTCGGTCGATGAGCTTGGGTCGATCGTCGAGTCGTTCATCGGCGAGAAGATGTCCCCCACCACCTAGATCAGCTCCCTCCGCCTCGCGTCCCTCCCCTTTCGTCCGTGAGAGACAACGATCTCCTCAAACTGGCGAGTGACACGCAAGTCACGACCCTACTCGCCGCCGTCAGACAACTCCACAAAGCGGGACGCCTTCGAGCGGCGCTCACCCAGGATCAATGGGTGAGCGCACTGGCGCTTACTTCCGCCGTGGAGGAGGAGGCTGCTCGACGGAGGGCTTTGAAGCCGGCCCAGCGAAGAGCCGGGCCGGCAAAAGCGGGTTAGCGGAACCGGTCGTCCTGAGACAGGGGCGCGAGACGTACCCCGCTGGGCAGGCGCAGGGGCGCGCGGTCGTGACCTCCGCGGTACAGCGGATGGGCGGGAAGGCGGAAGCGGTCGGCCGCGGCGAACCCCTCTCCGTAGCCGGAGGGTGAGATCTGACCCCCGAGCTTGACGCCCACCTGGGTGGTGCTGCCGTCCCCGAAGACGGCGTAGGTCGCCACGATCATCTGGATCTCATCCCCGTAGGTGGTCACGTAGGGGGAGGGGTTGAACGCCTCCTCGCGGAAGGCGCGCACGAGGAACGCGCGCGACACCAGGACGGCCCCCTTGAGGACCGGCCGGAGCGCTGGGGGCCATGAACCGCTCGACCACTCAACCGGGCCTCCGGGGCGCACGCCATGCAGCACGAACAGGGACCCGCCGCCCCGGTAGAGACGGAAGCGCCTGGAACCTGTCGGAACGTCGGTCGAGTAGGGGGTGTACTGGAGGATGGACCCGTCCCCCATGCCGAACAGCTCACCAGGAGCTCCGAGCGACCGGTCGTACTCGAGCCCACCATCTGCGAGGGGCAAGAGGCGCTGGACCGAGCCAAGGCCCGCCCGTCCCCCGCGTAGCGAGGAGGAGTCGTCACGCAGCGGGGACTCCCCGAGGAAGTCCGAGTCCTGCACGAGCAGTCCGAGCGGGAGGCGCTCCGTGATGCCACCCAGGCTCACCTGAGTGACTCCAGAGCCGGCGTCGGACGGTTCGTCCTCCGCCCCGCGGAACGGAGCTCCGGTTGAGGTCCAGCGGTCTGGGGCCCATGCGGGACGTGGGCTACGGATGCCGAGCACCTTGTCCGGCATCCCGAACGGCTCGTCGCTCGTGAGGGTCTCGACGCGCAGGAGGGTCGCTTCCACGAAGGTTGCGTTTCCTGCCGCACCCACTTCCTCCGCCTCCAGGCGGACGGAGGACCCGCCACCCCAGGTGGCGCGCGCGATGAGGTGCGCGCGCGGATGCGCTGAGATGGCCGCGGAGAGGGCCTGCGCGGTGAGGGTACGGTCCCCTCGTTCCCAGGACAACGACACGAGCGCGGAGGCCACCGAGAGGTTGACCTGCCAGGTGACGACGTCCGGCTCTTCCAGGAGCGCCACCACGAAGTTCTGCGCGGGCAGCGTGACGGGCGCTGCGGTGAGGTTGGTGAGCCGCAGCCGCACCGTGCCCGCCGCGGTGACGTACCCGCTGACGAGCAGCCCAGGGGCCAGGGGGGCCACGGCCGCCACCACGCAGACGGACTTCTTGGCGGGACTGGCTCCGAACCAGGTGACTTCCTTCTCGTCGAAGGCTCCCGGGGCTACGGCGGCGAATCCGACGGGGAACGTCCTCACATTTCCCGTCGGGTACGTGAGGAGAGCCTGCGCCGACGCCAGGTAGTGAGCCTGGAGGTAGACCTTCTGCTTGTCGCGACGGCCCGTCAGCACGACTCCCCCGTACGGAGGAGGGGTGAAGTTGGTAAGCGTGGCGGCGACCGCCACGGGCACTCGGGTTGGAGGGAGCTCCAGGAGCGCCGGCATCTGGCTGGCGTCGACTGCGACCTCTGGAGAGGACAACGCGCCGACAGCAGGCCCAAGCGTACCGAAGTTGAGCTTGTCCACGACCTGCTGAGCCTGCTCGGTGCGACCTGCCTGGTCGATGATCACCAGGTCTGTGGGGGCCGCGAAGAGCCTGATCCGGATCGAGGGCGCGAACTCCGTCGTGGTGAGGAACAACCCGACGGGGCCCACCACACCAGGACCGTGGAACAGGATCGCGTAGCACCACCCGCTCTGACAGGCGGCCTCCAGCGCGTTGTTGTCGAGCACGTCGATGAGGGCGGTCGCGCGGCTGGAGCTCCGCGACTGCCGCAGCGTGAAGGTGGAGGGCTCGATGCGCCAGCCCCGCGCGGGGTCGGGAGGGTAACGGTCAGCGGCCTCCGGCGTGGCCTCCGTGTGCCCCGCGTCGGTGAGGGTGCCCGGCCATACGCGTCCGCCGATCTTGCCGGTCCCGAGCGTCGTGTAGAAGTCCAGCGCGGCGAGCACCTGGAAGGCGCGCGCGTTGGGCACCTCAGGGATGGGGTTCCCGAACTCGTCCTGCTGCTGGATGGGCTTGTGGGCTTCCCGCTGGAGCTGCGGGGGGATCTCGCCGAGCCGGTGCTCGTAGTCCCCCGTCACGCGGCTGGTCACGCCTCGTGTCCCGTAGGGGTCACCCTGGTAGGGCGTGCGGTCGAACGCCGCGTACAGGTGGTCTCCCTCTCCAGCGGGGCAGGGAATGACGGTCTTTATCCCCTCGATCTCCTGCGGCTGGGTGTCGACCTGCGCGCGCCCCGCCCCGTCGTGCGCGCGCAGCAGGACGAGACTGTTCTGTGACACGAACCCTCGCGCGAACCCGAAGATCGTCGCCACCACCACGTAGTCGAAGTCGTCGAACCCGCGCCCCGGTACCCAGCCAGGGATTCGCGTGAGGTCGAGGGTCCCCTCGGGAATGATGTACGTGTGGTCGCCCGTCTCCTGCGTGAGGTCTTTGGCTCCGTCGCGGAACAAGAACAGCGTCTGGACCTGGGCGTCCTCACGCAGCAGGTTCGTCGCTGGATCGTCCTCCACCCGCACGCGGTCGCGTCGGAACGTCCGACCCCCCTTGCCGATGAAGTCGTTGCGCTCGTACACGCCGAGCAGGCGACACACCCCGTAGTAGGGAGGAAGCTGGATGCCCCGCAGGCCGCGCCCGGCGTCCGAGGACCCGACCGCGCGCAGCGCGGCGAGGATGTCCTTAGCGAACTTGACGTTCGGGTCGATGCGCGTCGTCTTGCGCGCCGCCACGTTGGGCAGCGGGTTGATGACCCCAAGGATCGTCGCTGAGGTCCCGTACGTGGTGGGGCCACCCGTCGAGAAGTGCATGAGCGTAGCCTCGGCTCCGCCGCTGGTGTTGTCGCGCCCCCCTCCGATCACCATGAAGGTCGGATCGGTCGGGTCAGCACCGTCGAGGAACAGGTGGTTGATCCCTGACAGGAACGGTCCGCGACCCGCCTGAACATCCCGGTAGTAGGGGATGTCCAGACGGCCGAAGCGCGGCGTGATCTCCGGGGGAATAGGCACCCCACTGCGCTTGCCCGAGGTCGGCGTGCCCGTCCACAGCTGGAGCCCGTCCTTGGGGACCCCGTTGGGGTACGCGTAGGGCCCGAGGAGGCAGGTTCCTGCCGGCAGCACGTCGTCGTAGGAGACCGCGTGCATGGTGAGCTCGCGCCGCCGCATGGGTCGGAACACGATCGTCTTGGACCCCAGGTCCACCAGGAGCTGCCCCTCTCGCTCGACCTCTGTCCCGCCGGCCATCGCCCCCCCGTAGGCTGGTGCGACGGGGGCAGGGAGGCCCAGGGAGGAGAGGTTGTTCCACGTCTGCACGTGGGAGAACCGGAACGGGACCTCACCGGCAGGCACCCCAGCTTCCGCCGAGAACGCGCGGTCGATCTCCGCTGGGTCCTGCTGGAGGTAACCCCCCTGGTCCCGCCCGCCGCCGGAGCGCAGCGCGAACCGCACGAGCCGGTCGGCAACCCGCGCGGTTCCACCGCGGCCCGGGTGGTAGAGCAGCGTGAGGTCCACGAGCAGCTTGCGCGCGACGGCTACCCGACCGAGCGTCACGTCCACCTGTGGGGCCTCACTCTTGAGGAGGGCGGCCGACCACCGGTGGTCAGTAGCCATCCCACCGAGGTCCGTGAACACGAGGGCCGCGTCCCCGATGCGCGCCGAGTAATCCCCCATGTCGTCGCTGTTGCACTCCTGACTACGCACCTCCACCGTGAGGGTGTTCTTGGTCCCCGAGTCGAAGCCGGCCGCAGCGAAGTCGGTCGATAGCGGTTCCACCACGACGCTCGTCGCGTTGGACGCGGAAACGAGCGTGAGCCCTACCGTCCCAACCCCCACCACGCGGAACGCCCCGTTGTTCTGGAGGCTATCTGAGTCACCGAACCCGATGAGGTAGACCTCGGAGGATGACCCCGTCCTGTCCCGCCCGCCGGCCGTGAGCATGTCGAGGAGCGTTCGTCGACCCCTCGCGAGGGGCCTGGAGACGTGCTCGGGGATGTTCTCGATGCCCCCTACCGCGTCCGTCGAGTAGTAGACTCCGTCTACGTCGAAGTTGATCCCGAGGTCTATCTCGTGCCTTCCGGCCTTGCTGCGAAACCCGCTCGCGGGTACCGACACGCGCAGGGACGGGTGCAGAAGTCCCCCGAGGAAGAGGTAGGGGCGCTCGAACCCGCTGCGCCGTGATGGGGCCATGGGACCAGGGTGCAACGGGTCGCGCACCGTGCCCGTGGGTGGGGACTCGTAGGTGCGCATCCCCAGGAACCGCGCCCATACAGGTTCCTGGTTGCCCACCTCCTTGGGATCGTCGTCGCTGCGCCACGCCTCGCGCGGGGATACGAACCGAACCGCGCGGGTCCCCGCGTCACGGAAGGTCCCGCGAGCTCCCTCGCTCCCGTTCTCCCCGCCCAGGTGGATAAACACCATCGACCCGTTGGTGAACGCCTTGATCCCGGACCGAGCGACGTTGAGGAACCCCGTAGGCTTGAAGTCCGCCCCAAGGTCCCACCTGGTCGTGGTGTCGAACTGGTCTGCCGTCGACAGACCCACCCCGTTCTGGTTCGTCGTGGCCTCGTTGTCGAGGAGCATCGTGACGAATGGCTGCGGAGAGGCCGCGTCACTCCAGACGGTGCGAATGCCGTCAGGCCCGTCGAGCGCCTCCGTCTGGTTGGGGACCGCAACGAGGATGTCCGACTGGAGGTAGGACACCTCGTGGACCACCGCGCCCTCGACGTCGCCCGGGGCGCACCGCTTCCAGGTGCTTCGCAGGGTTCCGTTGATGAGCGAAGCGACGGCGCTTTCGAGCAGCCGCCCGTAGTCCCAGTCCGCTCGCGCGACCGCATGGCGAAGGTCGAGGACGTCCTCCGCGCGCACCTGGTCCGCGTAGACCCCGTCGGGACGTCCATCAAACAGCTTCACGACCGCGCCCGCCAGGTGTCCCGAGTCGGCGGTCGCCCACCGCCCACGCGCGGTCACCGTCAAGGTGCCTGCCACAGGGTCGGCAGCGGTGACCTCCATGATCTCCTGGTCCACCACCACGAAGCGACGCAGCGGGCCTCGGCCCAGATCCTCCAGCCCAGAGCCAGGCAGCCCAGCAACGCGGACGCTGACCGGTGCCATCTTTCCCGCACCCGCGACCAGCAGGTCTCGCAGCGTCACCACGGACAGGGGCGTGGAGCCCGCGGTGGGGTCGGGAAGCAGGCGAGCTCGTGCGTTGCGGTCCGCCGCCCCGCCCTGATTGGGGTTGCCCGCGGGAACGACCGCCGCGTACGGGGCCGAGTTACGACGAAACACCGCGCAGATGGGAACCGCGTAGCTGTAGCCATCCACGGTGCCTAGCTTGTTGCGTGGGTCACCATCTCCCGCGCGCCACAGGCCCGGGTCTCCGGCGTCGGCCTGATTCAGGTAGTAGAACCCCGACACGGGGTCCTGCGCGGTTCCTTGCCCCGCGATGCTCGGGTCGCCTAGGCCGTCCGGATAGACGTCGAGAGCGACGCCAGCCCCGCGGCCTGATCCGCGCCCATGGACGCGGATGCGATACTGCACCTGGACGCGCCGGGTCGACGGCACCCCGTCCACTGGGTGGACGAGGTCATCCGGCAGGTGTGGACCTCCGTGCAGCACGTTCCCGTAGCGCCACAGGCGATCCGGAGCGGGCTTGGCGAAGCTCGAAGGAGCTCCCTCAAGCAGGGCGAGCCACACCTCCAGGAACACGAAGTCCACGCGCCCGCCAGACTCCGGGGGAGGATACAGGCGCACGTAGTTCAGCGGGTCTCCCTCCGAGTGGGTGCCCGCGACGGGAATAAACCACCCGTTGACGCACGCCCACAGCAGTGACCCCTGCCCGTGAGGCTGACGATCGCGTCCGACCGCGAGGAGGTTGCTCCACTGAGGGTCGAAGACGTAGTCGTAGAACGCGCGCGTCGGGTCGGAGATGAATCCCGAGGGCAGGGTGGCCTGCGACGCCATCCTGTGACGCTCCGCGTCCGCCTCGGACAGGAGTGCCAGGTCGCAGTCGAACAGGGGGGCTCCGTCGATGAACGGCACCGCGTCGAACTGGCGATCGGTGGGGGACAGAACGCGCGTGACGCCAGGTCCGTAGCTCAGCTTCTCGCTCATGGGGCCAATGTACCTCTGTCATGAGCCGCCTGATTGAGCGATCTGGAGTTATAGGGTCGCGACGAGACGTGGGATCTCGTCCGGATCCTTGCGGCTGCGTGACAGCACGCTCTGCCAGTCGGAGGCGGTCATCTCGCGGTGCTCGGCTGCGATTCCGCGCACGACCTCGGCGACGTCCTCCCGGCCCGGAAAGAAGCGGAGAGCCATATCTCCCGCACGCTCTGGCGACATGGGCCCGAACTTCCATCGACGGTCCACGCGGTTCCTGCGCACCAGGGCGGCGTCGAGGTTCTCCGGGTGGTTCGTGGTGAGCACGAGGAGGCGACCGTCCGCGGACGCCACCCCGTCGATCGCGTTGAGCAGCCCGGAGAGCGTGATGCCCTTGGGCTCCTTGGGCTCCGGCACGCTAGGGTCCGCCGTGGGCCCGGAGGACTCGGTCCGCTCGTTAGTGATGCGAACTGCGTCAATGTCCTCGATGATGAGGATGGACGCCGGGTCGGCGGTCGTGAATGCTGCGAGCAGCGTGTTGTCGTCGGTGACAGTGGCCAGGTTTAGGATGAAGATGGGGCGATCAAACTTGCACGCGATGGCCATCGCGAGGGTGGTCTTGCCGGTGCCGGGCGGCCCCTCAAAGAGCCAACCAAGGCGGTAGGGGATGCCGAGCGACTGGTGCCAGGGGCCCGCACCGAAGAACCACTTGGCGTCAGCGAGGACCTCCTCCAGCATCCCGTCTTCGAGGAAGACCGACTCCAGCGGGCGCTTCGCTTTTCGGGCGAGCGGCTGCCACCAGCCCCCCTGCCAGAGCCGCACCTCCATCTTGTCCCGCTTCTGTCGCAGGCGGTTCGCCTTGTCGATGGTGGCCCGCAGACGCTCCTGGGAGCGCCCTAACGACGTGAGGATGAACTGCTCCCGGGGACGTCCGAGCACGTTCGCAGACCCCGGCTTGTCGACGGGCTGACGATCCACGAGGATCGGCGTCCCCTCCTCCCACAGCAGGTGCCGACCAAAGCCCGGCGCGAGCACCCAGTCCGACTGGACGGACCGGCTCGTGATCTTCAGCTTGCGCGCCGTCCGGGTGTACTTGTGGCGGGCGAGCCAGTCGTTGATCCAGTCGAACACCTCGTCGTCGCTCGACACCACGACCTCGACGGTGATGGCGTCCATGAGGAGGCCGAGGAGGAACCGCGGTACCGCCTTGAAGAGCCACAGGAGGCTGCCGGTGATCATCGCGCCGACAAGCGCGACCAGGATGGGGTTCTCGGCGTACTGGGTCTGGACGAACTGGATGGGGTGCATGTCCTCGCAGATACCCTACGACCGGGAGTCTGCGACTGGGACCCGACTCACTCGCGGTCGTACCCGCAGGTCTTGCAGACGTAACCGTCCGTGGGATACACGTGGCGGCACCGTTGCTGAAGGAGATTGATCACCTCGATACGGTCGTCGATCTCGCGCCTGCGCGCCCGGACCTCTGCTCGGAGCTGGTCGCAGGCCGCCTTGATTCCTGCGGGGTCGTTGGGGAGGCTGGGGACGAGGTTTGGTGGCGGGAGGTTGCTCATGTTCTTGTAGGAAACGTGTCGTCGACGGACAGGAGCTGTCCTAGAACAGGATCGCGTAGTGCAGGAGGTAGACGCGCTGGGCGGAGTCGTTGCGGAAGGCAAGCGTGATGCTCTTGGCGGGCGCGCAGAGCACCACGGGGTCGAGGAGCTTGGTGCGACAGAAGGACTTCCCGCTCCCCGAGGCGACGAGCACGTGGAACCCCTCGACCGCACCGGGCTCGACGTGGTAGCGCCGACTCGCGTTGACCTTCCCTGCGAGCGCCCCGAAATCAGAGTTCCAGTCGTGGGTGCGCTCGACGAGTCCGAGCCGCCAGTAGACGCGCACCCACGAGACCCCGTCCTTGCGACACTCCCCGAGGTACGGGGTGAGGTCGATGGGCTTGGTGACGAGCAGGCCGGGCAGCGGGGGGGTATCGACAAGGCTCGCGGGAAGAACTGAGACGAGCCCCGGCGCGCCCCCGCCCTGTGGGCCCGTGCCGCGCCCAGCACAGAACCGCGCTGGAAGGCTGCGGGCCACCTTGGACACGTCGTCCGGGATGCTCCCGTCGAAGTCCAGCTGGTCGATGTCCCCCGGCGTGAGGAAGGGGTTGACGACGGCCGTTCCTGCCCCAACACGTTGTGCCAGGCGACCAAACGACGAGCTCACCACGTCGAGTCCGTCGCGGGGGGCCATGTGGGGGGCCACCCACCGGAGGTCCCCCGCCTGCGGAGGTGTGGGGAAGAGGAACTTCCCCGACACGTCAACTCGGTCCCCCGGATCGAGGTCGGGGCCGACGCGCACCACGTGCGCGGAACCAGTGAGGAAGGGTCCGAGGTTGCTCTCGACGATCATGCCCCCATCATACTGCGCCAGCTACTCGGGGCTTAGGTCTTTAGTCACGACCTCCACGATGAACTTCCAGCCCGTATACTCAAAACGGGAGACAGAAAGGCCGTCGAGGTATGCGTTGGCGATGTCAAACATGACCTTCGCTGCACCGGGACATGCCGCGATCTTGTCCCACGGGAGTGATCGTAGCCGCGCGGTCAGTCGGTCGACCTCCTTGAGCTTGGACACTTCAACGGATGCGGTGCTGAGGTCTTGACGCACGACCACTCCCTCGGGACGTTTTCTCTCTAGGAGGGTCAAAAAGAGGGTCTCGTGAATCCCGAGCGGGATCACCTGGCTGCGCAGGACCAGCACGCGACGCATACCGTCCGGCATGACGGAGTCCTTCATGGCCGGCTCGTCGACGTGGAAGCTCTGAGCACGCCACGGTCCCTGGCCGCTCTTGTTGGTCCGGTAGACGCGACCCCCAACGAACCCATCCTGGGTCCGTTGGAGGGACAGCGCCTGGTGCGCTTCCTCCTCACTCTTGTGGTCCCCAAGGACCTGGAGGAGCCAGAGGCTTCCAGGGGGGCGCGGGGGATCCAGCGTGGGGAACGCGGGGTTTGCTGGGCTCATGCTATGGGGTCGGGGATCCGCATCCGACCGGAGCTGACTACAGGGTGTTGAGCCAGGCTGTACCCTCGAAGAACACCTCGTCGTAGCGGGGTGGCGTGTAGGCGGGTGCGAGGCGGTCGCGCTCCGCACGCTTCTCCCGCAGGCGCTCCTGGATGCGCGCGCGAAGTGCCTCGGCCTGTTCCTCTCTGGTGTTGCTCATCAGGTCCCCACGTTGTTCCGGCGTCCCTGCCCGTCGGGTGCTGCGCCGAAGATGAGGGTCGCGCGGTTACCAGACACCATGCTCTTCTGGGGCGGCGTCGGGTCGGGGTCCCCGCCGCCGTCGGCGGCGATGTTGCGGGCGTGGTTTCCCACCACGATGAAGCTCGCGGGAGTGTCCCTGGGGAGCAGGATGTCCGCGCCGCGCGTGGCGTTCCCGACCAGGATGATGAGGTTGGACTTGGCCGTGAGGCCGCCCGAGACGACAGAGTTGCCCGTGAAGATGGACTGGTGAGCCGCGTTCGCGAGGATCGCTCCGGACGAGTTGCCCGTCATGACCGTCCCCACGTGCCCGTCCGCAAGTACGGACGCCAGGTGGTTACCCGCGATGATCGACCTTGAACCGGTCGCGGAGAGCTTGAGCTGCCCCTGCGCGCGGTTGCCCGACAGGACGAGTGTACCTCCGTCGACCGTAACGGTCCCGGCCACGTCCGACCCAGCCAGGATGCCAAAGGCACTCAAGAACTCTACGCTCCCGTGGCGGCCTCCCGTCACGACGCAGTCTGCATCTACCAGGAGCGGACCCGTCACGTTGGCCGAGACGACGGATCGAGGTGCGCGCACCGTCATCAAGGAGGCCCAGTTGCCGTTGACGAGGGCCTCCTCGGTCGTCCCCCCCACCACGACGCCGAGACCAATACCGAACAGGGCCCGGTTGTTCCTGACCATGGCCTGCTGGCCCGTCACGACGATCGAGAGGGCCGTGCCGGAGGTCGTCTCGAACGAGGTCAGGTGGTTCCCGTCCACCTCACACTGGTCTCCGTCGAGCCATATGCCCCCCTCGCCCGTGAACCGGTTGCCTCGCAGGATGTTTCCGACCCCGCGACCACCAGACCTCCTGACGAGGAGGTTCCCTTGGTGGTTGATGGTGCAAGACTCGACGAGGTTGTTCGACCCTTCAAGGGTGAGCCCCTTGATCAGAGTGCAGCCCCTGAAAGCCCCGTTGTCTCCGACCGCGCTCACGTTCTTGCGGAACAAGCAGCTGGCGAACTCCGGGAGGGTTCCGTCGCGTAGCAGCACGTCCGTGAAGTCGCAGTGGGAGAACCGGATGAGGAGTCCCGAGGTGATGAGGTCGAGGAATGCAGAATCGGACACGACACAGTTGTCCGTAACGAGGCTGACCCCACCAGGGACCTGCACGAAGCCCTTGATCACGCAGCGGCTGGCCGCCTCCAGGGCGGAGGACCTGCTGTCCGTCAGCGTCGTCTCGAGCTCTAAGCGGATCACACCGCTCGCGATGATCCGGTCCCCGTAGTTCTGGCGCCCGAGCTGCACGTCGGCGTTCGTCGTGAAGTCGACGACCCGCGAGAGCGGGGAGTCCACGCGCAGGCCGGTGACTCCAGGCGCGACGGCGGCCACGTCAACACGACACCCGCTCACCACGGGCATCTCGCCATTACGCACGTGGAAGCCCGTGCGGGGGATGATCATCGGGTCGAAGGCGAGCTCGCGTCCCGTGCAGCGGTCGAACGTAACGCCAGCTCCTGCGGTTGTCCCGATGACGAACCCAGCCCCCCTTGACCCCAGGGCGGCACACTCGGAGAAGTTATCGCGCGTACCGTCGGTGTAGTAGCAGTGTAGGAACCCCGACACCGTGCAAGCTCGCACGACGTTACCCAGGCCAAGGTCGCCGGTGATTCCAAGCGAGATCCCGGCCTGACGAGGGATCGCCGTCTGGGCGGGAGCCTCCTGGCGGAACGTGCAGGCGTCGACGTTGCACCCGTTCGACCGGTCAATCATGACCCCGAAGTCGGTGACGCGGTTGGCCGCGCAGCGACGTATGGTTGAGTTCGTGAGGGTGACGGGAGGTCGAAGGAGAAGCATCCCGTGCGCGAGGTTGGCTCCCTCCATGTTGATGCCGTCCAGGACAAGCCGGTCGATGAGGTTTCCTGGTCCCGAGTGGACGAAGGCCACCCGGTTAGGGTTGGGGTTGAGGCCCTGCCCTCGGTCCAGGTAGTGGATGCGCAGGTTGCGGAACTCACACCCGTTGCGCCCCTGGATGTCGAACAGCGCCTCGTCGGGGTGGTCCCAACTTACGCCGCTCAGGTCCGTCCGGTTGAAGTCCGCTGACACCACACCCTCGACAAGGATACCGTCGCAGGGCAGTCGAACAGGGACCAACGGTGCCCGCTCTTCCGTCAACCCCACCACGAGGATCCGAACCTGGTAGCCGGACAACCCCGCCTCAGGGTTGACGAGCTCCCCCACGTACCCCATCGCCTCTGCCACCGTGGAGAAGTGCGGCTCGGGGATGCCGTACGGCATCAGGTCAGGCCGGCGGCCCACGATGACGTCGAGCCGGTAGTCCACCTCGCGCAGTGGGTACCGCAGGTCGAGCAGCTCCGTGATGCCGCCACCAGCAGCGTGCACACGACCCACGAGGATGTCGTCGCGCCCAGGTAGGGGACGAGCTACTGGACTGACGCTGAGGCGTACGTCGCATGGGTCCGTCCCCACGAGGTAGACGTACGAGGTCGCATTGTCGGGCACGATGGTCAGGCGACTGCGCACGGGCACGCGTCGACCCCCAATGAGCGCCCAACCGGGGTCGATCGTGACGACAAGGCCGCCGGCCGCAGTGGGTCGGCATCCCTGGAGGATGTTCGGGGCGAAGAGGTCGTGGAAGAGTGGTGCGGCCTCGTGCGTGCGCGTATCGACGGAGGTTGTCCCGTCACCGTGCCACGTGACCCGAGCGCCAGGAAATCGAATCCCTTGAGTGCGGGCCGCCCGGCCGTAGGCGAGGTCGTTTCGGTAGTCGACCTGCGGAACGCCGCCGCTCTTGGAGTAGTGGCGACGCAGGACCGCAGAGGCCGGAGCCATCGCGCTGATGGTCTTGGTGTCGCCCGCAACGCCACCGCCCGAGCACCCGAGCAGTCGAATCGTGGGGCGGGGCCCCCCCCAGGCGACGAAGGACTCGTAGTGGAAGGACGAGGCCCTCACGGTCGGGTCTCCGGAGTCGAACAGTGGAGGACCCTCCGCTGAAGTCCCCAGAACCAGGTCCACCACGCCGGACGGCGGGATAGCGACGGGCGTGTAGGGGGCGTCGAGGTCGAGGTCAAACCGGTCCGGATAGGCGGGAATCGTGATGGTCTGCGGGGTGACCGGCATCACCACCCGCTGAGAGAAGGGTGGGGCTGTGTCGAACCCCCCCACCCCACAGGGATCCACCTCAGTCCCCGGGTCGGCGGCCCCGAACAGCGTGACCTCTCCCTCGTTCTCGACGCTTGCGGGCACGAAGCTCGCGAACACCACCACCTCGTGCCGCGGGTTGTCTGGCGTGTTGAGCGTCCTGGGGTCCGGGCAGAGGTCGCAGCTTGGACCAGGTGCTGGAACGTGGGAGAGGCGCAGGATGCCCTCCTCGTAGTCTACCTCCCAGGACTGGGGCTCCGAGGACCCGATGTCGAGCGTCAGCTCGCGCGAGGAGATGGGCCGGTCGAAGTCGGGCTCGAGCGTGCCTCCCGCTCCGATGCGCGCGGGGAACAGCACCGCGCGGAACCCGAGCTCCAGCAGACTGCCTGGATTGGCGTTGGTGCCCGGACGCCCGCGGCCGGCGCTCGTCGTGTTGAAGACCACGCGGTCCGGTCGGTGCGGAGTCATTCCCGCGACGTGCGGCCACCCCTGCACGGACCTGCCCGACAGGAGTGGCGGTAGCAGGGGGCGTAGCCGGGTCGAGTCGAGCGCGTCCACGTCGATCGTCGAGGATGTCCACAAGGACGACACGGGTGGATGGATGGTGTAGGTGAGCTTGACACGCTGTCCCAGCAGCGCGGCGTCGAGCCAGAACGCGTCAGCAGAGGCGTCGAACGGCATGCCGGTGTTCGGGTCGATCTCGATGAGTCGCCGGCAGATGACCAGGTAGGTCCCAGCCGCGGGAACCACGATCTCCAGCACCTCGAACCAGCCGGTCAGGCGCTCTAGGCCGGGGTCGAGGAGCATCGACTTACCCGCGCTCCAGATAGAGGCGTCGAGGATCTTCTCGACGCTGTGGATGCGCACCACCTGACCAACCTGGGGGCGCGTACCCTCGTCCGCGAAGAAGGCCCACCTTCCGATGGACAGCTCGACCGGTGTCGGGTCGGTGGTCTCCCCTTGCAAGTGCCCCACTCCCGCTCCCAGCGGCCTGCGCACCGGCAGCAGCGCGGTGTCCCCGTAGTCCTGCGGCTGGCCCTGGTACTTCTGGACCGGGTTACCTGCCCACGGCAGGGGGGACCCAGGGTCCTGGAACGTCCACAGCGCACTGGGGGGCTGGAGGTCGGAGGGCAGCGACCGGGCCGGGGGGACGAACCCGTAGGCGCGGGACCGGTGTCCGTCGCGCGAGGGCAACGCGACGAGCCGCGCGGCTTCGGGACGGAGGAGATGAACCAAGCGCACGATCGCTCGGGTCGCGGAGGGAAAGTCGAAGTAGGCCGCGAGTCGCTTGCCGGGGTCGAGGGTGAGTGTGTCGCCCGATATCTCGACGACACGAAACACCTCGTGCCGCGACTCAGGCCCGCGGGCGCGCAGGGCGGCGCGAGAGGTGAGACCCTCCGAGCCGATCGCCCAGTCACCAAGGCCGGCGTCGTTGACGCCCACGACGCCAGCTTCCCCCGTCATCGCCACGACGAGGTACAGCCCGGAGGACGGGATCTGGTCGGTCCCGTAGATCCACAGGATGGCTGGAGTGAGCGAGTAGATGGGCTTGATGGGGCCCGATGACGGAGTCGTGCGCGGGGAGATGGTGTCGAGGGTGAGTGTATCCCCGCCGGCCTTACCGGAGTTGTCGACAGCCACCCACTGGATGTCGAGCATGGGTCCGCTCTGACCCGTAGGCCCCAGGAACGAGAAGGACACGGGTCGCCCCGCGAAGGAGGGGCCGCGAGAACCCACGCGGTTCGTCTCCCGGTCGTACGGGCGGAAGTTCACCTCGGGGAACCCGGGGAGACCGAGCTGGTTGCGTACGAACTCCCGGTGTCCGGACGGACGAGCGACGGAGGCGTCGAGCACGCCATCCTCTCTCCACCAGGAGCTTGCCCAGGACCCCCCACCAAACCCGGAGGGTGCGGCAGGAGACCGACGGACAGGCTCCTGCCAGGGTGTTAGGGACTCGGTGGTCGCGACGGTCCCGTCGCGTTCTTTGCGGATGAGGTCGAGGAGGTCGTCGTTCTGGCTCACCCGCTAAGCATACCCAACGGGCCCCTACCTCGTCATGGAGAGGTTGGGCTCGCGGGCTCGGTGCGAGGCCACTCCTGCACGATGGCCCCCATCTGCTCCCCTACGCGCCGCCGCTGGAGCTGGTCGATCCCCTCGCTGACAAACTCCCGGTACCGGTAAACGACGTGGTTTGAGATCGGGACCGCGCGGTAGTTCCCGTCAGCCCCCACGTACTCCAGGCCGTCGAGCGCGCCCCCGATGCGCTGGGCCGGCAGGGCGAGCGCGGGGTTGGGGGGAGGGTCCATGACGACACGATCCTGCCCGTCCCCGTCGAACTGCATCCCGAAGATCGTGCTGTGGCCCGCGTTGTAGTGGAGGAAGGCGAGGAACCGCTCCAGGCGACGATGCACGCTGGGAGAGGCGGTGATGGTGAAGGTCTTCGTCTCCATTGTCATGCCGTAACCCTACCCTGCGCGCTCCGCTCGAACAGGTGCCATACGAGCCGTCCCACACTCATCTGAACCGTCCCCCCGGTCGGGCTCGCGCGGGGACAGCAGCACTCGAACCACGCGAACCTCAACCTCAACGATCCCACACTCGAACAGGCAAACCGCGCGCCTCTCGGCGAGCGCTCGGGCCGTCGGGTAGACGGGAACCTCAGGGGCTCCCTCCAGCTCGAAGGCGAAGTCCGTAAGGTCCATGAACCCGCGCCGAGGTTTGAAGTTCTTGGGCTTGCAGTGACGTCGAGCGCTCACGGGTCAAGTAGCTCACGGGTCAAGTAGCCCACGCAACAGGTACTCTGCGCTCTCCGCCGTCGCCTCTCGGTGGTAGCCCCCCTCCAGCACGGCGGCCAGCCTCGGCTGGAGCTTGAGGAGGTCGCGGACCAGCACCCCGTAGTCAGCGGACTCCAGCTCAAGCTCCGCCTCAGGGTCGAGCCGGTGCGCGTCGAACCCCGCCGACAGGAGAATGATGTCTGGCTGGAATCCTCCAACGAACGGGAGCACGAAGCGCTGCCACTGGGTCATGTAGTCGGCGGTCGTGGTCCCGCCACGCAGCGGGACGTTCAGGTTCATCCCCCGCCCATCCCCCTGACCGTACTCGTTCGCCCTCCCGCTGAAGGGGTAGAACGGGTGCTGGTGGGTGCTCACGAACAGCACGTCTGGGTTGGAGTAGAAGAGGTCCTGCGTGCCGTTGCCGTGGTGCGCGTCGATGTCGACGATCGCGACGCGTGCTCCGCGCGCCTGACAGGCCGCAGCGGCGATCGCCACGTTGTTGAGCAGGCAGAAGCCCCCCGCGTGGTCTCGCCCCGCATGGTGGCCCGGCGGACGCACGACGGCAAACCCGTTGTCCTGCGCGGAGGCAAGCACGCGAGTCGCGACCTCTGTCGCGCTGCCCGCGGCAAACAGGGCAGTCCGCAGGCTCCCCGGACCAAGGTACGTGTCCTGGTCCAACCACCCTGAAGATCGGGAAGCAAGGTATGCCCCGTAGGTGTCCGAGTGGATACGGCGCACCTCATCTACCTCAGCCGTACGAGGGGCCACCCGCACGCATCGATCGGCCAGCCCCGCGGCTTCCAGGCGACGCATGATCGTCCGTACACGGTCTGGTCGTTCTGGGTGGTCAGAATCGCCATCCGGCGGTTCGTGGGCCGCGCAGAAGACCTCATCCATGCACAAGTTGGTACTCATGGGGTGGAAGCGCGCGGACCCTGTGACCTGGAGCTGTCTGTTCGCTTCCGCCGCAAGATGCCACGGTCCGCGATCTCCCCAGAGACTGCGCGCAGTCGTTCTCGGTCCCAAGGACGACCCGCCTTGGCGAGCAGGATGGTCTCCATGAGCTCGGTGCAGAGGTCGTCGTCAGACATCTCGGAGGGAGGCTGGGGCATGGGGAAGCGTCGATGACCCCTCGTGACCCGGAGCTGCTACGGGACCTCCCTTCGGATCCCCACGACTCCGCGCACGAAGAGGTTCGGGGCCGTCACGTCGGAGGTCCCGAAGGTCCCCGTGAGGGGGTTCTTCGGGTGGGAGAGGTCGTACGGGAGGGCTTCCGGCGTCATGGTGACCCGAACGAGCAGGGGCACCTCCTCGAGGAACCCGGAAGGACGGAGGGCCGCGAAGTCTCCAAGGTTCAGCCGGAGACGGCAGTACACGAGCCCCGTGTCGGGGTCGACTCCGCTCTCCGTGCCAGGTCCGTGGATGAGGCAGCCAGCTCCATCCTCGGTCGGGCTCTGCTTTCCAGGCCCAGTTCCGTCTCGGCGACCCGCATCCATCCACGTCGTCAGCCCCGGCACCTTCACGTGGACGGCGACCACGCCCCGCTGCCCAGGGCCGGGCGCAACGTACCCGATGTCACTGAGGTCTACCCCGTCGACGCGCAGCGTGACGACCGAGCGCCCCGCGTACTCGTAACCCATGTCGATCGCGCGGACGTATGCGCGCGGTCCCAGCGCCTTGGAGTAGTCGGGCTGGTCTACGGAGAGACCGTCGTCGGCCTTCGACGGACGCACGCCGGCCGCCGCGTAGTCGACCGCGGGGTAGCGAACGACTCCTGTGGACGGGTGAGGGTAGGCGGCTTGCTCCACGGCAGATGGAGCCCTGTGCGGCAGCCCCGCGACCTGGAGGTGACCGAGCTTGAGCGGGTCGAGGTGGCGGCCCAGCCGGACCCAGGACATCTCCTGCCACCCCGCCGTGTGCGCGATGCGCACAGGAAGGGCGAGGTAGGCTGGCAGCCAAGTCCCCAGGCCAGGTCCGGAGAGGGCTTGGCTGGCGGGGAAGGCGTAGATGCTGTCCACGGGGGTCCACTCGTTCGTCCAGCGATAAACCTCGTCGAGGAACCTCTCATCCTTGTCGCGGTCCGTGTTCGCCAAGCTGGCCGGAACCCCGTAGGGCACAGCCCCGCCGGTCGTGTAGTTGCCCGTCCGCGGCAGGGAGGCCCCAAAGTTCCCCGCCGTGTGAAGCATGACCTGCGCGGGGGGATCGAGCGTGAGCTCCACCCCGCGGTCGGAGGGCCACAACCCCCCGTCATGACGCGACCGCACGAACGCGCGGATCCGCGCGTCGCTGGAGAACGACGGCGTGTCCGTGTCCCCCCGCAGGGGCATAGTGGTCGTGCAGGAGACGTCCAGCGTGTCGGTCGGGTCCGGTGCGTTGAGGCCCCCGTACGTGCCTCGGGCGTTGTTCCCACAGTGGGTCAGGGGCACCTCCACGCGTCGAAGCCGTGGGTCCCCCGCAGACCCGGCGAACGAGGTGAGCGCAGCAGGTGGGCTGGCTCCCTCGGGGACCTCGATCGAAGGTTGGCCTGGGATGGTTGGGTGCTCGCCCCAGCCGAACGCCGCGAGAGACAGCACCACCGGGCATGGAGGGGCAATGACCGCGGGAGGAATGACGCGCGCGAACAGGCGCGCGTCGTCGACACCGAACACGCCGGTCTCAAACACGCCCATGGCACCCTGTAGACCGACGGAGAGCAAACCGATCAGGGAGTCCCCCGTTGTGGGGTCGGTGGGCACGTAGTAGGCGACTCCCGAGACCCACATGACGGGAGGGGTTGCCGCCACGGACCACTTGGCGGACCCCGTGGCGGAAGCGGGCGTCGTGGGCTCGGCGGGCACCGATACCTCCGCGCGCACGGCATGGTAGGAGACGGACGCATACCCGTACGTGGGGGCGGGGCCGCGCGGGGGTCTTGCCCCCCCACCATCGAAGTTGGAGACGTTGCTCATGTAGCCGGGCCGTATGGTGTCGGCGACGCGTGCCCCATACAGGTCTCCGAGGTCGAGCGCCCCCGTGAGGACGAACTTCTCGAACGCCCCCTCAGTACGGAAGTGCAGCAGCAGGTAGGTCCCCACGCGCACCAGTCCCGCCCCCGGAGCCGGCGCGAGGAACGCGTGCCGGTACCGTGCTATCTGTCGCGACCAGCCGTCCTGATGGAAGAGCCCCCCGTAGAGCCCGGCCGTCGGGAGGATGGCGGGTAGGAGCGTGCCGTCAGGCAGGATGTTCGCCGCCGGCAGCTTCTTCTCGAAGAAGCGGAACGTCTCGCGGGATCGCAGGACATCCATCCCCCTGGGCGTGTAGGGCAGGGTCGCGTAGTCGGCGACCTGAGGGAGCCGGTAGGCAAGGAAGTTAGGCTCTGCTCCCTTCCTGGTGAGCAGCACCGTCGAACCCAGCACGACCTGACCGCTCGCGTCGGGAGGAGGGGCAGGGGAGTAGCCAGATAGGGAGGCCCCCAGGATGGGGATTCCATACGGGAGGACAGGGCCCGCACCCCCGTCGGTTCCGAGGCGGACTTGACCCGCCGCGGGCCAGGTTGCGCCCGGCGCGCGACGTGCCCCCTGCTTGCCGTCCGCGTCGTAGTCGTCGTACGGCGCGCGCAGCAGCAGCCCGTCGAGGCTGTCCACACCGAGCAGGATCTCCCGCAGGTCGTACTGACCGCTGGCGCGCCCCGGAAAGGCGAGGGGGTCGTAGTTACCGTCCTCGTCCCGGCCTGGGTCAAAGATACCCCCGGGGCTTCCGTCGCAGGCATCGTTGCAGCCCGAGCACTGACGCGGCTTGGGCGGCGGGGGTGGGAGGATACCCTGTCCGAGCAGGACCGCTGCGACGACGCGGTCCTCGAAGGGCTGGGCCAGAAAGTCCGCTGCCTCGGTGAGCTTGCCGTCCGGTCTCGTTGCGGGCCACTTGACGAGGGCGAGCACGCCACGGTCGGCCGGGTGGATGATGCCGGACACCACGACGGGAACGTACTCGTAGCGCGTCGCGGTCGCTGGATCGATCCAGCGACGCACCGCGCGCAAGGTACGTACAGTCGGACCTGCACCGGCGGCGACGCCAGCGGACAGGGCCTGCCCCACTCCAGCTCCGGGGAGGTCGAACACGGAGACGCCCGTATTCCACACCCAGTCGGACGGGGGATCGACCCCCTCGCGGGGAAACGGCCTCGGGTCGACGGCAGGCCCTGGCGGGATCTGGTACCCGGGGTAGCGCTCCGGCCGACCTGACGGGTCCGACAGCTTCAGGGACCCCCAGTCGGGAACCCCCGACGCCTGCGTCCACGGAGGAGCGTACCTTCCGACCTGCGGAGGGGGAGGGGGAAGAGCGCCCGCCAGCGCGTCGATCGCCGACTGGACGCTCCCAGCCGGAAGCGTGTCTCCACCTCCACGAGCGGTCGCCGCGGAGGCTGCGGGCGGGGCGGGCACGAAGGGGCCACCCCCGCGCTCGACAGCACCCGTCGATGTCAGGTCGCCCGGATGGACGACTAGCGGTCCTCGCGACTCTACCACGGCGGCAGCGGGGTCGCCGGCCGGCGCGGGGGACCTTCCCGGTCCAGTCTCTGGGATCACGACAGCACCTCCCTCTCTCCTGTCCACGCCATCCAGCGGCCCTCCACCCTGTAGAGGGCTGCGGAGCTATGTTCCGGGACTCCGCCCGGCCCCACCTCGACCGAGCTGCTCGCGTCGAGCACCCCGTAGCGGGATAGGACCACCAGCACCACCTCAGACCTGCGGAGGAGCAGGCCATTGCTCGTCGTGTACACGTCCTCCAGGGCACGGCACAGCAGCGGGACCGCCGCCCGGTGACAGGACGGACCTGACAGCTCGGAGGCGAGGGCGCGCACGGCCTCGTCGTCCTGGCTCGCAGCGGGGTAGTAGGCGCGCCCCTCTGCGTCGCGTCGAGGGAGCGCGCCCGGGTCCCCACCTCCCAGCACCAGGACAGCCCCACACGGAACCGGCAGCAGGGTAGGCAGCCGAAGCGCCCCGGCAAGGGCCTGGAGCCCCGACACGGACACCGTGGACCCAGCAGACAGCGCGTCGTCTCGCGTCACGTCGCCAAGGAACCGGCCATCGCGCAGGGGCAGGAGGTCTCCCCTTGGGAAGGGGCGATCAGACTCAGGGCTTCCCGCCCCAGCCTGGAGAAGCCAGGCTGACGCCTCTGCCAGAACCTCCACCCGAACGGCTGGAGGCATCGAGTTTGCCCCGTCGTGCACGCCTGCCGTCTGCGGGGCCGCTGCGGGGTAGAAGATCGCCACCTGATAACCCGCCGCCCCGTAGTTGGGGATCGGGTCCTGGGGGAAGTAGGTCACGATGCAACGGCGTGACCCCGGTGACGGAAACGGGTTCAGCAGGCGCACGACGCGCTCGCTCGACCCGTACGGCGTGTTCACCTCGTCGACCGGAAGCACCGCTCCCGTCACCACGTCGGTCACCGTGACGAGACCCGCGCCACCGAAGACCCGTCGTGGTAGCACGAGTTCGTAGCGGTTTCGGCTCACCACGACCTCGTCGACCGGAGTGCCAGGCTTGCCGGCGCCGGCCTTGTGAGTGCGGGTCACGTTCGCCACGTACTCGACGCGCGCCTCTCGCGCAGGGGCTGTGACGCGTCCCCGCGCGAGGCGCTCGAAGTCCGCAGGCCGCTGGGCGGGGTCTGCCTCGATGACGGGACCCAGCCCTGCTGCTTTACCGTCGTAGACAATGTTGTCGGGGTACGCCTCCCCCTCCGGGGTCGCGGCGAGACCACCCGCAGGGGGGTAGCTCACCTCGAGCTCCAGGAAGATGCGCCGGTCGGAACCAGGTAGCCCCCCGTCATCACGGCCCACGAGTCGGTACAAAGTGGCCCCGCCGTAGCCGCTGTCGGCCGCCTGGTCGTTGCGCAGCAGGCACACCTCTACGTGTCGAGTCCCCAGGCCCCGCACCCACCGGATCTCCACTTCGCGCGAGGTGTCTGCGGAGGACAGTCCGTCGTCATGCTCCCCAAACACTACGTCCGTGATGACCGTGCCGGGCGGAGCGAGGTCAGGAAACAGCACCTTGGCGGCGGGTGCGCTCGTCCCGTCTCCTCCCCGACCGTCGAACTCTGAACCAAGCTGCGAGCAGTCCATGCGGTCCAGGTCCACGTGCAGGACGTCGCCCTCCGTCCATGTGTCGATGGCGAGGGGCTTTCCGCCCTTCTCCGACTTGACGACGTAGAGGGCGGGGTCCTCTCTTCCAGGTTTGGCCGGGCCTCCCTGAGCGGTTGCGGTGGGGCGATCTCCCGGCCACAAGGCGAAGCACACGCGCTCGACCGTCGAGCGCCCCGAGAAGGTGCGAGCGACGTGGTCGAGGTTGCGCGCGCAGCGCCCGATGCCGGTGTCTCCAGAGCTCGGAGGCGCGCCTCCCTGGGCCGCGGTCCGTCCGAACTCCTCTGCCATGAGGTGCGAGGTTCCCACCTCGCCCGTCTGCGCGCCCGCTCGCCCGGACGCATCGCCGGCCCAGGTGCGCAGCTCCCCACGAAGCAGGCGCTGGGACTGGTGCGCCAGGTCGGCGACGAAGTCGTTCCCCGCCAGGGCCGTGTGGTGCCGCACGTCAAGAAGGTCGTGCGGGCGCAGCACGTCGGCGAACGACCCGTCTGGACGATCAGATCGTCCCGCGGGCACCACGAGTCCAGAGGCTGTGGTGTAGCCTCCATGGTCCGACGTGGGAGCGCCGTTCGCGTTGTTGCGAGGGTCGAAGCCGAGCGCCGCGGCCCCAGCCGACGAGCAGTCGTTACGTCGGAACACCAGGCAGACCGGCAGCGCGAGGACGAACCCATCCACGCTCCCAAGGTCGGCAGCGGCCTGCGCGGTCCCGTCCCCCGCTACCCAGAGGCCATCGTCCTGGTCCCCATAGCGCGCGGCGGAGCTCTCCAGCCAGGAGGATCGTCCGTCAGCGGGGACGAACGGGTAGGAGCGCTTGTCGATCAGGTTCCCCGTCCATACGGGCTGCTTGCGCCCTCCCTGGGCGAACACAGCCGGGTGCGGGCCTCCTGACGAGGGTGACGAGAACCCATCGGGGTGGTCGCGGAACGATACCGCCTCGTCCACTCCGGTGGCACGCAGGCGGTACTGCGTCTGAACCCGGAGGCACGTCTCCTGGTTCGACGTGAGGTCGAGGATCTCGTCGGGCAGCGCTAGGGCCCCAGGCGACAGCACGTTACCGTGCCGGTACACCGTGGTGGGAGAGGGGCGCGCGGGCTGGTCGTACCCGCCAGAGAACGTCGCGCCGGACACCTTGAGCGCTCCGGGCTGGGCGGTGACGACCGTGATGGGGATCGAGTTGCCCGCCACGCCTGGAGACGCGTAGAAGTCCACCTCGGAAGCGTTAGCGCGCGCCGTGACGAGCGCCGACCCAGGCCACAGGGGGTCAGAGGCAGCCATCTCGATGTTAATGGCCGTGGCCTCCGGGGTCGCCCCCACCTGGAACTCGCCGGGCGCGGCGGGCGCCGCCGACCGTGCGGTGAGCACGAACCCTCCAACGTCGATGGTGTCGCCGTCCGAGAGGGCCTTCACGTCGATCACCACCACGAAAGCCGTCGCTCGCCCTGCGGGAGCGACGAGCGCCCGCCACACCTCCAGGAACACGAAGTCGGTCCGCTTGACCGTCTTCGGTGTGCCGTCGTAGATCGTGGGTGGATCGAGGGGGATGATGTTCCAGCCAGGGGTCTTGGTGTTCGTGTACTCGACGACGATCGGCATCCCGGCCACGAGCGCATCCAGCCGCCGGATGACGAGCCCGTTGCGCAGGACCCCCCCGGTGATGACCTTCCTCCCGCTGTCGTCGGACAAGCGCCACGGAGCGGGCCCCACAGCAAGGTCGAGCGCCGGGCTCACGCGCCGGGAGGCCCGGAGCCAGCCCGATGGGGCCTGGTGCGACAGCACGTCGGCCCAGCGCTCGTCGAGGTTCAGCTGCGCGAGGTTGAGGTCCCGGTCGAGGACGGGCTTTCCCGCCTGGAGGACAACGAGGTTGGTCGCGCGCGACCCGGTGTGCCACCCCGTCGTCGTCGAGGTACCCACGACGCGTACCTCCTTGGGGGTGGTCCCCAGGGCGAGGGCGTCGTAGTAGTCGGTGCGGTCGATCTTCGGCATCTAAGCGGCCTTCGCGCGAGCTTCCGCGCCCCTCGTGTAGGTTCGTACCCGGTGGCAGTTCGCGCACACGAGCTCGCACTTGGCGATCTCGGCGAGGACCTTGGAGCGACTCCAGGACCACATGTCGGTCACCTCGGAGTGCTTCTCTCCTCGCACGTGGTCGAAGTCCATCGCGACTGATGGGTAGGTGCGCGTGCAGTCCATGCAGGGGTTTGATTTCAATACAAACAACCAATCACGAAACTCGATTAGCTTCTTTGTCTTAGGGGTGGACCGCCCCTCATGCGTCTTAATGCGATGACACACACAGCAGAGAAGGTCGCACTTCGCGATCTCCTCCAGAACAAGCTCGCGACGATAGTTCGTCATACTACTTACTGTGTACTTCTTCACCCCGCGTACATGGTCGAACTCCATGACGTAGTGCGGATACAGGTTTACGCACCGCCCGCAGGACTTCCCCTCCTTCAAAGAGCGGAGGAACTCGACGAAGTCAGCCTGCTTCCGTCGGTAGTAGGTGAGCATCTTCTCGCGGTTCTCTGCGGTCCACGCCTGACGCGCAGGCTCATATCGCTCCTTGTTAGCGTGGTAGCGCTCGCGACTCCTGGCGTTGTGTGCCTTGGGGTCCGCGTAGTATTGCTCCATAGCACGCGCGATGGCTTGCTCTCTATGCTCGATGTAGTATTGAGCGTTATATGCTCGTTTTCTTTCTGACATAGTTGTTATGTTAAAAACTTATTCTCCACGTGATCTTGAGCCGGCCCCTCGCGGGTTTGTTAATTACACCGAATGTGAAGTAGTTAAATAGTAAATCCTTACCGCGAACATCCACGGTCGGATCATATTGAAGCGGTTTTTGACTAATTGGATTCGTCACCGCGGGGTTCGGAGAGGCCGGCAGGAGGAGCGCCATCTCGTTGAGGGGGGCGACCGCCTCGCCGTCCGCCAGGACGGTCACGAAGTCCACCACGTTGGTGTCGTAGGAGACGGCTCGTCCCGCCTGGTCCCGATTTTGGACGGCCGCGAACGTCTTGCGAAACACCTCGCGGTTCAGCCGACGCTGCTCGGGCTGGGGGCGGTCGGGGTTGTTGGGGTCCTCGCCGGTCGCGCCAGTCCCCACGGCGAGCATCGTGACCCCGTTGTTCTGCCCCGCCGTCGGCAGGCGCGAGTCGCGTACCAGCCGACACATCGCGATCGAGGCGTCGTACACGATCGTGTTGGGAATGAGGCGGGTGAGGACGAGCTCATCCTCCGCGTCGTATAGCTCCAGCAGGACGACGCCCTTGGCGTCCTGCGTGGTGCGCTGGTCATGCTGGAAGATGTGCATGCGGGTCCTCTCGTATAATGGGCGCAGTCATGGAACAGGAACACAATACGCAGCGGGACTGGGAGGTCATCCACCAAGGTCCCCATCGTCTCCTGACGACGTCCTCCATGGAGTCTCACACCATCACCTACCCTGCGCAGGTCGTGGGGCAGGCGATCGTCGTCGGGGGTAAACCACTCCATGAGGATCCTCCTGTTCAACGTGTTCATCCTGTGGGTCGGGTGTAGCTGCGGCACCTCAGGGCGAAAGATCCCCTCCATCCAGGAGCCTAAGGCCCCGCCGGGGCCAGACGTCCCCTCGAGTGGTGGGTGCGAGCAGATCAAGCGCTGCGCGTAGTCAGCTCTGGACGGGCCCCCGCGTTCGATGTGGGATTATGAGCGAGCCCACAAAACTATCAGACCAGGCTCAGAGCCTGGATGAGATCGAACGGCGCATCCGCCTCGCGGCCTACAAGCTGGCCGATGACGCAGCCCGAGGCGGCTTAGCCTCCGATGGAGGCGCTAGGGAACTGCTGACCACCCTCAAGATCTGGCAGCAGGGGCTGCGCGGAGAGATCCCAGAGTCGATCCGCGCCACCCTGACGAACCCGAACTATCCCACCTACTTCGAGGATGTGCAGACCCCGGACTTACGCAAGCCGCCTCCGGGCTAGGGGAGTAGCTCGATCGACACGAGCCAGGGGGCCGGCGCGAGCACGTAGGCGGGTCCCTGACCCCTGCGGTCGAGTGTGGGGGTTCCCGGATGCTTCCCTCCGCGCGGGCGGAACAGGCCCCCGACCAGCATCGCCCCGACGTTGGTGCCGTCCCGCGGGCGCGGGAACGTCTCCTCGTAGCCCTCAAGCTCGATGTTCGGCCCTCCACCCCCGTCGTCGCCCGGCCCGTCGCCTGTCGTTGGAGGTCCGTCATCTGGGTCGTCGCTCGCGACCCAGACGCGCTGACGAACACCCCCGTCCTCGATGCGGCGCTCCGCCTGTAGGAGCAGCGAGCGGTCCACGTCGAGGGGGTCGTAGCCCGCGGACTTTCCCGTCGAGTCAGGGTCCGCGTAGTCCCTGCGCGTGGGGCGGCTCATCCACAGGGGGTAGAAGGGCGGGGTGCCCTCCCCGTGCTCGTGCGGCGACCCCGCGACGGCCATCGACTCCAGCGTCTCGGGGTGGGTCATGCGCGCGGGCACTCCCTCCACCTCCACAACGCCCTCGTACACCACAGGTAGCTGGACCGCACCGTCGTCGCGCAGCTCGACCACGGGGGGTTCCCACCAGTGAGTCGTGCCTAGGGGGCGTGCGCGGAACAGGCGCGCGAGGCGAACGCCGGCCGCATCCATCGAGGCCACGCCAGCGCGTGCGGGCACGCTGAACCTTGCGGGCAGCGCGTCTGAGAGGTGGTCGCCCGAGGAGGTCATCGCGCTGCGTCCGAGGACCGCAGCACGCTGCGGTCCCACCTCGCCGGGAACGTCACGAGCCGCAACGCGCACGCGCGCACCCAGGTGCTCGACCAGGCCGAGAGAGGCGGGTCCGACGCCTACGAGCACTCCCTGAGCGGACCCGTTCGCACTCGGGGCCTCCTCGTACCCGGCGCGAACCACCACGCTCGCGTCGTCGATCCTGTCAGATAGCCACCCGGAGGGGAGTGGGGTGCCTGGGGCCTGTACCACCGCTCCCCAGGCTGGGTCGAGCAGGACGCGAAGGTTCGTTGACACCCGCGGGTCTACGTCCTTGAGGGGCAGCCGCCAGGACGCGAGGGCACCAGGGTTAGCGGGGTCGAGCAGCAACCCCACCGTGCGACGAGCCCCGGCGGGTGGGGGCAGGAAGACCGCAACGCGGTACAAGCGGGCTCCCGAGGTCGCGGCCACAGTGGCCCCCGGCGAGGCGCGGACGGATCCCGCCAAGTCGACAGGCGAGAGGGGGATAGGGGGGGCCCCCTCGACGAACACGATGCCTCCCACGAAGGAGATACCCACCTCGACGCGCACGGGACCCGCGAGGATGGGGACGCTCGTGCGGAAGGCCGCACCCGCGCGGACCTCCGCGACCCCGCGCCGCAGGTGCACCTCGACTCCGTGGTCGGCGTCGCCGAGCACGAGGCGTACGTCCGATCCCCCCGGGTCCACCCGCGCCGACATGCGCAGCAGGAACGCGGTGGGCAGGTCGATGTCGGAGGACGGGCTTCCGTCCGCGCGCAGCGCGACGGGAGAGGACACCCATCTCCCCCCGGTCGTCATCCACCCGGACAGCGCAGGATCGGTACCAGACGACAACCCAGCTCCGTCCGGCAACCAGACGCGCTCGACGCCTCCGTCCATGACGGTGACGAGGGAGGCGAGGACAACCCGACGATCCCCGTCGCACACGTCGACCCACAGGTCGCCAGTTCCCGTCTCCTCTCTTACGGCCGCGGTCGAGACCACCTGCACCATCGCGCCCCGCTCCATGAGCGGGGTTAAGAGGGCCGCGCCGGCCGGATGAGCTCCTCCGTCCCCTCGCAGGGTGACAAGACCCACGGAGGGCGTCACCTCTGCGGGAGGTACTTCGACCCAGTCGGCCGATGGAAAGGCAACCGGTAAGGGGGAGTCGACGACGAGAGCACGGTCGGGAAGGCGCGCGCCGTACGCCTCTCCCACGACAGCCTGCCAGGTGGACCGACCCACGATAGACCCGAACATCCCAGCGCCCTGCGTCAGAGGGTCCGCGACGCCCCGAAGGAGGAGGGGCGCGCGGAGCGGAGGTCTCGCGCCTCCGCTGGCTTGGACGAGCGCGGCCTCCGCGGAGGCTGCGGAGGCCGACACCTCCGCTCCGCGCACGTCGACCCGGAGGATCCAGGTCGAGGACGTCACGCCGAGGTCCAGGGTTCCTCGAAGGCTGCGTCCTCCCTCCTCGTCCGGGTCTACCGGCAGGGGATCGACGAGGTCCAGCAGCACCTGAGACAGGTCGTTCCGGTGCACGCGTGCGATCACGAGAGCTCCCGCCTGAGGCCCGGAGGCAATCCGTAGGCGGTCTCCCGGTCGAAGCGCCCTGGTGAGTCCTGTCTGGCTGACGACACGCAGCGTCGTGGGGGTCTCCGCCCGCAGGTCAAGGGCCGGAAAGAGCCCCCACGCGGACGCGTCGGTCCATTCCCCGTTGCCCGTGAGGAGGCCCAGGTGACGAAACCCCTCGACGTCAACGACGGCCGCAAGGGCCATCGTCCCTCCGTCATGCACGCCGATGGCCGCGCGGGGGGAGAAGGCGGGGGAGTCGGGAGGGTCTACGACGACGCGCCCCGTGAGGAAGCTGCGCCCCGCGTCGCGCGCAGGAATTGGCGTGGTGGCGAACACCGCGTCAGGGTCAGCCATCACCACCACACCATCCTGGGTGGGTCTGGCGTCTCCAGACCCACGCACGTCCCAGAGAGAGGCGAACGCCGCGGGGTCGAGCGAGACGCGCACCCGGACGAAGCGCCCTGACAGGGGAGTGGGTGGAGAGTAGCCGAGGCGGCGACCTACTCGCATCCCGATGGGGTCTCCGAGGAGGCTTGCACGAGAGCGGTCCTGCGCGAGGTACCGATGGGCGACCCGCAGGGGCTGCGGGTTTGGAACCGGACCTCCCACCACGAGCGTCATGCGCCCGCGCGACCCGGGGGGTCCCACGGGCATCCCGACCTGCCCGAGGCGTGCACCGGGGAGACCGACGCGCATCGGGAGGACCGCGTGGGGAACCGAGATGGCCTCGATCTCCACCAGCGTGCCCGGCGGGACGGGGGTCTTGGGGCGCACCGCTCCGAGGTAGGGGTCAAGGTCCTCGACCTCGGCGACCTTCCCCGCGACCCGAAGCACCACGTCAGCGATCGTCGCGGGAAGGTGGGGACCTAGCCGCGAGACCCAGGGACCACCACCGAACACGAGGGGGAATCGCTTGGACATGCCCCCATCCTACCGCGGGGGTGACGGGCTCCCTACCAGTGGAAGCGGAAGCTGTGCGTTGGCCCGCGCTTCTCCACGATGATCTTGTCGGCCTCCAGGCGGGCAATCGTGTCGGCGTGGAGCTCGCCGTAACGGTCCTCTGACGTGTGCCGGCTCTGCTCGGCGTAAGGCTTACAGAACACCAGGACGTCGTTGTACTGCTGCGTCACCAGGCGCTCGTGCGCGGTATTGCGGGCCTGCTCGGCGCGCTCGGTGATGTCGCGCAGGCCCTGCGCGGTGAGGGGTTCGGCGGACGGGGTGGATGTTGACTTGCGGGTGCGCGGCTTAGCCTTGGTCATGGCAGTCCTCTTGGTCGGATGGACGGGGCGCGGAGGAACCCAGAAGCTGGGTCCTGACTTCCTCCGCGCCTTCGTGATCCTTTGGATCTTCTGGGCGGCCGTTATCGCCCACGGGTCGTAGGTCCCTAGCGACCACATCTCCCGCACGAGGGAGTCAGCGCGAGACCTCTTGACGGAGCTGACGATCTGGGGGGAGGATGCCGCCCATGCGCGATACAGTGTTCTCGTGGGCGGACGGGGCGCACATCTCGCAGGAGATCGCCCCGACCTTCTAGTCAGCTCGGCTCCTCCGGGCCGCCTCGGTTCTCCCCCATGGCCACGACACGAGAAGACATCAAGCGGTGGGTCGCCACGGGGGTTGAGAACGGGTCGACCCACGTGATCGTGCTGTGCGACAGCTTCAGCTACGAGGACTTCCCCGTCTACGTGCAGCCCGGTGAGGACGTGCGCGAGGTGGAGCGGGCGCACCTGCGGAACCCCATGACGCGCACAATGGAGGTCATCGACCTGCGGCCCCTCGCGGGGACCTGCAAGGCCCTGCCCGCGCCCCAGGCTCCCGAGCAACCCGATCAGTTTCCCGTGGACCTCGGGTCGGTGGTCGACGAGCTGTAGCGCCCGACCAGGGTGGGGCTGTTTGAACGAAGTCCCCCCACAGGACGGCCGGCTGCTCGGGTGCTACGACGAGGCCGAGGTTGTTGTCGCGCATGCCCCTACGTCGAAGAGACGGGCGGGGCGGATCTGTTCCTACTTGGCGAAGTACTTGGCCCAGTTCTCCTCGGGCGTCAGCTTGGGGTCGTATAGGCCACAGTCGTCCGCGTGACTCACGTCGTCCGTGCGCTCCTGTATGTTGTAGTGGTATCCCGCAAGGTAGGGCAGGGCCTCGCCACCGAGATCCCGCACCGTGGGGATCGCGCACGCATCATAGGGCGCGGTGACGGGCCGGTCCCGATAGTCCAGCCACACGTTCTCCCGACGGGTCGACATCGCCTTGCCGGTCACCACGTCGCGCGTGGACCCGAACGCCCGCTCCCCCCGCGCGAGGATCACCTCGTCGAAGACGGGATCGACCTTGAATCCGTAGACCTTCTCGATCTGGTGGTGGAGCGTCACCATATGTACGTCCACGCAGCAGTTCCGAGACATGAGCACCGGGTCGAGCAGCTCGTTTTCCAGGTCGTCGAGCACGCGATCGTCCAGGTAGTGGTCTCCCCACTGGGATTCGAGGGTGGACATCGCGAGGGGGCGTGCCCCCACCCAACGTACACCCCGGACCAGCCTGACCATGTTGTCCTCGGACATCGCCCACTGAAGGGCGGCCTCCTTGACCGTGATGAGCTTGTGTAGCTGGAGGACGGACCTCCAGGCCCAGCGTAGGTGCCGTCCGTCCTTGTCCCGCAGGGGGTAGCGAGCGTTTTTGTCCTGGCTCCAGGTACGTTCGACCAAGTGGATGGAGGCCGCGTTGACCTCGATCCCATGGAGCTCGAACATCGTCTCGGCGGTCGCGTAGGGGTCGACGACTCGCTTGAAGCGGTCGCGCAGGTCCGCGAAGGCGGCCCACTCGGGAGGCGTCTCGATTGTCATGCTGGGAACGCCTTGTCAGCGAGCTCCTGCCGCATCTGGGGAATGAACAGCTCATACTCGGCCCAGGCCGTCAGGTCGGGGAACCGTGACTCATTCCCGTCGTCAAGCACGTCGAGCAGCATGGGCAAGAGCTGGTTGTTGTAACGGTTCACGACCTGCATTAGCTCGCCGCGAAACGAGTGGTAGCGCGTGAGGAACGGCCCCACCTCGACGCCTCTTCGCCGGAGCTCTTCGGTTAGGTTCGGAGCGAGTGCGTCGGTCAGCAGGTCCATCCCCTGGGCCTGCGACCACTCGCCGAGCGTCCGCGTCCCTTGGTTCTCCATGCGAAACCCGAAGTGCGGCACGTCCTCGGGGATACCGCTCGCGGGGTCACACAGGCGAGCCCGCAGCAGGTCGGGGACTGAGTAGCTCGCGTTGGTGTTCGACAGCAGCCAGCGCCACTTGCGTGGGCTGTCGATGATTCCGAAACCTGAGTTGCAGTCGAAGTGGAACGTCCTGAACGGCATGGCTACGCCTTGGTCTTGGGTGGGGACATCCTGTGGCTGAGGCGGTGAATGAACCGCAGGACCTGCGCGGTTGAGTCCTCACCTGGCAGGGGGTTGTTGAAGGTGTCGATCGCGAGGGCCGCCACATCAAAGATCGGGTCCCGCGAGGGTTTTGGTTGGTCCGGGGCCTCGTAGATCACCTTGGGGTCCTTGCTCACGAGAACCTCCCCTTCAGCGCGACGCGCACCTCCTCTAGGTACCCCGGCGTGAGCTCGATGTAGTGCGCGTCGGGGATGTCGGTCGCGAACACGCTGTGCGTGGCGCAGATCACCTGGAGGTTCTTGTCCTGCATGATGCGCGGCATTGCGCCCCAGAGGCGGGCCTGCATGTCGAGGTCTAGCGACTGGTCGGGCTCGTCGAGGATCACCGTGTAGGGGCCTGCCGGGATCTGCGGGGTGAACAGCTTCTCCCGCATCTTGCGCACGCGGTTGGCCCAGAGGTCGTTGACGCCCTGCTCGGTGACCCTCCAGTCGATCATGGGCCACTCAGGAACAGGGGGCGCGGCGGCCCCACGCCGCATGAGAGGCGTCCGCCCAGTTGGCTCTGAGGGCTGCGCCTTGGGGCGCGCGATCGTCATGTACTGCGAGAGCGCGCGGTCCAGCAGGCCCATCTGGTTCTGTCCTGAGCTTCCCTTCTGGTTCATGGTGAGGAACCCCTCGAAGAAGAAGTCGTCGTCGAACCCTCCGAGGCTCAACCCATAACGGGTGCCGGCCGACGCGGTCACGGTGGCTTGCGCATCGTGCTCAAGAAGCAGGCCGAAGTTATCCTCCTCATCCGCCCCAAAGCCGGGGAAGAAGGCGCGGATCGCATCCTCGGTCACCACGCTCCGCCCGCCCTGCTCGGAGCAGGTGAGGCGAGAGAGCGCCTTGAGGATGGTGCTCTTACCCGCACCGTTACGTCCCCACAGGACATTGAGGCCCGGCTTGAAGCACACTTCCGTGAGCGCGCGCAGCGCCTCTACCTGGGACCACCAGGGGACGATCGACCGGGCGGAATCCTTGACGAGCAGACGCGAGATCACGGGTCCCTCCACGGGCCCAGGACCTCTCCCGTCGCCCCATCCCTCTCCACGACCATCTGCACCGTCCCCTTGGCGGGTCCATCCTTGGTCCAGTAGTCGTAGAGGTACGTCTTGCCCTCGACGAAAACGTAGCCCCTCATGTTGTGGTTGGTGAGGTCTTGCAGGTCAATGAGACCCGGCACGACGCGCCGAAGGGGCAGGATCAGCCCTCCGGCCTGGGCCGTCTTAGCCGCGGTGGCCTTCTCGATCTTCTCGATCTTCAGGAGGTCCTCGACGGAGAAGTCCGTCGACGCGATGAGGTCACGAACCCGCGCAACTGGTACGCCCCGCAGGGCCTCCAGGATGACCTTCTTGCAGGAGGGACAGTAGGTGGGGTCGTTCTGCACGTCCTGACAGCCTTGGCCAGACCCTTGGTAGTCGTAGGGAAGGGCGCAGTGCGCGCAGCGTTTTCTCTGGTGTGTCACCCTGCTCACCCGAGGTGCCACAACGCGCGAGAGCTGTGCGATCGTGGGGTATGTCTTTGTCCCGCACGGCTGGCTGGATCCCGAGCTCCTTCCGATCCCCGGAGGACGAGAGCGACCCGAACCTCAACCGAAAGCCCATCGTCCTCGACGTACTGGGACCCGACTTCCGCACCTCGCTGCTCGGAACGGACCTCAAGCTGGTACTGCACGCCAACCCGAGTCAGGTGTCGGTGACGCGACCCAAGCTCACGACGACCGCCAACACGGAGCGAGGCCGCGTCCGCTGGCACTACGGGCAGGCGGTCGCGCAGTTCTCCATGGAGGGGGCCACCGGGGGGTTTGTTCGCATGTACGCGGGCCTGACCGGGCTCGCCTCGATGGCCCGCAACATCCCGTCACGAAGGGAGACCATCGCGTACGAGCGGTACCGAGACCTGCTGGCCCTGTTCCGCAACAACGCGTGCGTCTACTCATCGCGGGGCACGCCGATCCACTATGGGGTCATCGTGGTGACCTACGACGGAGCGAGCTACCGCGGCTGGTGGTCGAGCTTCACCTCCGCGGAGGACGCCTCCCGTCCGTACCAGTTCACGGTGAGCGCCGACCTCCAGGTGCGCGAGGAGCGCCGCGTGGCACGATCTCCCGCCTAGTAGGCGCTCAGCTCCGCCCCGCGACATGATCCCCACGGGTCTCCTAGAAAGGACTCATCGTCATGAGGCTCACACCGCTCGCCAAGGGATTCATCACGCTCGTCATTCTCTCCGTAGTGGGGATCGTCTTGTGGACGAACCCGGGGCTGCGCAGCAAGCTTGCCCCCTCGAAGCCAACCCAGGAATCGCAGGTCCCGCAGATGGCGCAGTTGCCGGGCAGCAAGCAGGTCACGGCGGACAAGCTGTCCGGTCAGCCGGGCTGCACCGACCGCCCAGAGGTCAAGCTCTGCATCCCGGCCTGGAACGGCCAGATGGGGCTCATCTACGCCACGGGAGGTGCGCAGGCGGGTCAGGGGAGCCTCATGTGCCGTCAGGGGGTTAACCTGCGCCTGGTGCGCGAGGACGACACAGCGAAGGCGTTCGCGGCGATCAGCACCTTCGCCACGGCCTTCCAGAAGGGAGAGCGGCAGCCCGCAGGCTGCGCGGGCATGGTCGTGATGGGCGACTCGCTGGCGCTCCACTACAACAACCTGAACACCCAGCTTCGCACCGTCTGTCCGCGCTGCGAGGCCAAGGCCGTCGCGGTCCTCGGGTTCAGTGCCGGGGAAGACGTGGTGATGGTCCGCCCCGAGGCTCAGAAGGACCCGCAGAAGTTGCGCGGCAGCTACATCGCGGTCGTGCCCGGTGACGGGGACTACAACCTCCTCGTGCAGGGGGCCGCGATCAACAACCTGCCGGTGAACCCGAACTACAAGGTGTTCGACCCGAACGCCATCAACATCTACGCGGTCGCCGACTACCTCAAGGCCGCGGAGGCGTACATCGCCTCCCACTGCGAGAAGCTGCCCGACGCGAAGACCGGCGAGGTCGCACAGCACTGCGTCGATGGTGTCGCCACCTGGACGCCGGGCGACGCGAACATCGCCGAGCAGCGAGGTGGCCTCGTTCCGTGGATCTCGACGCGGGACTTCCCCCGCCAGATGCCAACCACGCTCATCCTCTACGGCCCCTGGGCCGAGGCCAACATGGACCTCGTGACGGGGATGCTCGTCGCGGCGTTTCAGGGCAACGAGGCCGTCATGCGCAGCGATACCGCGCTCCACGCGGCGGCAGGCTTCTCGGCGCTCGTCTACAACGAGAAGGATGGCACCTACTGGAAGCGCTACTTCACGCGGCACGCCGAGACGGACAAGACCGGACAGCAGGTCGAACTCGGAGGGTCGTCGGTCGCCTCGTGGGCCGTGGCGAACGGCGTCATGACCAATGGCGTCTTCGAGGCCGTCTACCAGAACTTCGGGAACATCTTCCACAAGATGGACCCCGCCACGCTCCCGACGGTCCCCCCGTACTCCCAGGCGGTCGACCTGCGCTACATGGATCAGGCGGGATCGAAGCTCAAGCTCTTGAACCAGGCGGGTACCCCTGACGCTCCCACCTTCTCGGCCGCGACCCCCATGACGCGGCAGGTTGGTCGGCGCTCCTGGGCGATCCAGTTTCAGTCGGGGAAGGCGACCTTCGACCCGGCGACCTACGCGACGCTGGATCAGCTTCGCACCCAGGCGATGATCGCCACCGGAACCATCATGGAGGTCCATGGACACACGGACTCGGCGGGCAGCCCAGCACGCAACATGATCTTGTCCCGCGAGCGTGCGGCGGCGGTCCAGCAGTACCTCATCGGGAAGTCGAACGGCGTCCTCACCCTAGCTGCCGTGCGCGTCTTCGCACACGGGTCCGACCAACCTGTCGCCGACAACTCGACCGCTGAGGGCCGCGCGCAGAACCGACGCGTCGAGGTGGTCGTCGGGGCGGTCAACTAGCTATGGCGACCCCACGCGTGACCTCCCTGCTCAGGCCCGCCGCGCCCTACAGCGTCGCGCTGTGGGCGGTCGCCTGGGGCGCGCTCGCGCTGGTCCTGTGGACGCGCGACACTCCGTCTGTCCTTCCATCACCGGCCGGTGTCCTTCAGGCGCTCGCCGGCCTGTGGTGGCACGGGGGCCTGGGGCCGGAGCTATTCGCTACGATGCGGCTCATCGGTCACGCGACCCTCATCACGGTCGTGCTGTCGCTCGGCCTGGCCTACCTGAGCGTGGTGCCGGCGTTTCGACCCCTCGTCCATGCGGTCGCCGGCCTACGGTTCGCGGGCATCCTCGGGATGTCGGTGCCCTTCACGGTGGCGTTCGGAGGCGGTCATCCCCTCAAGGTCGCGCTCCTAACCTTCGGGATGAGCACGTTCCTCGTCGCGGCCACTGCCCAGGTGGTCGACGCGATCCCGGCGTCGACCTACGACTACGCCCGCACCCTCGGAGGGTCGCGGCTGCGTCTCGTCTGGGAGGTCGTCGTGCGGGGTACGCTGCACGACATGCTCGACGCGCTCCGTCAGAACGTCGCAATGGGATGGGCCATGATCACCGCCGTCGAGGGGATCTCGCGCGCAGAGGGTGGGATCGGCGCGCTCGCGCTCAACCAGGAGAAGCACTTCCTGCTCCCCGAGGTGTTCGCGGTCGTGCTGGTGGTCACTCTCGTGGGAATCCTCATCGACTACCTCATGCGCCTGCTCATCGACATCCTGTGCCCCTACGTGGCGATCACGAGGGCAAAATGAGCCGAACCGCCCCGCAAGGGGTCGAGCTCGAGGCCCTCATGCAGGACCCGGAGTTCCGCCGCTCCGTGCAAGTGCAGCTTGCGGCGCAGGGGTTCCTCGCGCAGGTGAGACGCCTCTTGTTGGCCCAGGGAGTGCCCAAGGAGGCCCACGCGCGCGTGCTCGCGAAGTGCCTTGGCTGGACCGAGCGTCAATGCAGCGCGCTGCTCAAGGACGCGAACCGCTTGACGGTTGAGCACGCGACCCACATCGCTCATGCGTTCGGATTCCGACTACGAATCACGATGGAACCGTAGACAGCTCCGCCCCGCGCGACGGACCCGACACGTCCTCATGGACAACCTGATCAACAGCGTGAGGGCGTAATGGCTAGCTTTGACTGGGAGCTCCAAGATCAACTCGTGACGGCGACGGAGGAGGGGCCGGTCGCCCAGTGGTGCGACCGGCTGGCCTCGCTCTACAAGAAGGCGGGCGGTCAGGTGGCGCAGATCAACTGGAACAAGGCCCCCCTGTACGTCGCGGGCGACATCGTGGAGGGCGCGACATGCGGCGGTCTCCTGCCTCGTCTACGACAGGTGCTGGTGGAGTACGTTGGGACCAAGAAGAGTGCCCCGTGACCGACACCATCCTCAAGGTCGACAGGGTGTGCCAGCGTCGTGGTGACCGGCTCATCCTGGACAACGTGAACTTCACGATCGTGGACCGCACGCGGGAGGGACGGACGACGGGGCAGGTCGTGGGGATCCTTGGACCGTCGGGCGTAGGCAAGACGACCCTCCTGCGGATCATCGCTGGCCTAGACGCGCCGGAGTCGGGTGCGGTGATAGACCTCACGGGAAGCCGATTGACCGACGACGTGGGACTGGTGTTCCAGCACTACCCCCTGCTCATACACCGAACCATACAGGACAACCTGGAGGTCGTGGGGCGCATGAGCGGGATGTCTCGCCGGGAGGCGAGGGACTGCGCCCTCTACTTGCTTCGTCAGTTCCGGCTGGAGGAGTGCGGACACCTCTACCCAGCCGACGTGTCGGGAGGGCAGCGCCAGCGGGCCGCCATCGCGCAGCAGGTCGTCAGGCCGCGCCGGCTCCTGCTGCTCGACGAGCCCTTCTCGGGTCTTGATCCGGCCGTGCTGGAGGACGTCATCGGGGCGATCGTCGCGGTGGCGAACCAGCACGACTGGAACACGGTGATCCTCGTCACGCACGACGTGCGCGCGGCGCTCCTGGTGAGCGACACGCTGCTGCTGCTGGGTCGGTCGTCAATCCCGGGTGCGGGCCGGACGACCTCTGCGAGCATTCAGGGGACCTACGACCTCGTCAAGCAGGGACTGGCGTGGCATCCAGAACTCGTGGGGACGCCCGTCTTCGCTGAGGCCGAACGCGAGCTCCGCGACCGCTTCCGGAGCCTGTAGTTCAGCTCGACAGAACACGAAAACCTCATCTCCCCTTCCATGAGCACAGCCCAACTCCTCATTCCCTCCAAGCTGCGCGTGGGGTTCCAGGCGCGGTCCGACACCTACTCAGGACGTCTCGGGTTCGTCATCTACTTCGACGCCCAGGGGGTCCTGCGGAAGGCCACGGCCTGGTCCCGGTGGTGCGCCCGAAGCACCCCTCCTATCGACCCAGTCGACTACGACAACCTCCCCACCGAGGGGTTCGTCCTCAACAGGGACGGCGGGGGGTCCCGACACTCGTACGGCTGGCACGTGCGGAACCCCTTCGCGCGCGTCTACGACCCGCGGGGGTTCGAGGTGGAGATCACCATCCCGAACCTGTTCCTCATCCTGCGCGAGGGGACATGCCACCCAGGTAAGGGCCTGGAAGGCAAGTTCGTCTACGCCTGGGACAATCAGCAGCTCGTGCTGTTGCCCGTCAAGTCCGTCGACTACGAGCAGTCCACCGGATTCACGGCTCTACAGGGCCTGGAGGTCACGGCGAAGGACCTCGTCGCCGGGCACACCTACGAGACGAAGCGCCAAGAGCATTGGGTGTACCTCGGGCGGTTTGATTACTACTACGCGGTCAGCGAGGGCCCCCCGCGAGCGTTGTGTCCGGACGAGACGCAGGGCAAGAAGCCCCCCAAACCCCGGAAGGACAAGGGGGTGCGGAAGAAGTACATCTTCGCGAAGCAGGCCGGCGACAAGTGGGTCCTCGTCTACCTCAACGAGCCCAAGGGGATCGCCCGCGTGTCCTCGACGACGACCCCGGACAACTTCGCGCACCTCGTCGACCTCCACACGCGAACCTTCCGTGGCAGCCGAGTCGAGAAGCTGGTGCTACGCCCGTCAAACGACAGGCAAACACCCCACGGATACGATAAATGGGCGTACGAGATCGAACCTGGGACCTTTGCCCTCGCGGAGACGTACTCTCGTGGGGGTAAAGGACAGTACACCCACATCGAGAACAAGGTCTCGCTGCGGGCCGGCACACTGGTCATCCAACCCCACGTAAACGGGTATGCGTTTGCTCCCGATTGCCCCCGGGAGCACTGGCAGAAACGGGCCGAAGGAATCGAGTGGCGCGAGCCCACCGATGAGGTGCTGTACGCGCGCCTGGAGTGCGGGGTCGAGATTCCTGTGGTCCCCTGGCACATGAGAAAGGACTGAGCCCCATGTCGAGCACCCAGTCAAACACCGACGACAAGATCGAGGCCCTCCTCCAGCGCATCCAGCAGCAGAAGGACGCGATCGCCGAGCTTGAGCGTCCGTCCTACAAGACGAACCTCACGTTCTCGTTCGCCGAGGGGGACAACCGTACGCACAACCTCCACACGGTGAGCAGCGTGGCGACCCTCATCAAGATGGCCGCCCACGTGCAGGCGCAGGCCCGCGACTACCACGAGGCGGCGGCCAGCCTTATCAGCGAGGACAAGGTCCCCCCGTTCCTGTGGAACGGGTTCTCCGCGACCGACTGGGTACACGACATCCAGATCCTCATCAGGCGGTGCGCCCTCAAGGCAGAGCGCGACAAGCTCGCCGCGATGGAGGAGGCCCTACACAAGATCCTGAGCCCGGAGCGCAAGGCCCAGCAGACGATCGCCGACATCGAGAAGCAGCTTGGATGAGCGAGGTCAAGGTTACCTGGGTGATCGAGGCGGAGGTGTTTCCCGCCGACGGAGTGGCTGCGCTTGAGGCTGAGGCCATTCGGGCGGGGCATCACGTCGTCGGATGGAAGGATGAGTGGAAGGACCCGCCCAGCCCCATCCAGCCAGCGGGGATGAACGTGGCGAGCCCGTTCGTGTTCCGCGGCAGCCTGGGGAACGCCCTCTGGGTGCGTGAGAACCTGGCCTGGCGGCCGGGCGCGTACTGCGACGCCCAGGCGTTCTGCTGCACGAGCTACTACCCCCGCGCGGAACGATGGCTCCTCTGCGGAGCCAAGTGGCGCGCTCTGACCGCCCAGCAGTTCGTCGCGGAGGCACTAGACCAGCACCTCCAGCACTTCTTCGTGCGTCCCGACAGCCCGCTCAAGCCGTTCTCCGGGCGACTCCTCACGCGCGACCAGGTGTCGTGGGAGGCCATCGACTACGGGCTCTACTACGACGCGCGCGACCTCCTGGTGGTCGTCTCGGAGCCGCGGACGATCACGGCTGAGTGGCGCTTCGTGGTGGTCGACAGGCGGGTCGTCGCTGGGAGCGAGTACACCGCGCTCGGTCGCGCCGCGGTCCGCAGGGTGGAGGCCGGTCCCGCGTGGGACTTCGCGCAGGTGGTCGCCAGCGCGCTTGAACCCCCCGAGGACGTCTACGTGCTCGACGTATGTGAGGTGGACGGCCGCTACTACCTGCTGGAGCTCAACCCGTTCAGCGGAGCCGACCTCTACGCATGTGATCCCGCAGCAGTCATGCGCGCGGTGTCCGAGGTGGCACGGCGCGGGTTCACACCACTACCTCCTGTTCAGCTCCCGCCCTTCGTGCCCCCGCGACCCTAGTTTGTCTGGGTGCCTAATCTCTCAGCCGTTTTGTGGCAGGTCTCGTGCGAACCGCTGGGTCCGGACAGTTCCAAGGCTGTGGGGCAACATCTCCGAGCAGTCACAACGAGATCATCGGGCGGCTCAGCGGCCTCAAGCGAGTCGATGCTGAAACATCGCAGCCAGCGGCGAGGCGGAAGGTTTGTCGCCGCGCTGGGATCTCCCTATCATGGGGTCCTAGTCATGCAGCTAAACCCAACGGACAGGGCGATCGCACGACGACTCGCTGCGGGCCGGGTCCCTGATGTCCCTTACGAGAGCCCGTACAAGAAACTCCCAGTGGATGTTCGCCGGGAGTTCAAGCCCGCGATGCGCCACCTCGAGGAGGTAGCGCAGGTCACGCGGGCCGCCGCGCACGCGCTGGAGAGCGGGATGCAGGTGCGCGACGAGGGGAGGCGGGCGTGGAACCCCTCTCGCCTCAGGAACGGCCACGAGCTCCTCCGTTACGCTCCCATGCACCTGCGACGAAACGGCCTCACGGCGCTCGCGGATGAGGTGGGTGCAGCGGTCGAGAAGGTGATCGCGGAGGACCTCCAGATCGTCGGGGACGAGTAGGCATGGCCCGCGCGGACGACCCCCCGACGACGCAGGTCGCACCCGCGACGTACTACTACCGCCTACCCACCTCCCCTGCCTACCAGGTGACGGAGCGTGAGGGACCCCCGCTGCTCCCGAGCGGTGACGCGAACCTGCGCGGGTGGGCTCCGTTCCTCTTGCGGGTCGACCCGCCTCCTGCGCTGACCCCCAAGGACAAGAAGGCCGTACCCTCGAACTACGCGGGAGCGGTGAGCGGAGTGACGCCGGCCGCCAAGGGGTCTCGGGGGAGATCTGCCGGCCTGCGGACGGGGGAGGCGTTCACGGGGTCGGCCACCGGAGGAGGGCGCGAGCTGGACCCTACGTCCCCGCAGGTGGGGGACCGCCAGGTGGCCCGGTCGGTGCGAGAGCAGGTGGACATCGTCGCCTCGACCCCACCGATCGTCCTGTACATCAACCCCACGTCGTTCTCGGTGACGCGCACGAAGGTCCAGCAGCTCCAGGACCGGAGCCGCTACGGCTACGTCTACCAACCCTGGGGGGAGGAGGCGGAGAACCTGGCCATCTCCGTCCAGTGCGGAGCGTTCCTATCGCCAGGTCGCGGGATCCAGCGGGCGAGCCGCGCGGACTCAGCGGCCTGGCAGCAACTGGAGGCCCTGCTGGCGCTCTACCAGAGTGGCGGGAGCGTCTACGACCCCTACGGTGAGGTGGTGGCTCCCATCGCGGTGGGTCGCACCACCGTGCGCTATGACGGATGGACGTACTCAGGGCACCTCGAGCAGCTGTCCTGGGCCGAGGACGAGCGGACCCAGCTTGGCGGCGTCCGGATCGAGCTCCAGATGGTCGCCGACATGGTGCTCGACGAGCAGGTAGCCACCCTGGCCCCGCTGCCCACGACGCGTCTCCCGTCGACTAACACCGTCGTGCTTCCCTCCGAGCCGAACCCCGCACAGAGCCAACCGCAAGGACCGCTCTTCCCGCGCCCCTTCATTCGAGGGTAGAAGTCCCCATGGCCCATGAATCTCCGCTCCGCGTCCTCCGGTCGACCGAGGACGCCTCCGTCAACTTCGTCGAGGAGGCGCTCGTCGGCTTCCTCGAGTCCCGCTTCGTGCGTAAGTGCGAGGACTACTTCGTCTGCTACCTATCATCCCAGACGGGATGCAACCGGGGATGCACCTTCTGCCACCTCACCGTCACAGGGCAGACCTCGTTTGCCGACTCGACCCACAACGACTTCGTGGGGCAGGCCGTCCAGGTGTTCCGCCACTACCGGAAGCAGAGGCGGCCCGCCCGCTACGTCCACTACAGCTTCATGGCGCGGGGGGAACCCCTGGCGAACCGCGTGCTGCTCGACTCGGCCGACTCCCTGCTCGTCAAGCTCGGCGAGATGGCGCGCGACGACGGCCTCGGGGTGAAGTTCAACGTCTCCACCATCATGCCGGCGACGCTGCACCGCGCGCTCCCCGAGGTGTTCCGACTCGTCCACCCGACGATCTACTACTCGCTCTACAGCGCCGACGAGGCGTGGCGGAGTCGGTGGTTACCGGGCGCGATGCGCCTCGCCGAGGCGCTGCGCCTGCTGCGTGAGTACCAGGAGTTCTCGAAGAAGTTCGTGAAGGTTCACTTCCCGCTCATCGCCGGGGAGAACGACTCGGTCGAGCAGATCGAGGCGGTGTGTGAGGCGATCGATCGAGCGCACCTTCTCTGCGACTTCAACCTCGTACGCTACAACCCCGCCTCCCCAGACCAGGGGAGGGAGAGCGACGAGGAGACGATCGAGCATCGTCTCGGGATCATCCAGCGACGCTTCAAGGGAAAGGTGCAGGTCATCCAGCGGGTGGGTTATGACGTTGCGGCATCCTGCGGGATGTTCGCCGCCCCGAACTCGACCTGACAGCTCCGCGGGTGACACGCAGCCCCAGCAGCCTCCATGGGCTCATTCAACACCGCCTGCGCGCTTTCCCACGTCTCCATGGGAGGCGGGCCCGCCGTCTTCATCCCGCTCGTTCGTGGCCTCTTCAACAAGGGCGAACCGATCGACGTCAGCGGGAATACGTCCATCGTGTCAAACGAGGGTCCGTACACGTTCTTCGTCGCGCTCTGCCCCCCGCTGTTCGGGCAGATGACCGACTACGGCCGACTAGAGAACGTGGAGGACACCCCCACGGCCCGGGCGGTCGCCCGAGCGTTCGGCAAGTCCCCACAGGAGTTCCTGGACGCCTGCGGGGACTCCCAGACGGCTCCGGGCTTCGTGTTCCGATCGAGCGGGGGTTACGTGCAGGTCAATGAGCGCGTAGGGGGCTGCTTCGTGCACCGGCGCGTCTGGGACGAGATGTCGACGCGGTTCCTCGATGAGTGGGGTCGTGACGGCCGCTCCCTGTGGCTGAGTGACGCGGCCCTGTACCCGCGCGTCCTCACGATGATGGGATTCGAGCAGCAGGGCCAGGACCTCAGGCGGGACCGCTACAAAATCCGGTGGGTCCACCCGCTCTTCCCGCGCCTCACCCTGTGGTCGGACGGCCGCTGGTGCTGCCTGGAGTGGCCCGGGATGCGTACGCGCAATGGGACCAGCTGCTACAGTCCGCGCGACGTCGCCCGCATGACCGTCACACACGGGGGCGGTCCCTCCCGGTTCCCCTGGCAGGTCGTCAAGCTCCTGCGCGCGACCCCCACGTATGCGGTCGAGCATGACGAGCACCTGGAGCAGGTGGCGAGCCTTCGGGAGATCTTCGCGCGCTCGGAGTCGTACATGAAGGGAGACAAGGGCTACCTCGCGTCACCAGGTGGAGGAAACCTGTTCGCCTACGGGCTTGATCCTGGATTCCTCGACCGCTTCTGGCCCGAGGTCTCAACGGGGGGCCTGCGGGACGAGCTCGTCGCGTGGTGGACGTTCGTCAGCAACATGGCGGCCTGCAACCAGGTCCTCATGCCCAGCTACAACGGTTACCAGTGTGGCAGTCCCTACGCGCACCGGGAACTCACGCGCCTCACGACTGAGATCCTCGACGAGACGATCCGTGATCGCGAGTCACGCTAGAGGTACACGAGGGAGGTCTCGACGGCAGGGTTGAGCGAGATGGGCTTACCCTGTGATCCTCTAGGGATCACGAACGGCACCACGCGTCGCACGTTCTGTAGGTCGAGGGCGTAGCGCCCAACGCGCCAGTCGCCAAAATCGATCTCACGCTCGGGATGCAGGACGGGTCCTATGGGTCCCGCCAGCATCGTGTTCTCCAAGGTGAGGGGTGTACCGTCGGGAGATTGGTGGCCCTTCGCGTACATGGAGACGCAGCCTTCAAGCTGGGCCACCGCTAGGATCTTGCCGTGTTCGTCAAGCGTTTGAAGGGCGCGAAACACCTCCGGATACTTCGCGGACAGGTAGGCGAGCGCGCCTCGGTCAGGATGGCCCTTGGTCGCGTGGATGGCGAGCGGCCCCCGATAGTCGGTGTACCAGCCGCGGGTCTCGAAGCGCTTGTACCCTTCGGCTACCAGGGTCGCCCAGGGCTGGATGAGAGAGATGAGTTTCATACGGAGTAGGTCTACCCGCTCAGATCCCCGTTAGATCCCGCTCCAAACCATGTAGGGAAGCATCACGCGGTATGCGCTGTAATCGACGTCATGTCGTGCAGCGGACCACGTGGACTTCCTGGACCTCCTGGACCTCCTGGACCTCCTGGCGGTCCTACAGGGGCGACTGGACCGACCGGGGCGACCGGACCAACGGGGGCCACCGGAGCCACTGGGGCTAGCGTCACCGGAGCGACCGGGGACCTCGGGCCAACGGGACCAACGGGGGCCACGGGACCAACGGGGCCGGTCGGGCCAACGGGGGCCACGGGACCAACGGGGCCGGTCGGGCCAACGGGGGCCACAGGGGCCACAGGGGCCACAGGGGCCACAGGGGATATCGGACCGACGGGGCCGACTGGGCCGACCGGGGCCAGCGTCACCGGAGCGACGGGGGCCACCGGGGCGACGGGGGCCACCGGAGCCACCGGAGATGTGGGACCCACGGGTCCCACTGGACCGACGGGGGATATCGGAGCCACGGGAGCCACGGGAGATGTAGGACCAACAGGAGCCACGGGGCCGGCAATTCCGCAGGAGATCTACTTCGGTAGCCAGATCAGCATACCGGTACCTTCGTCGGTAACCTTCTGCCTCGGCCTCTCCCCGTCAATCCGTCAAATCAATTCTCCAGACTCGCTCGTAGTGGGGATCATCGTCAACAACGCACGTACCATCACCACGATCCGTACGATCCTGTCGCGCAACCTCGCCGGGATCGAGTTTATGTCTGCCGGCCCGTTCATGAGCCTCGACGGAGGATTCACCTGGATGCCCCTGGGACCTGTCGCGTCGATTCTGGCAGGCAGCCACTCTGGGGTAAGCGTGTTCGCGCCGATCGCGATCCCAGCGGGTGCGGTGTTGGCTATGCGTGTGGACTTTGGTAACTCCGCAGGTTTCTCAGGGAACATCAGCGTGACGTTGTCCTGAGTGCAGCGTCCACCACATCGTTTCCATACTCCTCGCGCAGCATGGAGACCACATCGTCCTCGAAGAAGCTCTCCGGCGAGATCCCCTGGTCGAACGAGTCGCGCGTCATCAGGTCGGGCAGGTCGTCAAGCGACACCCCGAACGAGCGTCGAACGAGGTGGCTCACGGCCTGACGCCACAGCTTGAACTCCTCCGTCTTGGGATCGACTAGGTGGGCTGGGACGGAGGTTCCATCCAGGTCCATCATGACGGGGCGAACGCTGCGATGATTGGTGCCGGGGGTGGTGTACATGCGTACGAGTCGATGTATTTCGTACGACTGGAGCTGACTACTTGGCGGTGAACCACGCGGGGGCGGGCATGAAGACCTTCTTGCCCGTGTCCTCCTGGATGCGATCGATGAAGACGGACCGGATGCGTGCGTACGCGGGGCTTCGGTCGCGCTCGGTGAGCCGCCGGCCGGTGAGCCAGTCGAGGTAGTTGCTGTTCGCGCTGAGGGCCATGAGGCATCGGGAGAAGGTCTCGGGGGCCATCTTGCCGACCTTGTGGCTGTACTGCGTGAGAACGAGCTTGCGGTACAGCCACATGCAGAGCGAGAGGTTGAGGGTGTTCCACAACTTCGCGTAGCTCTCGTCGCGCCCCCAGGCTCCGAGGGCGATGAGCATGAAGTCGGCCATCGGCCGAGCGTCGTCCATCCCGAACAGGTCCACCAGGTCCGTAGCGGACACCCCACACGCGCTAGACGACGGCATCTCACCCGCCGCGCCGCGCCACGCCCGGATCGCCATCGACATCGAGAGGATTGGGGCCTTGTCGCTGTACCGGATGTGGTCGTACCCGATGAACGGGCAGCGTTGCCTTATGTGCTTGAGCGCCTCCGAGGTCTGCTCCAGGCCCCGCAGGATGTCGTCGGGCTTCATGCGGACCAGGGAGGAGTTGAGGCGCACATACTCCTGCCCCATCTCCGCCAGCGTCTCGAAGTGGCAGATCCGAACGTCCGAGTAACCAACAGGGCACTCGGACAGCAGGAACGCCTGCCTGCGGTGCTGCCCGTCGAGGAGGTAGGTCTTCTTGTCGAGGACACCCAGGGTCAGAACCCCCGAGATGACTCCGTCGTGCGCCTTGATCTGAACCGCGAGCTCCTCGACGCGCGAGTTGACGCGTAGCTCACGCTGGAAGGGAGGCAGGATCCACGCGTTGACGACGTCGGGAGTTAGCTCCAAGGTGTCAAGAGTAGTCCTAGTGTGCTTCTCCGCCTTCGTGGTGGGCTTGGAAAATGGGGTCGCGGGCATTCGGTCTCCAGAGGGTGCAGGGTACGCACAGGACACGGGGAAGGTTAGGAGCTGTCTTGCTGTGGGGTTGCTGCGCCGGCCTCCTGCATGAAAAGCAGGAGGGTGCGCCACTGCTCATCGGGGACTCCGAGCAGTCGAAATCGGAGCACCTCGCGGTCTCCCGTAACGAGCAAGACGTGGTCCGGGCTGGTAGGCACGTCCTCGTCGTCTTGCAGGCGGTCGAAGGTGTCCATGAGGAAGGTAAGCGGGGGCTGACGACGAAGCAGCCTGCCTCCGCGGTCCAGGTCGGCGATCTCGACGGTGCGGTCGGTCTCAGCCTCCTCGAACAGCAGCTTGCGCCCCGCCATCTTCAGGAAGCCCTCACCTAGGTGAGGATTCTCTACGTGGACGAACATGTGCGGACCTACGGGGCGTGTTGGGTCTCAGAGCTGACTCCCCGCCAGGAATCACGTTACCCCGCGGTATGGTACGCCGATGAGCGCAACATCGAACCGACCGTACGCGGGGACCTGGAAGGAAGGGGGATACCCCACCGTTGACGTGGCCCCGGACACCGTGGTGCGGATCAACGGTGGGTGGTCGCTCCTGTCGTGCGCCCGTTGCGGGTCTCGGATCGACGTGAACCGCTACGTGATCGAGACGACCGTGGAGGCTGGGACCGAGCCTGGCGGGACCAGCGCGACCTTCACGCTGTCGCTCCCCGCGACGCTCGCCTGGTACCAGGCATCACGGGTCATACCCGTGGGGGCTGAGGTGGAGGTCTTCATGCGGGGCTACTTCCCCGCCACCGGGCTCTTCCCAGACCTCGATCCTCCAGAGCGCACGGTGGCCGCCGCGCAAGCCTCCGCGCTCACGCCCGCGCCGGACGCGCCCTCCACCGTGGAGGTCGAGGACAAGACGAAGAAGAGCAAGCTAGGCAGCCGGCCGCGCAACCAGGCGATCACCCAGGTGGTGGTTCACGAGTCCGACACGAGGAGCTCGGCGGAGACCGAAGCGGCCCTGGGGCACCGGCACCTGTCCGCCCACTACACGGTCGACGCGGACGGGTCGGTCGCGCGACTCGTGCCGGAGAGTCGCGTGGCGTCCCACGCGGGCGCGCACAATGCCCGCTCGGTGGGGATCGAGGTGTCCAATCCCGACTACGGCCGGGACGCGCGTCCCGGCCAGCAGGTCATCCGCGCGCCCTGGATGGACAAGGGGAGCTATGCGGTGCCCCCTCGTGAGCAGACGGAGTCGACGTGGAGGCTCACGCAGGACATCGCGCGACGCAACAACGTGCCCGTCTCATTCCCAGCGGAGCGGGGTGACTCGTTCCGCATGACGAGCATCTCGTCGGACCAGGCGAACCAGCCAGGCATCATCTCGCACGCCCAACTGTCGGGCAACAAGGCGGACGGGTCGTTCGAGGTGCTCTACGGGGCGATTCGCTCGCGCGGCTACGACCCTGACGAGGCATACGACCGAGCGGTCCAGGCCGCCCAGCAGGGCAGTACGGTGACCCTCCCGCCCAAGCGACCGCCCGACAACCCCCCATCACCCGCGCGAGTCGAACCACCTCGCGATGACGTGACCCTGTCCCGGGAGGGGGGTCGGGCCGGTACGGAGGACCTCGCGGCCTACCCGTACTATCCGGTCTTTCGAGGCGTCGTGACCAACATCGGAGAGGGGCGGAGTGAGGGCGCGGTGACCCTCTCGGTCCAGTGCGCAAGCCTGCTGCATTTTTGGCAGTACCAGGTGGTGAGCTCCAACGCGTCCGTGTTCGGGGTGCGCCCGAGCGGGTCGGGACTCAAGACCTCTGACCTCGGGCACAACCTGGTGGGGAGGCACCCGTACCAGATCCTCTACGAGCTGCACTACGACGAGGTGGGCGCGGCGGCCGGCGTCGAGTGGGCGCTCACCCAGAAGACCAACCGCGACGCACGGACGGACGGGGGACAGACGTACAAGTTCCTGCGCGACTACTGGACGGCGCGCTTCTCCTCCAAGGAGGTCAAGCTCCGCATGCACGCGGCGACTGGGCAGCTCCTCACTGCACTCCAGTCGGCGTTCCTCGCCCGCACCCCCACCGACGACCTGCTGCGCGCGCAGCGCGAGAAGAACCCCTCTCCACTGCTTCGGGGCAACAAGGGGACGGGGATCCTCGACCAGGCATACACCCTGAACCTGCTGCGCCCCGACAGCGACACGCTGCGGACCTCCTCCAAGGGCGCTCCCCTGGAGTTCAACCTCGCCGAGATGCAGGCGTTCGTCTCCAACCTCGGCGAGTGGGGGCAGTTCCAGTACTTCGAGTCGGCCTACGAGACCAAGATGGACGTCGCGCAGAAGGTCTGCGAGGTGACGGGCTTTGAGTTCTTCCAGGACGTCGACGGTGACTTCGTCTTCAAGCCGAAGATGTACAACATGGACACGAGCCCGCTGCGGGCCTACCGCATCGAGCCCCACGAGATCCTGTCGTGGAACGCCGACGAGAAGGAGCCCCCGGTCACGTACGCGCGAGTTCGAGGCTCTCGGTTCGAGAACCTCTCCGGGACGGGGACCGAGGGCGTCTGGGGGATCGAGGGGCAGTACGTCGACTACCGCCTCGTCGCTCAGTTCGGGTGGAGGCCCCTGGAGATCGAGTCGGCCTCCGTCACCAACCCGACGACCGCCTTCTACCTGGCGGCGTCCAAGGTCGATGAGTCGAACGCCCTCACCTCGACGGCCACCGTCACGATCCCGCTGCGCCCAGAGCTGCGGCCAGGCTACCCGGTCTACGTGCGGTCGCGCGACTGCTTCTACTACGTGACGGGCATCACGCACAGCTACTCGCAGGGGGGCAACGCCCAGACGACCCTCCAGATGGTCGCGCGTCGCGAGCCCTTTCGGCCTCCGGGCGTAGTTGGAGGAGAGGCGCGCGGGATCCAGGCGGTGACCCTGGGGAACCCGTCGAATCCCCCCCGGTCGGTGGTCGCACGCACCGATGACGGGGCGCTCCGTGAGGTCGGGTTCCCGAACGTCATCCTCGCGCTCGACCCCACGCGTCTCGACCCCGTGTACCTGCGAGCCGGCGTGGGCTTCGACAACATCGACAACCCGGCGGTCCTGCGCGCGCTGCTGGAGACGGCGGCGGACCAGCGCATCATCCGCCGGTTGGGTAACGGGACCTACGAGGCGGACATCCCAGATGATCGGGGAGGGTCTAGGCCCGTCCGTCTGGCGGCGGGCAGTGGGGCCGGGCCCGGTGGAGTGGACGTGCTCAAGTCCGCGTCGGTGATCGCGCGGTCCAGGAAGGCGACGCAGAAGGAGCGCGCCAAGCTGGAGGCCAAGCTGCGGGAGGCCGAGTCAGCAGGTTCGGACCCCACCGGCGGGAAGGCGGCGCAGAAGAAGCGCGACGAGGCTGCCAAGCTCCGCGAGCAGCTCCGGGGGCTAGACTCGTCCGCGAGCCTTTCCTCCCAAGAGGCGGCCGAGGCGGGCATCCTTGTGCGGGTGCTAGAACGGCTGGGAGGTCCAGGCTCTGCCCCCACGGGTCCTGAGGACGAGAAGGCCCGGCGCACTGCGGACCTGCTGCGCATCCTCGGGGACCGCAAGGCGGCCTTCCTGTCGGACGAGGTGCCGGGGCGGTACCGCTACTACTCCGCCTCACACCCCGACCCGAGCGAGCAGGCTCCTCCGTCGATCGTGCTGCTCCGGCAATCGGGGGGGACGACCGACGTCGAGACGGTGCCCGAGCCTGTGGACCCAGCCTACGTGGGTGAGACGACGCGGGGCTTGCTGCCCGCGGAAACCGCTGAGCGGCTCGACCTCGTCAAGGTGGCGAAGGTGCGCCCGCAGCGCGGTGTGCGGGTGCTCACGAGCAAGACGACAGCCCCGCGAGGAGAGGTGATCCCGTCGCACCACGTGCAGGAGGTGCGTCTCGCTCCGGTCTCCATCCGTTACGACCTGCCCGTGCGGGAGAGCGAGGGGTGGACGAACCGAACGGGCATCCTGCGAGAGGTGCGTTCCGATGCGCTGAGCCGGTTCCTTGGGGCCGCGCGGGACGCGGGCATATCCGCCTCATCTGTCCTGAAGGACGTGATGGCGACTCCCTGGGCGGAGGCGGCTGTGGCGGTCCCCATCGCGGAGGCGGCTGCGCGGGCGGCTGTAGCTCTCGACCTGCCCCGTACGGGGGTTCCGACGCTCCCCGCGGAGGTCATCGCGAGGGGACAGACCGCGCGGACAGACGCTCCGCTTGGACCCCTGGGAACCCCTGATTGGGTGGAGGCGGCGTGCGCGAGCCTGGCCGACTCGATGCGGTTTCAGGTGGAGGCGAACGCCTCGGCATGGGAGCGCGCGGTCACAGGGGCCAACGGCCCGGATGTGAGTCGAAAGGCGATCGACACCTTCTGGGGAAGCCTTGCGGGCCGCCTCCGCGTCTCCGTGACCTCCCAGGACCGGCGCGAGGTCAAGGAAACCAAGAGGAAGGAGGTCCAGGTACAGGCACCGGTGTTCCCTGTATCCGACGAGGGGGGCTACCAGGTTATCGGGGCCTACCGATACGGACGAGGCGTCCAGCCTGGTGCGGGTGGGGCGTGGTCTGACCTGCGGAAGCAGGACCCCCTGTCGCTGCTCAGCCGGACGACGGTGGACCAGGTACTCGACGAGGTCGTTACCAACCGCAAGCCCAGCGCCGAGCTATCTGAGAAGGTCGCGCGGACGCTCCGCGAGAACCTCCAGGACGACGACCTCCTAGAGCTCGGCCTCCTGCGGAAGAAGAAGGACACCGACCAGCTGGAGGTCGACCTCCTCAACTGGGTCGCCAATGGTCGGGAGGGCGTCCACAAGTTGCCTGCGGGCAACACCCCGACGGAGCTCGGGGACATGGCGCTCGACCCCGGACGTCCTCTCGACACGGGCTGCGTGTGCAAGGTGTCCCCGCCAGGCGAAGTGGTGGACGAGGACCTGCTCGGTGACCCAGGCAGCGTGACGGAGGCGCTCGTGCAGCGCGCCGACCAAGTCGCACCCCAGTGGCGGCAGCGGCAGGACGCCGTGCGTGGGGCCGGGCCAGGCGTGCGTCCCGCAGGGTCGTCGAGCACAGTCGCGCAGGTTGACCAGGCGGCTCGGCAGCTTGAGGCTGCGTTCTCGGGCTTCGGCGACCCTGACAGCTCGCGCAGGGGACCCGTGGGGTAGACGGGGTCATGAAGGGCTACGCGGCTTGCTACGTGTTTCGCGCAGAGGATATGCGCACGTACGACCTCGCCCAGCGCGTCGTCGAGGTCCTTCCCGAAGACGGGAGGATCCGCTGCCACGAGCTCGCCCGCATCGTGCAGGAGGTCCTCGGCTCCGGAGAGGTAGAGGACGGCCTCTACGGGAGCGAGCGCACTCACGCGCTCCACGAGCACTCGTGGATCGTGCTGCGCCGGCTGGGACGGAACCGCCACATCCTCGACCCCTACGCGATTGGTCAGTACCCTCCTGTCCAGCTCGTCGAGGTAGGGCTCCCGCTCGACGACCCCTACCTCGCGGGAAAGCCACGTGACGACATCCGAACGGACCTTGTACGCGAGGGTGCGCGTCTCGTACGCGAGCGCCTGCCCCGCTACCACCTGGTGGGGTAGGCCAGCTCCTAAACAGGCTGACGCTGCGACCCGTTCACATGCAGATATGAGGTTCATCTCCTCTTGAATAATGGAACCCTCATACCCGGTATGCTTACCGCATGAGAGGTTCTGCTACGAGCGGTGGCCGGCTCCCGGCCGAAGAGATGACGGCCCTGTCGCGCGCCGAGATCCTGCGGGATCCTGCGACGCTGCGGGAGCGTAACCGGAGGCGCGACCCCGGCAACCTGTGGGGGTTGGGGGTCGCGCGAGTGCTAGCGGTCGACCCCGCGACGCTCCAGGTGACCCTGCGGGTCGTGCTGGGGGCGCCGGACGACCAGCCCAAGATGCCCGTGGCGGTCCCCATGCCGATGGCGGGTCGCCGCCACCTGCTCGGCGGTCTCCCCGAGGTGGGAGACTATGCGGTGGTCGGCTGGATCCCGCAGGAGTCGCTGGCCCCACGCGCGCGGACGCCCGTCATCGTGGGGTGGGTGGTCCCTGGCGTGCCCCTCGGGCTGCTCGGGGCGCGGTCCTCGATGCTCTCCGCGGACGACGCGGACCTCGACGACGAGACCGTGCGCGGCGTGCTCGGTCCGGACGCCCCCGCGCGGTACCGGTTCCTCGGGTTGAACCCGGGAGACATCGCGGGGAGCTCCGCCGCGGGCGCTGACCTCCTCGTGGGGTCGGGGGTTCGCGCGGTCGCGCAGGGAGGGAGCGAGGTGACCGCGCGCGGCGACGACGACTCCGTGGTCGCGCGCGGCGTCACCATCCATGAGGCCGCGGCCGGCGTGCGTGTCTACGCCGGCCCGGTGCGCAGGGACGCCCTCCTGCCCCCGTTCGGTGTGGTGGCCCGCGACCTGCCCGAGGCCGACCGACGCGGCCACGCGGAGGACGAGCTCGTGCCGGCGGTCGAGCTGGACCGGGGACCTGGGGCCACGGGGCAGCCGCTGGAGCGCGTGCCCGACGACCTGGACCCCTACCAGGTGTGGGTGCGGGCCGGTTGGGGAGACGAGAACGGGAAGCTGTCGGAGGCGAGCGCGGAAGCGGTAGCGGACCCCGCTACCCGCGTGGCGGGGGGCCGGAGGTACAGGCTCGTCCCCGCGCGCCCGGGCGAGCCGGGTCCGGAGGACCTGCACTTCGCTGAGTGGCGCATTGAGGCGGCGTTCGAGGCCCGACCGCAGATCCCCACGACGGAGGTGACGGACGGAATCGACGCAGAGCGCCTGCCCACCCCCCAGGGAGAGGCCCCTCCGGAGCGGCCGACCGTGCGCCTGGCACTGGGCACCGCGGTGGGAAATGACCCATGGGGGGCTCCAGACAGCTACGGGCGGCCCCTTCGTCCCCGCACTAGAACTCAGGGGGTTCCGGACCCGCGGGTCGAGGCCGGTGGGAGCCCAGAGGACTTCGCGGCCTTCCTGTTGGAGGTGGACCCCACGACCGAGGATGCGCCCCCGTGCTTCGTGGGGATCGACCGCGGGGGTCGCGCGCGCGTGTCGCTGGCCGGCACTGTCGAGGACGCGGCCCTCGACGTCGTGGCGGCTGGACGCGGGCAGGTGAGCTTCGGAGGTGACCTTCAGGTCGAGGCGGAGCTCGGAGCAACGATGCGAGACCGCGGTGCACGGGGAGTCCTGCTGGCGTCCGATCGAGGCCCCGTCGTACTTCAGGGGAGCGGACCCGGCATGGTGCAGGACGGGCCGTCGATCCGACTGGAGGCCGTTGCGGGGAACGCGCTGCTGCGAGCGGCCGACACCGCGCAGGTGCGGGCGGTCACGGTGAAGCTCGTCGGGGACTCGGTCCAAGCGTCGGCGACTCAGGACGTCAACATCGAGGCGGGCGGGCGGCTATCGACGAGCTGCTCGATCGGGGCCGCCTACTACTCGACGCGACGCGAGGAGCTTCATGGGGGCAACAAGGGACCGCTCCACACGCGGACCTACAAGCCCGCGCTACCCGGCCAGACGTGCGAGAAGGTCACCTACGAGACGGGAGACCGGGAGGAGACCTTCAAGCTCGGGTCCCACACCACGACCATCCAGGTGGGGTCCATGACCTACCAGACGGAGCTTGGGGCCATCCACCTGCGCGCGGTCCAGACAAAGATCGACATGGACTCGACGGGGCTACGCGGAGAGGCAGCGGTGGGGGTCGTGACGCTCGACGCCAAGACGGGGCCCATATCGCTGCGCGGCACCGTGAGCGCCGAGCTCGTCACGAGCGCCGGAGCCGTCACGGTGTCCGGTGCGCAGTCGGTCTACCTCGGGGCGCAGGTGCAGAAGAACGAGCTTGGCCCGATCATATCGGCGGGGTCTAACGACCCGCTGACGGGCCTCCCGTTCGCCACCTGGGGGATGGGGTCGCCCTTCCACCTGATCGGCCCCCCGAAGGGGTAGCTTACAGCCTGGACGCTAGGGGGCACGCCGGGCATATGGAGTCGGTCGACGGAGCGGCCCCGCAGGGCTCGACGACCGCGATGATCTGGTAGCCATCTCCAGCGATGGAGACGACCCGCATGTGGGGGTTCTCCTCCACCCACTTCGCGAGGCGCTCTCCGGCGTCGAAGTTGCCGCGTCCGCGCTCGTCGAAGCTCTGGCTGAATACTTCTACCTGCTGCTTGTTCCTCATGCGGCCTCCTTGGCACGACGATGCGGGGGATCGACCTTGGCGAGCCGCCTGCGCAGCGCCTGAAGCTCGTTGTCGAGGCGCTGGAACTGGACGGTCGGCCACTCCTCGGTGGACTCTGACTCGTTGTGCGCCTCGGACTCGGCCTCCATCTCGGACTCGATGTCGAGGAGGCGCTCCCGGATGCGTGCAACCTCAGGGTTTGGAGTCTCAGGGGTGACTTGGGGTTTGCGGCTCATACCGTGTAGTCGAGGATCAACAACCGTACGGAGCTGACCTTCTCAGCTCCGCATGCGGTCCGCAGAATCACCCCCCCACATGGGATGCTTTGACCTCTCCTGCTGCGTGTCTGGGCTGCCGATCCGAGCCGACGACCCGGTGATGTTCTTCCTCGTCACCAAGAACCCCAGCGCGCGACGCTGCACTCACAGTGTGGACGGCACCTGGGTCGCCCGCACATTCCCGCTGCGGGCCCGCTACAATGACTACGGGAGCATCGAGGAGGTCGAGGAGGGACCGCTGCGCGACGTCATCCTGGAGGGTCTCGCTCAGGACGTCGTCGAGAAGGGCGTGGGATCCAACGTCTGTCACGACGTGGCAGTGCGACGGGACATGGACTTTGACGCCCTGCTCCGTGCCCTGTGGGAGGGGCGCGTCGAGGTGCGGGCCGGCTTCGGGCGGGGGACGCGCAAGGAACCCACGCATGAGGACAAGATAGCGTGGGACGCTGAAGCTGGACCCGGCGTCCCCACGATACGAAGAATCGAGGAGGCGATCACGAAGGCTGGACTGCCCGTGGCCTTCAACGTCGACGGGAACTGGAACTTACCCAACGGTTACATCGTGGACCGTCTCAATCCCGGCGAGGTGACTATTCGGTACTTCGGTGGGTTTGGACTTGGCCAGGAGGGGACGGCCCAGCACCTGGAGAAGGTGCTCCCCCTACTCACCGAGTACGCGACCGCCCTGTGGCCCCACGACTACAACGAGGCGGAGATCCGGGTGCGGCCGAAGGTCGGGACGACCTTCCACCAAATCCACCACTACTGGGACAACACCCTGTCGGTCAAGCAGGCGATGATCCGACAGGACGTGTGGGACGCGATCCTCCAGCTACGTGTCCCCAAGAGCTGGTACGCCTCGGACGGCAAGACCGTAGGGATCAGAGAGTACGTCCGGGATGCGCGCCGCACCTGGGCGGACCTCAGCCGACCTGCTGGCATGGACGAGGTGCTGGCACGCGTCACGGAAGGGGGTGAGAAGTTCCGGGAGCGCTACGGGGCCCCGGTCCTCACCTACGTCGGAGGCGAGAGCCAGGGAGCGGGAGGGTCTGTGACGCTGTACGGGCACGCCGACCTGCTCATGCGCAAGAAGCTCAGCCGCGCGCAGGTGCGGTACATCACCCAGCGGGCTGGTGAGTTCGCCTTCGTGCGTGCGGTCCTCGGTCGCGCGGGCCGCTACCACCTGCCCTCGCACCACAGCCCCGGTCAGAGCACGCCCCCCCACCCGGCGCTCGCGCTTCAGGAGGCGATCATCAAGGTCACGCGTCGGAACCGAAGGAAGTACGACCGGATGAGGTAGGATCGAGGGCATGTCGCTCGCCCTACGTCGCGCGCAGGTGGTCGCCAGCGCGACCGGCATCCACCCGCAGCGCGCCCTCCCCTACCCGAAGCTCGTGACGGCGGCCCTAGCGTGGGACCCCAAGCTCCAGGGCTCTAGGCCCCCGCAGGACCCCTTGCCGGAGGCGCGCCCCCAGGAGGCACAGTCGCTGGCTCGCCGGCTGGCGATGGCGGAAGAGACCCGAACGGAGCAGAAGTACGAATCAACGTGAGGTCGGGGTGGGCTTCCGCGATGTCGAACATGTGAGGCCCCAGCACGACAGTTACCTGCCGCGCAGACTCTCGATGAAGGATCTGGAGGACCCCGAGCGTAAGGCTGTGCTGGGGGCTGTATTTTTCGGGGTCGAAGACGATCACCCCGCGCAGCTTGGTCCGTCGCATGTAGTAGGCCGTGGCCCACGCGACCGCGTAGATGCTGTCGGGGCCGTTCCGCACAAAGTCCGGCAAGTTGGCCTGGAGGGGAGCACAGGCCGCAACCATGTGTAGGAACGTCTGAGCCTCATTGATGCTCAGGCGGGCATGCAGGAGGTTCAGTAACTCCAGGGAGTTCGCCGCGTGGGAGGCATCAAGCGCCAGAAGACCGGCCTCGGCTACCTCAGCCAGCCCGGACTCTGTGAGGGGTTTCGGTAGGGGGGCCCGGGAGACGTAGAAGTGCGCGTACCGGCCCACGAGGAGGTGGATCTTCTCCTGGCGGATAGGGGTGTCCTGCTGTGTGTGCATGAAGCCACCTCGATGCGGCCGTGACGCTGGGAGCTGTAGCGGGTAGGGTGCCGCATGGCGAACGACATGGTACGACTCGCGATTGACCGTGCTGTCAAGCAGTTCGGAGACAAGGGAGATGGGATCTTCCACGCGGCGGGTTTTGGGTCTGCGCTTCACGAACTCGCTGGTGTTACGGGGTCGATGGATGGGCTCGTGGTTCGTACCGTTTTGACCGGACGGGACGACGTGGAGATCCTGCCGGGCGGGAACCACTACCGGCGGCTCTCAGCTCCGAAGTAGACATCTAACCCGACCCACTCCCGTGCAGACCTACGAGCGGGACAAGAGCGCGGTCTTCTGCAAGACGCGGGAGCAGTACGGGGGTTACTCCAACATGGCGGCTGGGTTCCCGCTCGTCGTGAACGGGGTGGCGATCCGCACCTCTGAAGCTCTGTATCAGGCGCTGCGGTTCCCCGCGCACCCGGAGGTCCAGCGAGAGGTCATCGAGAAGAAGTCCCCCATGGCGGCCAAGATGGTCGCCAAGCACCACGCGGCCCTCACGCGGCCCGACTGGGAGGTCATCCGCGTCCCCGTCATGTGGTTCGCGCTGCGGGTGAAGCTCGCGCAGCACTGGCGGTCCTTCGGCGCGCTGCTCCAGTCGAGTGGCGGTCTACCCATTGTCGAGTTGTCGCACAAGGACACCTTCTGGGGCGCGGTCGTGCAGCCAGACGGCACGCTAGTTGGAGAGAACGTCCTGGGTCGCCTGCTCGACAAGCTCCGGGCCGTCTCCATGGACGAGTCGACGTCGCACATCGTGGTTCCGCTGCCCGAGGGGGTGAGGGACCTCCTGCTACTCGGAGTACAGATCGAACCCGTCCACGCGTCTGTGGGTTGATACTATGAACGCATGAACGCATGGGACATTCGCTGGGACGAGGGCACCTCTGGGGACTCGCTCCTCGTGACGACGAGCCTCGCCGCGCGCTTTCTCCGCGGGACGGCCGGCGGCGACGTAGTCGCGCTGCTCGTCAAGGTGGGAACGGCCCCCGAGACGGGGAACCCCGTCCTCTGGCGCATGGACCCGAACGGGAAGTTCGTCCTCCCGGACCCGGCGGCCTACCCGGACGGCCTGCCCCTGCTCGACGGGGACAACACCGTGGTTGCGCGCCCCGTTCTCGCCTCCGGCGAGGTGGGTGCGCCCATTACAGCGCTCATCCGCAGGGTGTCCACGGTCTCGACGGCTCCGCCGTCGCCCACGGCCATCCGGGCGGAGCGCCGCAGTCAGTCGGTGGTCATCGAGGTCGAGTGCCCGATGGACCCCGCACTCAAGAGCCTGCGCTACTACGTAGCCTCGGCCCCTCGGTCGGGGGGAGCTAGCTTCTCTCTCCTGGTCGCCGACGTCGGGTTCGCGGACGAGGCCAGCGACGAGGTTGTGGTCTCTCAGGTCGAGGCCCAGGTGGGACCCCAGGCGGGCGAGGCCCGCGTGACCGCACTCATCGGAGACGTGGAGCACCTGGTGGGAACGCTCGATCTGGGCGACGACGACACCCCGGTGCGCGTTCAGGCGCAGGCAGTGCGGAGGCACACGCGTCGGATATCGCGCTACGAGCACGATCGAACGGTCCCCACCGTGGCGGGGCTGCTCGGGTCCCTCCCGCTCGACGTACCCCTGTGGTACGCGGCCTCCTGCGTGTTCGACGCTGAAGGCATCGAGGTGGAGGGGCCGCTGTCTGAGGCCGTGTCCTCCGCGCCATTGACGACCCTGCCGCTTGGGCCCGTCACACTACCGGTCCCCTCCAGGCAGGCGATCGCGGGGAGCCTCGCGCCGGCCATCCTGCGTCGCCAGCCAGGTATCGACGTGAAGCCCGGCAGCTTCTGGGACGACGCGTTCGTGGTGCCGGTGTCGGCTGAGATCGAGCGGGTCCGGTTCGTTCTCGACTTCGCCAACCGCGCGCGCTCGGCGCGGGCCCTCCTACAAGTGGACGACCCCGACCTCACGGGAACGAGCGTGCCCGTCTCTGAGTCGAGCTACAAGCAGTCGCTGCGGGACGCCCTGTTCCTTCCCGACGACCCGACGGTGCAGCGGGTCATCGACCGAGCCTTCGAGGCCCTCGCCTCCAACCTCGGGATCACCCGCGAGCAGGGTACGCGCGCGGAGGGCCCCGTCCAGGTGGTGTCCAGCCAGCGGCCGACGACTAGCATCAACATCGGTGCAGGGACGCGCATCGACTTCGGCGGGAGGGCCTACGTCGTGACTGTGCCCGGGTCGATCCCCGTGGATGGGCTCGCGTCTACCTATGACCCATCGACGGGACGCTACGTGACCGAAGTGCGTGCGGAGGCGGAGGTCGCGGGCAACGCCTCCAACGTCGCTGCTGGGGAGCGTGGAACCATAGAGGGGCAGCCGGACGCGGTAGCCGCGGTGGCCGCGTCCGACCTCCTCGGAGACCCCCCCGACTCCAACGCCAAGCTCACCGAGCGGATCGAGCGGGCGCTCGGCGCGGTCGACTCAGGAACCGTCGTGGGGATCGAGGCGGACGCCGCGGGCACGAGCGGGGTAGAGCAGGTCTTCTGCGTGGACCGCGATCACCCGCTGTACCGCCGCGGCCCCTGTGGGACCGACGTCTGGGTGTACGGGACGACGGCCCCTGTGCGTCGGACCGAGACGTTCGTGTTCGACGCGGCGGTCCTGCGGGCGGCGCGCGCTGTCCCCGTGGGGGACCCCCGCCGCCTGCGCTTCCGCGTCGAGGGGGCGAGCGAGGAGCGTCCGCTCCTCTACGTCATCGACAATCGTTCTCGGTCGCTCGGGGCGCGCAACATGACCCGCGGGTACTGGTTCGACTTGACCAACGTGCAGGTGTCTGGGCCCGACACCTTCGACCTGGACCCGCTGCGTAACGATCCCGGCCTTGTGGGGCAGGCTGACGAGGTGTCGGTGGACGTGCGCCTCCGCGTCTCCTCGGAGTACGTGACGGACCGGCAGCCGGTGCGGTCGATCTCCTCGCTCACGGGGGAGGAGACGGGCCTGCTCGACCCCTCAACGTACGTGCTGTCCAAGCGCGCCGACCCGCTGCTCAAGGGGCGCAGCACGGTGGCGGATGACTCTATCGTGCTGCGCCCCCCTCCGCCCGGCCAGCTCGTGTCGGTCGGCATCCCGTCGCTGTCCGTGTCCGGCGAGCGGCACGTGGTCCTCGACGGACCCGAGCCACTCGGCCGGCTCGGCGTCGACCCCACGTCGATCGTCGTGCGCGACCCCGCGACAGGGGCCTCGTTCCGGGGTCCCCTGGACCCTGTGCCCCCTGGTGCCGGAGACCCGGACTGGGACGTAGAGATCCCGGCGACCTCACGCGACCCCCTGGTGCTCAGGTTCGCGCGCGACGGGAAGGTGCGGCCCGGAGACGCGGTGCTGATCGACTACGCGTACGACCAGAACTTCGTCGTCGAGTACATGTACGAGGGGATCGTCTCCTCGGTGCAGCAGGTGTTAGGAGCTCAGCGCCACGCGGACTCGAACCCGCTCGCCAAGATCGCGGTCGAGGTGCCCGTCGACCTCAAGATGACGGTCGTGCTCCGACACGACCCCGCACGGCCCGTGTCGGTGTCCCGATCGAGCGCCGCGATCCTCACGGCACTGTCGCGCTTGTTCGCGCCACGTCGCATGGGGGAGGCGATGCGGATCTCGGAGGTAGTCGCTGCGGTCAACGACGTGCCCGACGTGTCCTACGTGGTGCAGCCGCTGGCCCTTCAGGGGAGGTCGTACGGGTCGCTCGTGCTCGCCGAGGCCGTCGCCGATGTGGGATGGACCCGGATCGACGCCTGGTCTGGGGACACCGTGACGGCCTACCTGTCCCCGCTGCTCGCTTGGCCCCCGCAGCCAGGCGGAGGGACGGACCTTGACCCGGTGTCGGTGCGCGTGCGCCTGGTGCCGGTCACCACGGTGACTCAACCTCCCACCGCTTCGGGAGAGCCGTTCCGGTCGCTGGCTCCCTCTGCCTACGTGGTGGAGGCTCGCGGCCTCGTGATCCCTGGCGTGTCGGACGACGCGACCCTCGCGTCGTTGCTTCCACCCGACTCGACTGACCCTACGATCCTGGCGGAGCGGGCCTCCCGCTCCGGCCAGCGAGTCATCGTCTTCCTCCCTCGTGAGGCCCCTCCTCCGTCAGACGTCGAGGTCACCTACGTGACGGCTGACCCACCTCGCGAACCCTCGGACGTCGAGGTGGGCCTGCTCGAGAAGGTCGTGCTTGGGCAGGTCGAGATCCTCTTCAACCAGGAGCGCCGATGAACAACTCCCGCATCACCATCGACTTCCACGACGGAAACGGCCCCGTCACGTACGCGGGGGACGACTGGAACATCGTCGAGGAGAGGGACCTACGACCTACCTACGGTACCGACGGGAAGACGGTTCGCAGCCTGGACCCGAACGGGCACTATCGCATGTGTCTCAAGCTGTGGAGTGGGTGCAAGGACTTCGACTCCTTCGTGAAGGACGAGAAGCCCCTTCCCCCTGAGGGAGAGTCCCATGGCCCGTAGGCTGGACCTACCAGAGCCGTCCCGGTCGGAGGCGCTCCCTCCGCTGTCCGACCAGCTCCCGGGCCCCCTGGGAGCTCCGGACGCCGCGCGGGCGGACGCGGACGCCCTCCTCACGGACGCGGGCAGCGCGGCGGCGGCCGGCTACATGGGGTCGACCTACGTCTCGGAGGTGGGGGGTCCGCTGTACCGCGACCTCCAGGAGGCGGCGGTCGAGGTGGGGTCGGCCCTCGCCCACGCGGACGCCGAGGAGGTGCTCGCCGACGCCACGTGGGCGTGGACGCGCTCCGACCTCCTCGGGGAAGTCGTACGCAAGTCGATCGTCGAGGCCGACATCCCCAACCTGCCGAGCGACCGCGCGGTGCGGCGGCTGGCCCGCACGGTTGCCGTCCTGCTCCTGCGTGGGGCGACGCCTGAGGCGGTAGGACAAGCCGTCGCCGAGGCGATCGCCGCGGTGTCGCTGTCGAGTTCGTCGGACATCCCGCGGGTGGTCGTGCGTGAGGTGGGAGTCGCCCTCCAGGAGCTCGGGCCGCGCGCGGCCCAGCTCCTGCCGGGCGCGATCGAGGTGGAGGTCCCGTTCCCGCCCGGAGCCGACTTCGGCGTCGAGGATGCGACGGTGCGCGCGGTCATCGCGGCGACGAAGCCCGCTGCCGTATCGGCAGACGTGCGGTACGTCGCGCGGGAGCAGGTGTCCCTGCACGACGATGCCGACGCGTTGGCCGACGAGTGCATGGAGCTGAACCACGACGACGACGCGCGCTGGTACTTCTCGGGCCGCGCCCCACAGTGGGGCGAGGGGATGGTGCTGGCTGGCAACCTCGTTGCGGACGCGTCGCGAGACTTCCTGTTCGCCCCACCTGGCGCGGTCTTGTACGCCTGGGTGCCAGGGTGGCCACGCGAGGCGCGCAGACGCGTGAACCGGGCCGCTTGCCCGCTGGAAGCACTGGGAGACAAGCTGGTCTCCTACGAGACGACACCGACGGGCCTACGGGGGTTCGGGGTGGTGCGTGACGGTCACTGGCTCGACGACCCGGACCAGGACTTCTCGCGCGTGATCGCAGGAGAGCGCCTGCGTGTGGGCGGGATGGAGTGGCCCCTTGATGCGCTGGGTGGCGCGTATGGGGGTCCGTTGGGCCGGGCGCTGGGTCGATGCACGCGTGTCTCTGTCGCGCGCTGCGCGGTCGAGGTGGACATTCCCCTGCCTTCAGGAGTCGCGGTACGCTACCTCGTCGAGGCCGACCGGCGCGGACGAGCGAAGACGTACCCCGTCCGCGTCGCGCTGACGACCCTCTAGGGCTTCCGCGCCCGGCCGAGGTACCACTCGCGAGCGCGAGTCTCGACGGCGCGCTGCACCTGCCCCCAGGAGAGGCCGGAGGCCGCTAGCTCCATCGTGGACTCCTTCTGCACGTCGCCCGCCACCCAGGTGACGAACTTGCCCGTGAGCTTTGGGTCGTAAGTCCCGGAACAGGCCGTCGTCACCCCCTGGAGGAGGCGGGCTTCGGTGACCATGAGGTCGGTGAACCCGCCTGCGCTCGCCACGACCTCGGGGTTCGCCTGCACGGGCTGGCGCTGTCGCACCGTGGAGTGCTTCTCCCCCTTGGCCTTCCACATGAGTTGGCAGTAGCGCTCAGGGTCGCGGGGAACCTCGGTACCGACGGGATAGAAGACGAGCCCTTCCCCCATCCCTGAGATGTTCAGGGTGCGCTTGATGAACGGGTCCTCGCGCTCGACCTCCAGCACGACGGTGCTCATCGCGCGCGCCGCAGCTTCGACCGACTCGGGGTCGCCGAAGTCGATCACGACCATGGGGTCCTCCCACGGAAGGACGACGAGGCCGGGAGCCCACACGGCCGGACCGAGGAGGTTTAGGATTACGTCGGGATCGTAGGCGAGACTCGCGCCTTCTCCGCGCCCCACCTGGACGGCGAACACGAGGAACATCTTGTCCTCGACCTGGGAGATCGCCATGCCGGGCTCGACGCCCAGTCCAGCCCACTCGCCGAAGATCGTCGTGTCGTCACCTTGGACGGCCTGGAAGCGTTCCTCGTTGGTCTTGACCCACTTGGCGAAGCCCTTGTAGTCGTCCTCGGGCGTGAGGATGTTGGTGCGCCCCTGCGCGAACACGTGCGCAGACCCCTGCGCATCACGGCGTACCTGCACCGCGCAGTTGGTGCCGTGCTGCTTGATCTTGGTGCGATAGCGAAGGGTGGGCTGAGGGTCCCCGCTTTGCTCGGAGAGCAGGCGAAGGGTCTCGACGACGTAGGGGAGCAAGCCGATGCTGCTCCAAGGAACATGGTGGGTTCTCATGCGAGGTAGTCCGCGGGGAGCAGCTTTGCGGAGCTGACCTAGCGGAGGATCGCGCTCTGTAGCTCCGTGTAGAGGCAGTACAGCGACGGGACGCAGGGGAGATGGTCTAGCGCGTCTTCGAGGCTCGTCCAGCGGTGCTCGTAGGGAGCATTCGGCTCTGGGTTCCAGCTCCCAAGATCCACGTGGAGCGCGACGACCCTGACCGGGCTCCGCCAGGCGAACATGCAGGACCCGATGATCCCTCCGACCTTGGCGTGATGGACTCCAAGCTCCTCTCGTAGCTCGCGACGTAGAGCGCGAGCGAGGACCACGGAGTCGGTCGGCTGGTCTCCTTCGAGGTCTTGAGCCTCTACCTTGCCACCTGGAAGCTCCCACATCGACGGGCGCAACGTGTCGGGGGACCGCTTGGTCATGAAGACCAAACCTTCCCGCACGATGAGCGCGATCGGAACGACGACCTCCTCCGGGGAGGGCTTCACGAACAGGACCCGGTTCAAGTCGCGCTGGTAGAACTCGTTCAGGTCGATCCCCAGGGCGGCAGCCTCAAGTTGCCCTGGCCAGAAACCTGCCCAGCGGGAGAAGTTCGGGTCGTGGTTTGGGCAGGCGCACGAGAGACGCTGACCTCCACAGGCGGAGCAGCGCTCGACGTCACACCCCGCGCGGTGCCGGCATCCTGGGAGGGTTTTGCAGTCAGGACACGGGCGTAGCTGGTCGCTGGTGGAGGTCATCGCTTTCCGTCCTTCTGACCCAGGGAGGCGCGCCGAGCGCGCTCCATCAGGTCCAGCACCTTGGAACGCGGAAGGTCGAGCACCACGGACAGCTCGTCGGCCACCATGGATCGGAGTCGGTCACGCAGCGTACGCTCCACGTAGGAGGGAGTCTTCCGCCCCAGCAGGTCACGCAGGTGGCTCGCGAGCTCCGACAGGACGCTCTCCTTGACCACCTCCTCGTAGACGCGGCGACGGCGCGTCCAGTAGTTGTGGGCCAGGGGCTCTGGGGCCTCAGCCAGGAGGTCCAGGACCTCCTGAGCCTCGACCGGAGTGACCGTCTCACGCGTCATCAAGTCCACACGCTCGGGAGGGATCTCGATGCGTGGTGGGGTTCCCAAGGACGTGAGAGGCTCCAGGACGAGGAGGTCATCATCCGATGACAGGACCCTACACACGCCCACTCCTCGGTACACACGGTGGTTTGCCATACTGTTTTCTAGCTGCGAGACACATGGCGGAGCTGAGGTGTCGCGCGAATCCGACTGGAGGTTCATCGACCTGCCTTACCCCTTGGGGTTGGCGGGCAACTTCCCTCGAAGTGGGCGGGCTCCGCCGCCCGCGTACTGGATGCGGCCACCCGTCGTGTCACCATCGACCCGCAGGGAGATCGCGGTGTCGACGGACTGCGTGGTCTCGTTGGGTGTGGCCACCACGCTGGCGAGCGCCACCAGCCGCTCGCCCAGCGCGAGTCCCTGGTAGCGCTGCTGCGAAGCCTGTAGCCGGCGGAACCCGTCAGCCACCCCGCGTATCTCGTCCTCCACGACGGAGGCCGCCGCGGTGGCCCCGCCGCGCGCCCCGATGAGGGACGAGATGATCGTCCCGTACCACGGGTACGCGGGGGCGCTCCCCCGGTTGGTCACGCTCCACTTGGCGACCTGCTGGAAGACCAGGTCAGGACCCGTGACCCACGCGACGGCACGGTCTTGCAGGCGCGCGTCGTTCTCCACGAGGCTCCCCGCGCAGCGGGGGCACACGGAGGGGTAGCTCACGTAGCGCACCTCGACCGTCTCGTTTCGGGGAGCCCAGCCGCGCCACGACACCTCCGTGCTCCCCACCTCAGCAGCCCAGCCAGGCCAACCCGTGCCGGACCCCCCCGCACGACCCTCTTGAGAGACCACCACGCCCCCCACGCGCACCTCAACGGGACCCGCGACCTCTCCCCGGAGAGTGACAGTCCCGGTCCCGGAGCGGACGCGCGTCCGCTCCCTCACCAGGTGGGGACAGCTCCAGGCGATGCGAGCGTCTCGGCTCATGTGGCAAGGATACCGCATGCCCACACCCATCAAGATCCTTCTCTTTGTCCTGGCCGGCGGCCTGATCGGCTACTCGTGCTCGCCCTCCCCGTCAGCGTTCGACGTGTCAACGCGCGTCTCTGGCTGGGCGGGCGTGTTCCTCGTCATCGCGGTGGTGTGCGTCGCGTTCATGGACGCTCCCACCGCAGAAGACGAGACCAAGGTCGATGAGACGAGCTCCGGAGAGACTCCATGAACGCGCGCCTCTACACCCTCATCGTCCTGTACGGGTTCATGGGGTTCTCCTGCTCGCCAGCCACCTCGCCGCTGCTGCTCGCCCAGCACGCGATGGGCACCGCCGCTTGGCTCGGAGTCCTGACGATCCTCGTCCACTTCTGGTACACGGAGTACCGATGACAACCCCCAAGACGCCCAGCAAGTTCGTCGTCGAGATCCCGACCCTTGGGGTCAACGCGACCGCGTACAGGATGCAGCGGGATGGCATCACCCGCGTCGAGTTCCCCCTGTACGCCTACGACCGGAAGACGGTCGAGCCGAGGACGATCGCCCTGCCTGGCCTCGACTGGACGAGCGACCACCTGCGCACCCTCATCCTCCAGATGGTGAGCGACTACCTGCGCGGGGTCGAGGACGGGAGGCGTGAGGTCCGCGACCAGGTGCTGCGCGGGATCGGCCTCCACGGGCTGCGCGACGCGGTCGACGACCTGACCGACCGCGTCGACAAGATGGCGGACCGTCTCGACGAGACGCCGACCCGCAGGAGGGGGACCAAGGCCCCCGCCCGCAAGGACTAGCGTGAAGGATTATCCCAGCATCGACGCCACGGTGCGCGGCGGCACCCACTACGTGTTCGGCAAGTACGACGGGTCGAGCCTGCGCTCCGAGTGGAGCCCGAAGAGGGGCTTCTGGAAGCACGGCAAGCGCAACGGGCTGCTCGACGACTCCAACCCCCACCTCCTCAGGGGACCGGACCTCTTTCGGGAGAAGTACGAGGAGGACCTGTCGAGGATCTTCCGCGACGCGCGGTGGCGAAAGGTGGTCGTGTTCTACGAGTTCTGGGGGCCGCAGAGCTTCGCGGGACTGCACGAGGAGGGCGACGCCCACACGGTGACGCTGTTCGACGTCGCGGCCGACAACCGCGGCATCCTGCCCCCCAACGAGTTCGTGCGCCTGCTGCGGGGCGTCGACCACGCGGTGCTGCTGCACCACGGGAGCGTGGGGGACGTCATCGAGCCGGTCCGCGCCGGGACGCTGCCTGGCATGCCGTTCGAGGGGGTCGTGTGCAAGAGCGCGGAGCTCGCGAGCCCCGGCCTGCCCCGCATGTTCAAGGTGAAGAACCAGGCGTGGTACGCGCGCCTGCGCGAGCGATGCCGAGGTGACGACAAGCTGTACGAGAGGCTCGCGTGACGGGTACTCCGGGGAGGAGGCCCCCATGAACGCCCTGCTGCTTGGACTCGCCCTCACGATCGCCGACCCCTCACCCTCGACCCCCGGGAAGCCCGCCGCCGAGAAGTCCGCCAAGCCCCCCAAGAAGGACAAGAAGAAGGGGAAAGGGAAGGAATCCGACGCCGACAACAAACCCCCCATGGTCTAGCTGACAGGGGGAAAGTCTCTTGGTAGGCTACGGGGATTCCGAGGTCCCATGAAGACGCCCAAGCCCCCCGCGATCGTCGCGCGAATGGTCCGCGCCCTGCGAACCATGCCCCTGGAGAAGACCCGAGCCCGCGACCTGCTCGTCCTTAGCCGGCAGGCCCAGCTGCTCGCGAAGAACCAGCCCGAGGAGGCCAGGCGTCGCCTCCTCACCTTCAGCCACTACCTGTCCGTCCTGGTGCGGGCCTCCCGCACCGCGCGGATCGGCGTCGTGGTCGACATCCTGCGGCTCCTCGATGAGATGCGACTCAAGCAGCCCCTCACCCCGCCCCCCGAGGCGCGGGACGGAGCGACCAGCGGGTGACCGCTGGTACATCTCGCGGCGCGCCCTCCTCAGGGTGAGCCAGCGCGGACCTGACGGGCGCTACCGGGTCGAGAACCTCGAGCGGCTCGCCCGTCGCCTGGGGGTCGGGCTTCCCCGCATGCCTCGCGAGTGGAAGGGCTACCGCCTCTCCCTCGTGGGCCGGCTGGAGCGGGTGGTGAGCGCGCCGCGCGACCACTACCCCGGCGAGCGCGACCGCTGGTGAATCCCCCCGATCGGCCCGTTGAGATCAAGAGTAAAATGCGTGGACCCAAAGGAGCCCGCGCATGTCCGAGCCCACCGATCTTCCCCCGGATCCCATCGTCCTGCACCACTACGGCGAGGACGCCCCGTCCGGGGGAGAACCATCGCCTGAGGCGTACGCGAGCGCCCAGGAGGACGCCCTGGAGCTGGAGGCGCTGGGCGCAGTCAACGCGATGATCGCGCGGGAGGCGCGGGAGATCGTTCGGAACCCGGACCCCCTGGTGCGCGCCGCCGCCGCCTACCAGCTCGCGCCGCACGAGGTCCCGTTCCTCCTGGGAGACCCGGACGCCTGCGTGCGGCTCGCCGCCGCGCGCATCTGCGCGGCCTTCCCCCTGCTGCGGGTGCTGCTCTGGGACCTCGGGCTGCGCCGGCGCGACCCCTCCAGGGACGTGCGGCAGGCGGTGACGGACCTGCTCGCGACGGACGCCTCGACAGTGCGGACACAGATCCCCACCTGGGCGACCGAGGCGATGTTCGCCTCGGAGCTCTTCGCGCCCAAGCAGGACTTCGAGAGCGACCGCCTCCCCGTGTCGAGGGTCATCCCGAGCATCATGCCGAGCGGCTGCGCTCGCGACCGGGCCGCGAGCGCCGTCTGGGCGCGTCGCGAGATCCTCGACTACCCGGCCGCGGACTTCGAGCCCAGCCCGCGGGACGAGCCCGACACCCTGCGCAAGACGGTCGCCCGCGTGCACGACGCGAACCATCAGTCGTGGTCGCCCGCGGACGCGCTTCCCCTCGTGGGGGGCTACCACGACGTCGAGCGCATAAACCATCCGACCCCGCATGGCCCGCCGACGGAGGGCTGGGACCTTGCGGCCCGGCTGGACGCCCCGACGGACCCCACCTCCAAGGAGACCCCTTGAGCGACACCGAATCCCTTTCTCTCCCGGCCGACGAGGTCGGGTTCAAGTTCGATGAGACCTGCGACGTCGCGGTCCCCCAGGACGTGCTCGTTCGGCCCGGAACGATCCTGGCGATCTGCCGGGTCCTTCCGCCCCCGGACGGGCACATCGTCTGCAAGCCGACGCGCCTGCTCGACGGCATGGACGAGGACTACGAGTGCTGCGTGGTCCTAACCGACGAGGCGCACGCCGTGTTGTTCGGAGACGCTGTTCGGGGCGACGGGTATCGCGCCGTCAAGGTGGCCCCCGTCAAGCCGGTCGAGACCGTGGTGGTTCGCCACGAGGCGGGCGCTCCCCCCATCCAGGAGGGCACGCTGCTGGCCCGCTCGGCGAGGTCGAGCGGACTGCATCGCCTCGTCGTGGACCCCAACCTGGGCGCGGACGAGGTGCTATACGTCGCGGCGGAGTCGCCCACGACGCTGGTCGCCGCGGGGTCCGTGCGGGTGCGTGCGCACCGCGTCGCGCGCGCCCTCAACGGCCTGGTCGTCGGGTCGATCCTCCCCGGGCTCCGGGCCCTGTGGCCCAGCGACCCCCCGAAGGCGGGCAAGCTCGCCGAGAGGGACTTCGCGCGCATGCGGGGTGCCGCGACGCTGCTCAAGTCCGCGACGCGTCAGCCGGCCGCGCCCGACGCCCTCCCCCCGCTTGACGAGCTTGGGGGCCAGGAGGTCGTCGAGGTCCTCATGCTGAACGGGGAGGCCGAGAGGTCCGTCAAGGGAACGGTGATCGTGCCCCGCGACGTCCGCTTCTACGAGGGGCGCAGGTGGCACGTCTACGAGCGGCAGGACCAGTGGAACGAGGACCGGGGATACCCGCTCGTCGTGGCCGGGGAGGAGACGCGCGAGGCCCCCGAGGGCTACATGCGCGTCGTGCAAGCGGTGGGCACCCTGCCCCCCGAGCCTCCGGGCGAGGTGCGGGAGGAACCTGACGAGGAGGAGCACGACGTGCGGGAAGCGCCGGGAGACGAAGACGTATGGCTGCTCGAGCAGACGGCCTCCCCGGAGGCTCCGCCCAGGCTCGTCCAGACGGAGGCGGCGGACGTGCTGGTGGCCGCGATGCGCGGCACGGGGCCTCGGCGGACCCGCGCGATGAAGGCCGCGCGCCGGCTGCTGGCGAACGAGAACCTCAGCGTCCACGTGCTCGCGCGGATCACCGCGGGGCTCGCCCAGCAGGGCGACAAGCCCGAGGTGGCGAGCTCGCTCGCGCGGAGCGAGTCCCCCGTGCGGCGGGCCGCGGCGGCGTTCCTCCTGCCCGTCGAGCACCTTCCCTTCCTGACGACCGACCCGAACGAGGCGGTGCGCCAGGCGGCCCACCTGGCCACCAGGCAGGACCGGACCTGGGTGCACCCCGTGGTCAAGGGGAACTTCGTGGCGGCGGTCAAGGCGATCATCCTGCGGGCCGCGAAGGTCGACGACGACTCGGCGCTCGACGTGCTCGCCTCGCTGTGGAGCGACAAGCCCGAGCCCCCCGAGCGGATCGAGGAGGCGATGCGCGCCCTGGAGCTGTCGGACCAGGACGGGCTCAGCCTGTCGGGGATCGGCGAGGAGGAGGCCGAGGAGGACTCGGACGACGTCGCGACCCTCGCGCGGCTGTGGTCGGCCGACGTCCCGGAGGGGTCGCCCCTGCCCAACGTCGACGACAACCCCACGGAGCTCGACCCGCTCGCCGACCTGAGGGAGGTCGCGAACATCCCGCGCGCGGCCCAGGAGGTGCCTCGACGCAACGCGATCCCGCTTCGCGACTTCACCTCGAAGGGACCCCGGACGCCCAAGGCGACCCCCTTCGGGGACTACGGCACCCCCGAGGCCGAGAACACGCACGCGATCATCAAGCGCGCCACCCTGCGGGCCATCCAGCAGCTCGAGTGCGCCGTGTGCGGGTCGAGGATGACCCGCACCCTCGACCCGCGTCAGGTGGGGGCGTGCCCGATCGGGCACGAGTGGGTGAACTACCGCTGCACCAAGGACCCGAGCCACCTGGTGGTCGACCGACCCGAGCCGATGACCTACAAGGCGGACCCGGACGAGGAGCAGGCGGCCCGCCCCAACACGCCCCGCTACGTGAGCATCTTCGACCAGCTCGGATGGCCTCACGAGGAGACGGTCGCGGTGGTAGATGCCAAACCGTCCCACCTGCGCAACACGCTCCTTCTCCGCGTCGACTGGCGGCAAGAAGGCGGGGTCGTGATACCCGTCTGCCGGGAAGCCGTCGCCGAGGAACTTCCTCCCAAGAACATCGAGGACCTCTGGGTGGGAACGGGGACCTACGCGAAGAGCGTGAACGTCCCGCACTACGTGCGTGCCGTCAACATCGCGGCACGTCCCCACGGGGAGCCGTCCATACTCGACGCGATCGACCGAACGGCGATCCGCGACGACCTCGGATGGGCAGAGCAGCTCACCGCGATGGGGATTCGTGTTCCGGTGAGCTACTCCAGGCTCGACGACCCGCGTCGCTGGCCCCTGGAGGACATCGAGCAGCGTGGGCGCATCATGCAGAAGGTGTCCGAGGTGATGCGAGAGGTCGTGCTGGGCGAGCCCGTGGGGCAAGCGCTCGGCTACCTTGCCGACCTGCACGGCTCGTGGTTCGGTCTGACACAAGACGTCGTAGTGATTCCCGAGGACGCGCGGGTGGAATCGAACCTCCTGCTGCGATGTCGCGGGTGGCGACAGGCGGGCCTGGGAGACTCGCTCATGGGGGTGCCTGCGTGCGCCGTGGCCTACGCCGCGGACTTCGAGGGATCTCCGTCGGAGGCAGTACAGCCCCGCGCCTTACGCGTTGCGACAGGAGACACGCTGATCGCGCAGGTTGGCAACACGACCCTGCGACTCGCCCGTGTCCACGTGGGGGGAGACCTTGGGCCGGACGCGATCGAGAAGAAGATCGCCGAACTGGTGAATCCCCGAGGGCGCGTCAAGGCGCTGCGGAAGCTGGGGCTTGTGGTGCGCGAGGACGAAGCGGAGACCCCCATAACCCAGGGCCCCATCACCCCGCAGGAGCACCGCGCGATGGACGAGGTGTTCGGGGCGGAGACCCTGACGACCTCTGTGCCTCCCGACCCGAGCCAGGTGACCATGCAGGACACCCACGCCGATCTCGAGCGAGCGCGACGCCAGGAGCGCGCCCGCTCCGTCGGGTTCGGTCCGGAGTCCGAGGTGGGTTGGGCCGCCTACGAGGACCAGGGGATGTCGGTTCCGAACCCCGAGGTCCGCACGGTCCAGCCGGCGCGCCAGGTCGGAGGACCCGGGGACGAGATCGCCCCGCTCCCCGTCCTGTCCCTCGACGAGATTCCTGACGGCGACGACGGCCCGCTCGGGCCGGACCCGGAGGCTCCCGAGGTCGAGCGCATCCGCAAGACCTTGTGGGGGGACGACAAGGAGATCGTCTCGACGGTCGCCGATCACGAGGCCGAGAGGGCCGAGAGGCTCGTGAAGCGCATCGACGGCATGAGCCCCGAAGAGGTGGCGCGCAGGGTCGCGGGGGAAGACCCGCCCACCCACCACGCGCGGGTGCCAGAGCACGCGGACGACTTTGACGGGGGCCCGGGGCCTTGGGCTGTCAACATGCCCGAGCAGGATGCCCGCGCCGTCAGGGACCTGGCCGAGAGGGCCACGCGGGCCGCGCGCGCGGAGCTCGGTGCGGACGCCGACGACGAGGCGGTCTTCCTGCTCGCCCGCGGCCTGATGGACGACCCCGAGGCGCTCAAGGCGGCCGAGGGACGACTCCTGAAGCAGGCGGAGGACGCGGAGGACGCCCACACGTTCGCGCTCATCGACAAGACGATCGAGGACGTGCGGCCGGGACCGGAGACGATGCAGCGCCAGGTCCTCGCGGAGAAGGTCGAGGCAGAGGAGCGCGAGGTGATCGCCAGCCTGGGGGACGAGGAGCCGAGCAAGGCGGGGCAGCAGATGCAGGACGCCGTCGCGCTCCTGGCGGGAACGGGGGCCTCGTCGTGACGCCCGCCCAGGTGGCCGCCGCGTGCGGCCTGAAGGACCCCGACGCCCACGTGCGGGCAGCCGAGACGGTCGCCCCGTCCACGGACGGCCGCAAGCGCGGCTACACGACCCGGATGCTCTGCCAGGCGGTCTCCCACGCCTCCGAGGGCAAGGAGGTGGTGGTGGTCGCCCTGCCCTCCTACGTGCGGGACGAGACGATGTTCCGGCTCGCGACCGGCATGGCCGCGCGGGCGGGGCTCCGGCTCCAGCGCATCGAGGGGCAGCGGGCGCAGTTCGACCGCGGGTCGATCCGCGTGGCGTCGAGCCAGGACCCCGCGGGCGTGCCGGCAGGAGAGCGGCCCGGCCTCGTGGTGCTGCGCGACCACCTCGTCGAGGCGACGGCCCCGCTGTACCTCCCCGCCAAGGAGTGGACCTGCCACCACGTGGTCCCCCGCGACGGGAAGCGCTGCGCGTCGTGCGGTGAGGACCTGCGAGGCCAGGACCTGCGCGACGCCCGGCGCCGGCGCGGGGAGCAGGAGGCCGCCCAGCGCGAGGTCCCGAGCAGGGTGATCCTCGACCCCCGGGGGACAGCTCCCGCGTCAGCCACGTACGTTCCCCAGAAGCCATGATCCCACCCAAGCCTTGGCCACGCGACGCGCGCCCCTACGCGGACCTGCGCAGGCGCTTCAGCAGCGCGCTCACCTCCGTCCTACCGGCGGTCGCCCACTACCCCCTCACGGTGCTGCTGGAGGAGTTCGACGAGTACGTCGAGGGGGGACCCGCTCGCGACCCCCGCGAGGTCGACGCGCTCCAGGGGATCCTGTCGGCGCTCCTGGCGTACCGGAACGCGTACCGGGAGCGCGCCCAGGACCCCAGCCCGGTCCAGGAGTCCGCGGGCCGACCGAGGTGGGCGCTGTTCTGCATGGGCTGGCACGCGATGCCCGGCGAGCGGGGGCTCCTCCCCCACGCGCCCCCGGACGGGGTGCCCGAGCGCCGCTGGGGCCTGTGGGCGCGCCTGTGGGTGCAGGCGGGAAGCCCGACCGGTGCGGCCTACGACGAGTGGATGGCGGACGTCACCCGGTCGGGAGCGCTCGAACCAAGGTGAGGAGCCCCGTCGTCAAGCGCGCGACCCACGTGCTGCGGGTCCCCCAGGTGCGCGCGCTGCGCGAGGCCGAGCAGGAGCACTGCTACGTGCTCGGCCTCGACGCCGGCCACCACGTGACCGTCGTCCACCTGGTCTCGGTGGGGACCGTGGACATCGCCTACCCCCACGCGCGGGACGTCTTCCGGGAGCTCATCCGGCACAACTGCGTGAAGTTCGTGTTCGTCCACAACCACCCGGGAGGCCACACGGGTCCGTCCGACGGGGACCGCGACGTGACCGCGTGGCTGCGGCACGCCGGGGAGTGGCTCGGGATCCCGCTCGTCGCCCACGTGCTCGTGCCGGGCCGGCGAGGGTGCCCGGTCGACGTGGGACCCCCCCTGGAGGCCCCGGACCGATCCCGAACCGAACCCGCCGGTATGCGAGGCTGCCAGCGGGGCGGAAGATCCGCTCATGAGCTACCGCACGAGCCACTGCCGTAACCTGCGCTGCACGCCCCTCAACTACCAGTTCGCCGACGCGGTCCAGCCGCGTCCCGAGGAGTTCGTCGTGGGTCCGGCGGGCACCAACGCCCCCTACCACACGATCCAGGCGGGCATCGACGCGGCGGCGGCCGGGGGGGAGCGGACCCTCTTCAACCCGGCCCTCGTGCGGGTGCTGCCGGGGGCCTACCCCGACCAGGTGGTCACGCTGCGCAAGCACGTCCACGTGTGGGGGGCGGGCACCAAGGACGAGGCGATCTCGTTCTTCAACGGCTACGTGGTGGTCGACCTCGCGCCCGACCCGTTCGGGGCGTTCGTCGAGTGGCGCGGCATGGGGGTGAACGCCCCGCTCGGGGCCCCGGCCGGCATCCACTTCACCGGCTCCAACCCCCAGGCGCTCGGCCTGGAGGACGACATCGTCACGGGCAGCGCGGTGAGCCTCCTCATGGACAACACCTCGACCGTGAACGCCACCGTCGAGGCGAACCTCGTCCAACTCGCCCCGTTGAGCGCGGCCTTCCAGGCGGTCGTGCAGGACTCCGGGCTGCTCCAGGTGAAGTACTCCGAGCTCACCAACACCAACCTCGTCGGGGGCGAGTCGCCCGAGGTGCTGCGGTTCGGCCCCACGAGCGCGCACGCGCGCGGGCTCCTGGCGATCGTCGACTACTCGACGATCATCGGGCGCGTCGCGGTGGACGGTCGGCTGTCGACGGCGACCGCCGACAACACCATCGTGGTGGTGCTCGGCTACTGCCCGCAGAGCACCACCACCGCGACGGCCAAGCCGCTCGTGAACACGACGGGCGCGGTCGCCCCGAACGTCGTGTCGGTCGGCCTCTACTACCACCTGCTGGCCCCCTCGAACTGGGTCGCGGGCAACCCCGCCGTGCAGGGGACGCCCCTGTTCTCGACCGTGAAGGTCCAGAACGCGGCCGTCTCGGGCAAGGGGTCCCTTGATGGGGTTCCGTTCTCGTCGCTGACCGACACCTTCTACGCGATCTCCGACCCCGTCCCGTTCGTCTCGTAGGTCAGCTCTGAACGGGAACCCCCGGGTCCCCACTCCCCATGTTGAGCCTTCCTGCCCAAGACCTCGCCGACGCCCTGCACCAGGGCTGTGACCCGCACCTGCTGCACCCCTTCCTAATCGACGCGATCGACCGCCTCGTCCGCCTGGAGGCGACCCCCGCGTCCGACGTCATCCATGGAGCGCTAGAGCGCGCCGAGACGGCCGTGATGGCCCCCATGGTGTTCGGAGGGGACCTGCCGAGCCCCGTCCTGTCCCTTCTTGGAACGATCGCGCTCGACGTCGGAGCGCTCGTCGACCACCTGCGCAGGTCGGAGGCCGAGCGCCAGCAGCTCAGGGACGCCCTGCACGCAACGCGCGGGGTAGATTTGCCGCATGCACATCCTCACCAAGCAGGTCCATGTGGTTGAGCTCGACGAGCTCATCCGCTTCGCCTCCCAGGTCGCTGGCCGGGAGGTCGCACCCTTCGTGCTCGACCCCCGCAGGATCGCCCTGTTCGAGCTCGCCCGCCTGCCCCCGCTCCCCCGCCTGCACGAGGCGAGCGGCCACCTGAGCCCCGTCCAGCACGCCAAGTGGGAGGCGCTGCGCGCCCCCGACCCCCCGATCGTGTCGGTCTCGATCGAGACGATCCTCGACGCCCTGGTCCGCGAGGGGCGAGCCCCCGGGGGGACCTACCTCGTCGTCGGGGCTTCCGGGTAAGCTCGGACATGAGCCGAACCACCCTACTAGAGCCCCGCACGATGAAGGCCACCGCGGCCCACCACCAGCTGGGCGACCTCAGCAGTAGTGTGCCCGACTGGTGCGTGGTGACCGAGGAGGACGAGGACAACTACTACGGGCGCTGGGTGCTCGGGATGGGGTTCTTCAACGTCCGCTTCCCCAAGGCGACCACGCACGAGCTCACCGCAGAGGACGAGCGGGCGTTCAACGCCATGGTGCCCCGGATACGGATCGGCGGCCTGGGACACGCATCCGAAACATACGGCCCGCACCGGGCCTGGCCTTCGAGCGAGCATTTCCCCGCCGACCTCGGGGCGGAGATCGCTCGCCTATGACCTCACCCACCCTTCACAGCGCGGTCGCCGCACTCCTGCGGGAGCTCCCGCAAGACCTCGTCGTGTGGCGCGTCCTCGACGTGGAGTACACGGCGTCTGCCCTGGCGCAGGAGGTCGCGCAGGGGTCCGTGTTCGGCACACAGTACGCGGAGGACCTGCTGCGGGTCTGTCGAGACCTGCTCGGACGGCACGAGCGTCGAGAGCGTCGAGAGCGTCACGCCCTCCCCGCAGGTCGGCTGGCCATACGAGAGCGGACGCGGTCTCTCGGCCGGTCGTCGGACCCCGACGTAAGGCAGCTCGCCCACGACGCCGACCGCATGCTCCTGCTGCTGGAGGCGCTGCTGCTGGTGGACCACCCGGAGTCCCCCCTGTCGGACGGGGACCACGCGGGCGCGGTCAACTTCCTCCTTCAGCTCGTCCCCAAGGTGCGGGCGCTGCTCGGTAGCGAGGGAGCCCCAGACGATGAGTCCGCCTACGCCGTCCTCCGCGAGCCCTGAGGGGCCGCGCCGGACCTGCCCCGTGTGCCTGATCCGTGCCCCACTACAAGGTGGGAGGTTCGTGCTGCACGCGATGGACCGGATCAACGGCAAGAACATCCCCTGCCCCTGGACGGGCATCCCCAATCCCCCCGGCGTGTTCGACCTAAACTCTGAGGTCGGCCAGCTCACCCAGCGCTTCGACGTCATGATCGCCGTCGGGAAGCGCGGAAAGCTCTTCCTGTGACCCCCCAGAATCCACCCGACCTCGTAGACATCGGCACCAACCTCTCGAACCGCCAGTTCGACCCCGACCGCCCCGAGGTGATCGCCCGCGCCCAGCAGGCCGGCGTTCGCGCGATCGTCGCGACCGGCACCGACCTGCGCGCGACCCGCGCCGGCCTGGAGCTCGCGGCCCGCTACCCCGGCGTCGTCTACACGACGTGCGGGGTCCACCCACACAACGCGACGACCTACGAGCGGGACAGCCCCCACCTCACGACCCTCGCCCGCGACCCCGCCGTGGTGGCGATCGGCGAGTGCGGCCTCGACTTCAACCGCGACTTCTCGCCCCGCCCCGTCCAGGAGCGCGCCTTCGCCTCCCAGGTGGAGACCGCCATCGAGACCAGAAAGCCGCTCTTCCTCCACGAGCGGGACGCCCACGTGCGCTTCCTGTCCATCCTCGACGACTACCGCGACCACGGGACCCTGCCCGTTCCCGCCGTCGTCCACTGCTTCACCGGAACCGACAAGGAGGTGCGGGCCTACCTCGACCGAGGGTTCATGATCGGCGTCACCGGGTGGGTCTGCGACGACCGCCGCAACGGGGCACTCCTCCGCGCCCTCGCCCTCTTGCCCATGGACCGGCTGCTCCTGGAGACCGACGCCCCCTTCCTCCGCCCGCCCGGCCTCCTCGGACAGACCCGCCGCAACGAGCCCTGTAACCTCGTCCACGTGTGCCGCCGCGTCGCCGCCGTGCTCCGCAAGACCCCCGAGGAGGTCGCCCGCACCACCACCGACAACGCCCGACGCTTCTTCCGCCTGCCGGCCTCCAGCCCCCCGACTCCCGACAAGAGCCCGTAGCCCGAGTACCCTGGACGGGCGATCAACGCCCGAGGAGCCCCCATGGCAACCGACCCCGAGGCGGAGCGCGAGTACGCCCGCATCGATCCCATCCAGTCCGTGAGCGAGATGACGCGCGCGGTAGACGCCCTCCCCTCCAACCTCCGGCGCTGCGTCATCTACCTCGGCCTGGCCCGCTCCCGCTTCCAGTGGTGGTGGAGCCTGCTCGCCCGGAAGCACGGGATACCACCGTGCGACTGGCCCGACCCACCAGGCACCGTGCTAGCCTCTCTCGCATGAGAGACCCCGCCCGCATCGTCCCCATGCTCGACGCCCTCCGCCGCGTGTGGGAGAAGAACCCCGACCTCCGCCTCGGTCAGATCGTCAGCAACGCTGCCCGCTCGCACGGCGCGTGGCCCGACGTCTTCTCCATCGAGGACGAAGACCTCCTGCGCGGGCTCAACAGCTCGCCCCAGGCCCGCCCCCGCTACCCCCACGCATGAGCACCCCACCGGCCAGATCCCACGTCCCCTCACCCAGCTACCCCCAGAGCCGCCCCACAGGCGAGCTCGTCGCCCTCATGACCGGCTCCGGCCCCCGCATCGGCGACGCCCTCCACGCGGACCCCGACGCCATGACCGACGTCCTGGCGGCCCTCACCCGGCTCGCCGCCCTGGAGGCCGCCACCCCCCCAGAGGTCGAGACCGCGCTCGCCCAGGCCGACCTGCTCATCAACAACCACCGAGACCCCGAGGTCTGCACCCTCGCCAACCACACCCGCCGCCTCGCCCAGGCGCTCACTGAAGCCCGCGCCGAGCTAGCCCGCCTCACCTCCGAGAACGAAGACCAGCACGCCCGCCTCATGGCGCACGCCAAGCACTCCGACGCCTCCAGCCTCGCGGCCATCGAGTACATGCCCCGCCTCCGCCGCGAGCGCGACCACGCCCTCGACCGCGCCGCCACCCTCGCCCACGGAGTCCGCCTGATCCTCCGCAAGCACTCCCTCCCCCCCTCCAACATGCAGGCCGCCCACGCCTGGGAGCGCGACCACGCCGCCCTGTACGCCGAACCCTACGCCCCAACCCCTCGACCCCCATCCCCCATCCCCTCCACCTTCGTCGACCTCTGCACCGCCGGCCTCCGCCTCCCCACCGAGGCCGACGACTTCATCGACTCCTGGCACGACGGCCACGACCCCCGCCCCCTCGCCCAGGCCCTCGGCCTCTCCCCCGAGGAGTACGCCCGCTTCACCACCGACCCCACCGAGCTCCCCCGCGCCCTCGCACGCGCCTCCCTCACCGCCAAGGTCCGCCTCGCCCTCGCCCCCCTCACCGACCAGCCCGTCACCCCAGAGCTCCTCGACGAGCTCGCCAAGACCCTCACCCTCACCCTGTCCCCCTAGTCAGCTCCACCCAGCTCCCCCCACCCCGACGGGTCCCCAAAGGAGTCCCCCATGCCACCTGCTCGCCACGTCTTCAACACCCTGTCCCCCCTGCCGTTCCTCCTGTTCTTCGCCTCCCTCTGCTCCGCCACACGCCACCTCGCACCCTTCTGGTCTTTCCTGACCTCCCTCCTGTGCGCCTTGTCCGTCTGCTCCGCCTCAAGCTCCCTCCGCACCAACCTCCGCACCCTCCTACGCACCACCAACCCCTCCGCTCCCGACCCCCTGCCCTACCCACGAGGACGCCTCCTCGCCAGCGCCCTCGTCCTCCTCACCTTCCTCGCCCTCAGCCACCTCACGAGCCTCAACTTCCTCTCCGTCCCCCGCTACCTCGCCGCCCCCACCCTCGCCCTCTTCCTCCT